TTAACAGAACTACAAGACAAAGTAAAAAAAGATTTAAAACTCCAACCCGATGAATTGACTTATGAATCTGTCCGTACACCGGAGGTTCATCACACATACAATAAGATGTTAATGACCGAACGTTTAGCTTTAAAAAAGTTGGAACGTAATTGGGATACATTATATCTCGAAAAATGGGAATATTATCGAAAAAAGAGTGATCCAGAAGTTTATCAGAAAAAACCACTCTTGAAGAAAATTCTGGATACCGATGTTAAATTGTACTTGACTGCCGATGAAGACCTACAGGCACTTAGAGCACAAATTGAATCCAAAGAAGAACTTATAGATTTCCTAAAACGTACAATGGATCAGGTTAATCAAAGAACTTGGTTAATCCGTAACGCCATAGAATATCTCAAATACTTAGGAAATGAAAAATAATGACTTGGTAACCTAATTTTCTAACTTTTCTTATAATATAAATAAGGAAGAGGAGAAATTGGGTAAAATGATTGAACCTTCCCACTATGATATTTGTATTCCAAAAGGTGCGACATTTGATCAACCTTTTAATTGGAAAGACGATAACGGAAATACTTACGATTTGAGTTCATATACGGCGCGCATGCAAATACGTGTAACTGTAAATGCACCAGATCCTCCGATTATTTCACTTACAAGTGATGTGGGTGGTGGAATCACATTATCTGCTAGGGACCCAAATATTTCTCTTTTTATTAGTGCAACCATTACAGAGTCGGTAACAATTTCTTCGGGAGTGTATGATTTAAAACTTACCGATTCGAATGGAATTGTTACGCGATTATTAGAAGGAAAAGTTAAATTTAGTCCAGCGGTAACCAGGCCATAATATGATCGAAGTTTTAAAACCCATACGCTTAAACCGGTTTGAAATACCTGTTTATGGACCTCAAGGACCAATTGGTCCTACGGGACCAACAGGACCAGGATTTACAGGAACAACAGGAACAACAGGATATACAGGTCCTACGGGTTATACAGGTACTACAGGATATACAGGATCTGGTAACTTTACTGGATATACCGGTTATACCGGCCCCTTTGGTCCTACGGGTTATACAGGTACTACAGGATATACAGGATCTGGTAACTTTACTGGATATACCGGATATACAGGAGACATGGGTCCTACTGGATATACGGGTCCCGGTAACTTTACTGGATATACGGGATATACCGGATATACAGGAATCACGGGTTCTACTGGGTATACAGGTCCTATTGGAATCTTGGGTCCTACAGGTTACACGGGAGGCACAGGTTATACTGGATATACAGGGCCTGAAGCTACTGGTCCTACTGGTTACACAGGTCCTGGTAACTTTACTGGATATACTGGGTTCACGGGATTTACTGGGTATACTGGAAATACTGGTCCCACCGGATATACGGGTCCCGGAAATTTTACTGGATATACCGGTTATACTGGATATACAGGGCCTGAAGCTACGGGTCCTACCGGTTACACAGGTCCTGGTAACTTTACAGGATATACGGGGTACACGGGACGTACTGGATATACGGGATATACGGGATATACGGGTCCTGGTAACTTTACAGGATATACAGGTCCTACTGGTCCTACAGGGTATACAGGACCAATGGGGTTAAATGGAGGAAATTCAGGAAGATTATATTATCCGGAACATAGTGTTATTTCTGATATAGCATCTGATCCTGAAGTAAATGTAGGGCATACATTTTACGATATTGCTTCACCCGTTCCTTCTCCTAATCCAGAAAGTTTTTATTCAATTTTTATTCCAGTACCGCCGCAAGATGAATATTATTATTTTATTGGGGCATTTGCTACTACCCCCGATCAACCAAATATAACATTCCAACCTATGGGAACAGCATTTCGTTATGCTTACGTTGCATCATCATCGGGACTAGCAGAATTACGCACCGACTTATTACGTTATCAAACTACGGGCCTAGTTGCTGATACTGGAAGTATTCCTCTTATATTTAACAATGCTTCTAATTATAATGGTTATCAAAATACTATTACCCGATCTTCCGGAAGTTTCATTACCGATGGTTTTACGTTCCATGCATTGATCACAATTACTGGTTCGGGTTCTAATGATGGTGTATATACCATTCAAAGTGTCGAAGATTCAGTACTTACATTAATGCAACAAAATTCTTTAATAATTGAATCTACTACAGCCCGAATAACCACAAAAGAAAAACAATTACGTACATCAGAATCAATAAGTTTTGATAATACAACGGTTCAATTAGTAGAATGGTCATATTCAGCATCACAAGGAGAAATATTCGCTTCTGATGACCGCTTGCTATTTAAGTGGTGGGCACAAAATCTTGATGTAACGCCAACAACAATTATCTTATACACCGAGGGTATCGCGCACGCATCATTTATACAAACTACTATTTCTTCAGGACTTCAAGGACCCACAGGGCCTACAGGACCTGGTAACTTTACCGGATATACGGGATATACCGGGTATACTGGAAATACGGGTTATACTGGACCTGGAGCATTTACCGGATATACCGGATATACCGGATATACAGGCGTTCAAGGCCTAACAGGTCCTACTGGATATACCGGTACCATCGGTCCCACAGGATATACAGGTGTTCAAGGGCTAACGGGTTTTACGGGTTATACAGGTCCTGGAGCATTCACCGGATATACCGGACCTACTGGGTATACTGGACCTACAGGGTATACGGGACCAGGAAACTTTACGGGTTATACAGGACCTACTGGTTATACGGGACCTGGTAACTTTACCGGATATACTGGGTATACAGGACCTACGGGATACACGGGACCAGGAAACTTTACAGGATATACTGGATACACGGGACCAGGAAACTTTACGGGTTATACAGGATATACCGGATATACTGGTCCTGGTAACTTTACGGGATATACGGGATACACAGGTTTTACCGGATATACCGGACCAGGAAACTTTACTGGATATACGGGACCTACTGGGTATACTGGATACACGGGATCCGGAAACTTCACAGGATATACGGGACCTACTGGATATACTGGACCAGGAAACTTTACGGGATACACCGGATTTACTGGATATACTGGGTATACTGGACCAGGAAACTTCACCGGATATACCGGGTACACAGGACCTACTGGATATACCGGACCAGGAAACTTTACGGGATATACCGGACCTACTGGGTATACTGGATATACGGGACCAGGAAACTTCACTGGGTATACAGGACCTACTGGGTATACGGGTCCTGGTAATTTTACGGGATATACCGGTCCTACTGGATATACCGGATTTACAGGGCCCGCCGCTTCTTTAACAACTTCATCTGGAAATCTAGGTGCAAATGTTACTATGACAACTGCCAACACATTATATACAGGTCCAACAACCGCAGCACTTGCAACAGGAACCTGGTTAATTTTAGCACAAGTTACGGTTGCATCTGCTACCAATACCGCACAAAGAGTAACTGCAAGAATTTGGAATGGTACAACTATAATTGCAACAGGAGAAGAAAGTATATCAGCACAAGGCCCAGGTACTTCAGGTTATGTGAGTGTTAGTCTTTCGGGAATCGCAACAACCGCAAATGATACCTGGAATATAAGTTGTGCTTCCACCGCAGCCAATAGTGTTATGAATAGAAATCCGGGTGATAATAGTCCGGCTGCAAATAACGCTTGTAAAATTACAGCAATTCGCTTGGCCTAAATATATGCTGAACTTCTCAATCGTATTAATTGCGCGTAATGAAGCAAAAACTCTTCCGCGCCTTGTGAAATCATTAGAAGAATTTCAAAGACGTGAAGGTGAAATAATCCTACTTGATACGGGATCTACCGATGGAACTCCAGATATCGCTAGATCCCTGGGTTGTAATGTTACCGAAGTTGGCGAACGATTCATTACAATCATAAACAAAAATCTTGCCCGAAAAATCAATACACAATTTATAGTTGACAATGAAACACCAATAGTTAAAGAAGGTGATAAACTTTTTGACTATTCTGCCGCACGAAACTTTGCTGCCTCATTAGCATCTAATGATATGTGTGCAATGCCAGATTGTGATGAGGTTTATACCGTATTAAATCTAGATGCAATTCAAAAAGTTATTGAACTTGGTCATGAACAATTAGAATATCATTTCGTTTTTTCCCACTACGAAGATGGATCTCCAGCAATACAATTCATGCACTGTAAATTCTATGATCGTAGAAAAATGAAATGGACTGGTGTAGTTCACGAAATTCTTTCTGGAGAAGCAAAAAGATTGTATTTGGACACATCAGTAATCAAATTAGAACATTGGCAGAATCCTTCAGAACATAGATCCCGTTATTTGACTGGGTTAGCTCTTGATTGTTATTTAAACCAAAATAATGACAGAAATTCACATTATCTCGGAAGAGAATTAGTTTGGACCGGAAGACACAAATCAGGCATCAAAGAACTTCAACGGCATATAGATATGCATAAGTTCCCAATGGAACGCGCGCAATCTATGGTTTTTATTGGTGATGCTTATGAAATGCTTGGTGATGAAGAAAACGCTATAAAATGGTACAATCAGTCATTCATAGATGATGGAACTCGTAGAGAACCATTATTACGACTCGCCCAACATTTTTGGAAGAAAAATTGCGCCCAAAAAACAGCATGTTATTGTGCCGCCGCATTAGAGATTGGTGAAACTAATTTTTATGCCAATTATGCTGCGCACTATACATTTGAACCCCATGAACTGATGTATTGGGCGAAATGGTATCTTGGTGATCGAGAAGCATCCAAAAAGCATTGGGAAAAATGTCTAAGTTATACTCCTCTTTCACAAAAATATTTACATGATGCGAGGTTCTACCTTGATCTACCAAAGGTGTCTATTGTAATTCCATCTCTGGGACGTGAAGAAAAATTATTACGGTGTGTTGCTGCAATTAAAAAGAACGCAAATTATCCAGAAGAACTCATCGAAATAGTTATTGAACGAGATTCTTTTGATAATCGGCAAGGTGTTCCAAAAACATTAAAAACTGGTGTTGCAAAGAGTACTGGAGAATTTGTTTTGTATTTGGGAAATGATTGTATTCCTGAAGAAAACTTCCTCATTCTTGCTGTATTACAAATGCTCAAGAATTTCCCACAAAGAGATGGTCTTATTGGTTTAAATGATGGTCCTACAAATCAAAATCTAGCTAAACATTGGTTAGCTTCTAAAAAATTATTACCTGACTTAGATGGTGAATTTTTCTGTACGCAATATCATCATGTTGGTGTTGATAATGAACTAACAGCACGTTGTATGCAATTACATAAATATGTTTGGTGTAATGAGGCGAGAATTACCCATGAACATTTTACATCTGGTGCGGAATGGGATGAAGTCTATAAACTTGGTTGGGATGAAAAATGTGTTGCTGAAGACCGAGCATTATTAGCCGAACGTGCCAAATTATTGAATTTTGAGATTATTTAACACTTTTTTAACATTTTAACGATTTTAGAACGTATTTCATCAAATACACATAAAGGACGTCGTGGTAAGTCTGCCAAGAGAAACCAGACTATAATGGCAAACGATTGAACAATGATGCCTGACACTCTAGAAGATAAAACGCTTTATATCCGAAAAAAGAACGAAAGTTACTTAGAAGTCCTGGCGGTGGATAGTATCCTTATGTCACTGTCGGACTTCTTTAGTTTTTTTGTTCCGGGTTACCAATTTATGCCAAAATTCCGCATGAAGATGTGGGATGGAAAATTACGTCTCTTTAATCGTAATACTTGTGAAATATATGTAGGATTACTACCGCATATTAAAGAATATGCGCGTATGAATAATTACATTGTTGAATATAGCGATGGTGATTTGGATATTGAAGATGAATTTTCTGTTGAAGAAGCTAAATCTTTTGCAAGTGAATTAAAACTCCATGCTAAACGTATAGAAGGTGATAAAGAGGTTTTTGTACCAATTGTTCCCCATGATTATCAAATAGCAGCTTTCAGACACGCGGTACAAACAAAACGTTGTCTTTTATTATCACCCACAGCTTCTGGCAAATCCTTAATAATCTTCTTACTTATACGACATTATCAGAAAATTATTGAATCTCACCGTAAAATTTTGGTAATTGTTCCTACTGTTAACTTGGTAAGTCAATTATATACCGATTTTGGTGAATATTCTTATGCTGATAATTGGGATGTGCGTGATGAAGTTCATATGGTTTATCAGGGTCAGGATAAAGGTTCAGAAAAACAAATAATAATTTCTACATGGGAAAGTATTTACAAATTAGGTATTGATTATTTTGGTAATTTTGATGTTGTGATTGGTGATGAAGCGCATGGGTTTAAGGCTAATTCTCTCACCAATATAATGCAACGTTCGTATAAAGCGCAATATAGATTTGGTACTACTGGAACACTTGATGGAACAAAAACACACAAATTAGTACTTGAAGGATTATTCGGTAAGGTCTATAAAGTTACTACAACAAATGAATTAATGAAACAAGGCACACTGGCAACAATGAATATAAATTGCCTTATGCTTTATTATCCTGAAGATATTTGCAAGAAAATGAAAGGTGCCAAATATCAAGATGAAGTTTCTTTCATTGTTGAACATAAAGGCCGAAATAAATTCATACGCAATCTTGCTGTTTCCTTAAAAGGAAATACGCTCGTTTTATTTAATTTAGTTGACCGACATGGTAAAATTCTTTTTGAAGATATCAAAACTAAAGTAGCAGAAGGAAGAAAAGTCTTTTTTGTATCGGGCCAAACTGATGCTGAAATTCGTGAAGATATTCGCCAAATTACTGAGAAGGAAAATGATGCTATTATTGTTGCGTCATATGGAACATTCTCTACTGGTGTAAATATTCGTAATCTTCACAATATTATATTTGCATCTCCAGCAAAATCTAGAATTCGTGTGTTGCAGAGTTTAGGACGTGGTTTGCGAAAAGGAGATATCAAAGATACTTTAGAACTTTTTGATGTATCCGATGTGTTGCAGTATAAAGCATATACCAACCACACTCTAAAGCATTTTATGAGACGAGTAGAGATTTACAATTCCGAAAAATTTTCCTATAAAATATTTAAGATTAGGATGAAATCATGAAAACCAGGTACATTGGAAAACCTTGTAGAAAATGTGGTGAAACTCTCCGATATGTGTCAAATGGTTCAAGATATTTGGTTAGGATCTGAAGATGCGGCAAAATATTTGGTGTTGCTTTTGGTGCCATTCTCAATGTAGCTGCTGAATCTAATTATGCTATTTCTAAACCATATTTACATATCGATTTGTGGGACGGAAATTCTATTCCCAAAACAGACCTCGATAGGTGTATGGAATTTCTTGAAGCTCAAGAACGAAATCCCGATATGATCTTGATTCACTGTATGGGTGGGAATATCAAGATCTTTTTCTGTTATGGTATGTTATGTGGCTCTGAAAATGAACTTATCTTTTCCGGAAGCATATAAATATGTTCTAGAAAAAAAGACCACAAGGCGATCCTGCTGGTCGAACAATTCTCAGTGTAAAGGAATATTTGGATGACAGAAGAAAATGAAAACCAAACGGCCACTGAGGCCACAGAAAAACCACTTTTCACTGATGAGGAATTATATAATATCCGTTCTATCAAATTGAATAACGGAGAAACCATGCTCGCTTGTATTTTATGCACTGATGCCGAACATATGATTGTAAAACGTCCTTGCCAAGTACAAAAAATAAATGGTGATGATGGTTCAGTTGCTATGGTTCTTACTAAATGGCAACCATTTTCGGTAGATCCTAATCATGTCATTTTCAAACAGTCTTTGGTTTCTTATTGTAAGATTAACCAAGCAATGATTGATTTTTATATTCTGGCTGTCCAGAATCAGATAAATGAAGAAAACTCTTCTAAAGAACCTATAGTTGGTAAAGAATGGCCAGAGTGGATGGATTCTCCATTAAGTAAAACCCAACTTAATTAACGGGTAAACATAAACCATAACCCGGCACATAATATGCCACATCCTATAAAGAATAATAATGTTCCTCCTAGGACCATCATTAGACCTTTCTTCCATCCAAATATCAAACTCAATACAATTAATAATCCTAATATAAACATACTTTTCCTTTATGGTTCTTTAGGGCCTCATGGCCTTTAAGAGACCACATTAATAGGCTACACAGCCAGGATAGCATTTTGTCAAGTGTTTGTCAAGTATTATTTTAAAATATTTTAAATGTAGATTTTTCTTGCACTTAGCCGTAAAATATGTTATAATTGTATTAATAAAGAAAGAAATACTCAGAGATTTACCATTTGGAGAAATATGGCAAAGAAACCACACTATGTGGATAATAAGCTCTTCCTAGAAGCCTTAACAAAATACCTTTTGGTTGTTAAACCCTTACGAGCCAAATATAACCTTGCGTGTAATAAATTGAAAAAGCAAGGAATTCCAAAAGATGAGTGGCCTGCTTTTGAACGTCCCCAGACACCTGAATACAATTATATTGGTGAATGTCTGTTGAAGATTGCCAATCATTTATCCTACAGTCCCAAGTTTTTCCCAAATTTCCATAACCATTCTTTAAGAGAAGAAATGATTGGTGATGCATTGGAAAATTGCATCAAATATTTGGAAAACTTTGATCCTGCAAAGTCGAAGAATCCATTTGCATATTACACACAAGTTATGTGGTATGCATTCTATCGAAGGATTACTTCGGAAGCCAAGCAAACATATATTAAGCAAAAAAGTCTTGAAAGTGCTATCGATTTCTTTGCTACACAAGGTGGAGATGATGGAGAGTATGCAAATACCTACATTAAATTCCTTCAAGAATCTAAAAATGATGTGATTGAAGATTTTGAAGAGCGGAAGAACAAAAAGAAGAAAACTACATCTGAGAATACCAAAAAACGTAAAAAGATTGATAACCCTGGTATCGAGAGATTTATGGTCACTAGTACAGAACCTACATTTATTTAAATGACCCAAGAGCAAAACAATATAATTGCAGAAGTCAGGAAAGTATTTCCTGAATATGTTGCCGAAGAGATTTTATTTTTGGAACATAAACCTAACTGTTATTGTGAAGGGTGTTCTAATCTTCCTAATGAAGATGGAGTTTTGTGTCAGAGTTGTATCGAGTTGTTGCGAGAGGCTTTTAAGAAATATAAATGAGAACATTTGACACAAAGATAGGCCGGTGTGCTATCCTCGCAGATACTCATTTTGGTGCAAGAGCGGATAGTCCTGTTTTTCATGATTATTTCATGCGGTTTTATGAAGACGTGTTCTTTCCTTTCTTAGCCAAAAATAATATAAAGGTTGTCCTCCATTTGGGTGATTTTACTGATCGCCGTAAATATATAAATTTCGTGACATTGAATCGGCTCCGAAATTATTTCGTTCGTCGATTGCATGAACTTGGTATTACGTTGATATGTACAGTTGGTAATCATGATACATTTTATAAGAATACCAATGAAATAAATTCGTTGCAAGAGTTATTTTTTGATAATCCTAATATTATTATCCTTACAGAAGCTGAAGAGGTGATGTTTGATGGAACTAAAGTATTATTGGTTCCATGGATTAATGAAAATAACATTGAAAAAACATTGCAGTTGATTAAGGAAACTGATGCTAAGATTTGTTTTGGCCATTTAGAACTAAAAGGGTTCTTGATGAATCGAGGACAGAAATCTGAAATTGGTTTTGATGCTGCTATTTTCGAAAAATTTGATTTGGTAGCTTCGGGACATTTTCATCACAAGTCTGATAATGGAAAGATTTTTTTTCTAGGAACTCCTTACGAACTAAATTTTGCAGATATAAATGATCCGAGAGGTTTCCATACTTGGGAAATTGATACTACAGAACTTGATTTTTATCAAAATCCCCATAAGATGTTTTATAAAATTTATTATGATGATAAAGATAAACCACTAGAAATCTTAACCAAGAAAATCACAGACAAATACCAAGGCACACACGTTAAGGTAATAGTACAGAATAGAACTAATCCAAATAATTTTGATAAGTTTATGGAATGTTTGTTTTCAATGTTACCTGCGGATGTTAAGATTGAAGAAGATTTATCCTTAGATGAAGGAAGTGAAGAAATGGTTGTTGATATGACTGAGGATACTTTAACAATCCTTAATAAGTATGTTGATTGTTTGGAAATTGATACGGATAAAGAAAAGATTAAAGAAGAATTGAGGACACTCTATATTGAGGCGTCTAATATGGAAAGATAATTTTGGCAAATGATTAACTTTAAAAGAATTCGTTGGAAAAATTTGCTCGGTACCGGAGATGAATTCACTGAAATCGAATTAACCAAGTCGAATACAACCTTGATACAAGGAAAAAATGGTTCAGGAAAATCAACAGTTCTGGATGCTTTGATGTTCAGTTTGTTTGGTGAACCTTTTCGTAGTATTAATATTCCCCAGTTGATAAACGACACCAATGAACGAGATTTGTTGGTTGAAATAGAATTTTCTTCTGGACGAACCAATTATATGATACGTCGTGGTTTAAAACCCAGAATTTTTGAGATTTATGTTAATAGATCTCTTTTAAACCAAGATGCGAAAACACGCGATTACCAGAAATATTTGGAACAAAATATACTTAAGCTCAACAAGAAATCCTTCAAACAGGTTGTAGTGCTTGGAAGTGCATCATTTGTTCCTTTTATGCAATTAACGGCTGCCGAGCGGCGAAATATCATTGAAGACTTATTAGATATTCAGATTTTTTCGGCAATGAATTTGGCTTTGAAACAACGTATCGCGGAAATGAAAGAAGAGTATATTTCTCTTACAAATTCCATAGAATTGCAAACGGATAAAATTGCATTAGTAAATTCTTATCTGAAGAAATTGAAATCCGATAATGTAATTGCGATTGACGAGAAAAGAAAGATCATTACCAAGAATCAAAAACAGCGAACAGCCCTTGAAAAACAAATAGATTCGAAACAAAAAGAAATTAATAAGCTTCTTTCTTCCATTTCAGATCAAACACAACTCCAAGAGAAAATTAGGAAATTAGAAACTTCTGAAGATAAATTAAAGACGAATAAAACAAAGGCCGAAAAAGACCGAAAGTTTTATCAGGATAATGATGAGTGCCCTACTTGTAAACAGGGTATCGATGAAAAATTCAAAAAGAGCATGGTTAAGAAAAAAGTTGGATTAATTGCTGAAATTGAAAAAGCTTTAGGCCAACTACAGAAGGATTTGAATAAATCAGAAACTCGTTTAACTGAAATTGGTAGCATTGTTAAAACTTTAGAAGGAAACAATAAGGAAATAAATCAATTTCAGAGTTCTGTTAGGGCTATCGAAACCTTTATCGAAAAGGTTAAGGAAGAGATCGAAACTCTTAAAGAGAAAAAAGGAAGTTCTGAAGAACAAGAAAAAAAACTTAGTGAATTAGAAAAAGAATTAGCAATATTAAATGAACAACGGGAAAATATAACATACCGAAAGCATTATTTGGATATTGTTTCTGTTATGTTGAAAGATACCGGAATTAAAACCAAGATCATTCGTCAGTATTTGCCGATTATTAATAAGTATGTCAACCGATATTTGGCAGCAATGGATTTTTTTGCTAATTTCTCGATTGATGAAAATTTTCGTGAGATCATTCATATTCGTGGAAGTAAAGAACGGACATACTATCAATTGAGTGAAGGCCAAAAATTACGTATCGATCTTGCTATTCTATTCACTTGGCGGGATGTAGCCAAGCTTAAAAATAGTGCAAGTACTAATCTTTTGATAATGGACGAGATATTCGAATCTTCATTAGACGCAACTGGTGTGGAAGATTTCTTGAAATTAATTCAATCCCTTAGTAAGGATGTTAACATTTTTATTATCAGTCCTCAGGGTGACCAGTTGATTGATAAATTTACCAATACAATTAAATTTGTTGAGAGCCAAGGGTTCTCAGTTATGGAGCAATAATATGGAACATGTAGATAAGACCCTCGAAGACCTTAAAGCAGCGGGTTATACTGAAGATAAAATTTACGATGTTATCAGAGACAAAATTAGGGAAGCTTTAAATGTTCCCATGGTAGGTAAATACGACTTCGCCAGAACCGGATCGCTTGCAAACTAAAAGAAATTGTGATATAATAGAATATTCTATGAAAAAACGATTAATTAAATGTTTTAAACAAGTGTTTCCTGAAGTACCAAATAGTCAAATAGGCTCAATTAAGGACCAATCAGTACACGAATGGACCTCACTTACTGTCATACAATTAATTATGGCAGTAGAACGTGAATTTGGAATTGAAATTGATTTAGAACGTCTCGAACATTTAACATCATTTGATGCCTTCTTGGGGGAAGTTGAAAAAGCCTCCTCGGCAGAATAGAATTGGAAGAAGTAAATGAAAGCAATAATAACTGATTTAGATTATACCTTTTGGCAAGGTGTATTGATTGAAAATGGTACGCAGGTAAAAATATACCAACGATATGCCAACTTCTTGAAGGAGTTACAAACAGAGGGAATTTTAATAGGCGTAGCTAGTCGAAATGATTTTGGTCTTGTGGAGGAAGCTTTAAAAGATTTCGATTTTTTCCCAATAGAAACAAGTTTGTATGGAAATAAATCTCTATTGGTTTCTAATATATTGTATGCCTGGAATATTCTCCCAGAAGATGTACTTTACATAGATGACAATGTATTTGAAATCCGAGAAATTTGTTCTAAATTCCCTAGTATGAAATACCTCATTTTTGATGGTGATAATGAAAAGGAAACTGTAGAAATGCTCAGAAATGAATGTTTTCCAAAAAAAGAGGTATCTACAGAAGATAAACTCAGACGAGAAAGTATTAAGGCGGGTGTAAGATTTAATCGTGAAATGGTAGAAACTGGTGATACTGAAGAATTTTTTGGATCTTTAAATGCTGAAATTGTTGTGTGTGAAGAATGGACGCCAAGAGCAATTGATTTGATCAATAAAACACATCAATTTAATATTAATGATTTGAAATTAACCGAAGATGATATAGAAATAGCAAAATTATTTACCGATGTGAAATGCGTTACATTTAGTTATACCGATAAATTTGGTTCATTAGGTACTGTAGGTGTAGCAATAGTTACAAAATTTACCAATAGTTGTTGGTTACATTCTTTTTGTTTGAGTTGCCGTGCTTTTGGACGTAGGATAGAACATCAGATGTTGAATTATCTGAACACCAAATACGGACCAATTAATATCAATAATATCGATTTACACGATACAGGTAAAAATCAGGCGGCCCTCGATTTCTTTAAAGAAATATCTTGTACAAAATTACATCATAAGGTTATATGCACGAAAACCGTGAAATAATGAAATCGTTGTTGATGGGTACAACGATTGATCCTTCGATGGATTTTGAAGATAGAAATCAATTGCGTTTCATTGCCAATTTTAGTAAACTGTTGAAATCGGAAGCATACACAATGCTTCCGCGCATACGGTTGGATAATATAGAACATTGTATTGATACTATTGTTCGGGATGGCATACAAGGTGATGTAATTGAAACTGGTGTGTGGCGAGGTGGTGCCACAATGTATATGCGGTATCTTTTGAATCAATACCAGAAAGATAATACCATTGTGTGGGTTGCAGATTCATTTGAAGGATTACCAGAACCCGATGAAACCCAATTTCCCATAGAATTTGAATCTTACCATTCACCAATATTCAAAAAATATAATCGTTTTGCAGTTGGTTTAGAACAAGTAAAACAGAATTTTGATTTATTCGGTTTGCTTGATGAAACCGTTAAATTTCTTCCGGGATGGTTTAAAAATACTCTACCCACGGCTCCTATAGAAAAGCTATCACTTTTGCGCCTTGATGGTGATTATTATTCATCTACAATGGATGCATTAGAAAATCTTTATCCTAAATTATCTCCTGGTGGTTTCTGTATTATTGACGATTATGGGGAAACATCTTGGACTGCTTGCGCACAAGCTTGTCAAGATTATGCCGAAAAGATACAAACTGATATAGCTATTACTCCCGTCGATTCGAAATGCATATATTGGCGTAAATAAAATTCCTAAATATTCATATAATGAAATACTATTACGACAGAAATTCTTACATTATTGACGATCCTGAAATCAATGTTAGATTTGAAGAATTATTGTTCATGACGGATAATGATTTTGAAACTTGGGTTGATAAATTACGATCTAAAGTTTTACAAGTGTGGGATGAATATGGCGTTCCTCCATTAGGTGGAATTGATGAAAGAGATATGTGTGAAGAGTTCCGTAAGATGAGTGGAACTCCGGGGAAAACAATTTCACTCTATAAACCAAAATCGGGAGCAACAAAACCGTACATTGATCAGATGGATGGTAAAGCAAATGTAATTATAAATGATGGCTATATGGGTTCTTGTGTCAACCAATTTTTCGAGAACATGGCTAAAGCCAAGATTAATTACCAGACAAAAGTAACTGAAGAAGGAAGTTTTAGTGGATATGCCGTTTATGATTTGTTCGCCAATGATAAATTTCGAAATAGAATGCAAAAGGGCTGCCGACGTCATTTCAGGAGAGATTCGTTCTATCGTTACTCTGCTTCCATTCCAAAGAACAGCGGCATCGGACTCGTACCAGCAGAAACAGGAAAAGAATGGGTTAGATTCTTCAAACAAGACTTTATTAAGTTCGGTGAGTATGGATACTGGCTTAATAGAGTAGAAGCGCCTGAAGAAGGAGAATTGGGAAGTGGTTATACTTCCATCGATCTTTCTCAGTTCTTGTGGTTGAGTAAAGCAGAAATTATCGAATTGGTAAGTCTTGGAATTATCCAAAGAAGTAGTTTGACAAATTTAGCCAAATTCGATACAGAAATGGATTTTATTGCCGGAGATTCTAGTTTAGAGAATACATTAGCAACATTATCACGTGAATTAAAAGATGAAGAACAATACCATATTAGGTTTTATAAGAAGTCTGCGCGTATTTTTCCAGTTGGTTTCACCGCCTTTAAAATAGGCTACATACAAATTGCCGTTAATTTCCCACCAATGATTGCTAAGTATTTGTACGAGAAGTATACCGATCATTGCAAGGACCAAAAAGTAATCAACATCTACGACCCCTCGGCCGGCTGGGGTGGACGTATTGCTGGAGCAATGACAGTTCAGGAAGATAGACATATCCATTATATTGGTACAGATCCCAATATGGATAATTTTATTGATGAACTTGGTATTACTCGCTACGAATATCTTGCACAATTTATCAATCATTCACTATCATCTGGATGGGGTTATGAACCACATACTTTTGATGTATATCAATTGGGTTCTGAAGTAATTGGGAAAGATAAGAATTTCAAGAAATATAAAGGTAAGTTGGACTTAGTTTTTACTTCACCTCCATATTTTAATCGTGAAGGTTATTCGGAAGATGAAACCCAATCACTCAAGAAGTTCCCAGTTTACAAGAATTGGGTTGATGGTTTTTTAAGACCAACTTTAGAAACTGCGGTAGAATATTTGAAGCACGATAGATATCTCTTATGGAATGTTGCCGATATCTTTTGTGGTAAAGAATGTATCCCTATAGAACAAGATAGTAACAAAATATTAAAATCTTTGGGTATGAAATTTATTGGTGTGGAGAAAATGTGCCTTGCCGGAATGCCAGGCGCGAATCGTGTTTCTCCTGAAACTGGTCTTCCTCAATGCAAAAATTTTTGCAAAATTAATGGGAAGTGGCATAAATATGAACCAATATTTGTTTGGTTTAAACCATGACACAATTTCCTATGACGATTTGGAATTTTATGAAATAGAGGAAATCCTTTACAAAGAAATGTGTTTGTTGATGAATTTGCATATATGTTAGATTTATCTATTCCCAATTATACACCGCAGCATTATAAAAAACTAATTAATTTTTTAGCACCTATAGAAGAATACGCTGGTTACTCTATTAAGAGGGGAGAAAAATTTCATTTAGGCCCTATCCAAGGTATGAAGGTACTTCAATGTTTGCATGTGGTCCATTCTAATTTAGACCATATTAAGAAGAATTGTAATGGTGGTATCTTAACCGCCGCCGGTTTACCTTCCCCACAAACAATGATTGTATCTGCCGTAGCCAAATATTTTGGTCTCAAGTGTGCAATCACTACACCGAGGTTTGAAAATGGTAAAAGAGATTTTAATCGTATCAATGCATCTGTTGCCCAAAAGCTTGGTGCTACTGTTTATGGTGTTGGTAATCCTAATCCTGCTGGGCCTGAACATGATGCGAAATGTTTAGTTGAGGAGTTAGGATACTATCAAATTAAGTTTGGTATGTGCGGTGATGTTGCTATGGAACCCGTGATAGAACAATGTGTTAATATTCCAGATTACGTTAGAGATATTGTTGTTATTAGTGGTTCAGGTTTAACTGCATTAAGTATTGTCCAGGGATGCAAGAAGTTTGAAAAGAATGTCAAACGAGTTGTTGCGGTTTGTTTGAGTAAACATATTATTGCAAATAAAGAGAAGTGGATAAATGATTTTACTCTCAAAGACCCTATTTTACAAATAGAAAAAACCAAATACGCATATAGAACAGAACACAAATATAAAGGTGGGTTTGATTTCGATTTGACCTATGAAAGTAAAGCATTTGAGTGGATGGTTGAACACTGTAAACCTTCAAAGACTGTTATGTTTTGGGTAGTTGGTAAAAAACTTTATGATCTTGATTTGATTGAACCCATAGATTGGCATATGTCACAACACGAAAAAGAATTACGAGAACCTATAAATAATTCCATAGAAAGGTTTTTCGTTTAATGTTGAGATTGGCTAAATTAGAAGAAGTTTCCGAAATATGCCGGGCATTTCAAAAATTTGAAAAGCGTCAGAAGGAAAAAGGATTACCTCCCGTTTTTTCTTTTGTGCGTCATGACTATTTAAAACGTTGTGTTGAATCCGGAACTTTATATTACGATAATGGTATGATTGCTGTTTTAAAACAATACAAAGTTAAAACAAAGTATGGCTCGCGCCCGGGCGACTGGTGTATGCCGGAGGTTCTTAGTGTAACTGATAACCCATTACACGTAATTTCGTTTTATAAACGAATTATAGCAGAGAAGGTAAAAAGTGCTCGGTTATACGGAACAATCCGCGATGATAATACCATTTCTTTAGCTTTCCATACAGCATTAGGATATAGACGGGTTGGTGATATTAGTTGGAGTAATGGAACTTTACCAGGTGGTGTTTTCGTTTATGAGTCTAAAAATTAAATTTGTTGATTTTTGGCCCGGATTTGACGTTAATAATAATTACTTTACCAATTTACTTCATAAAGAATGGAATATAGAAAATACAGATTCGCCAGATTATGTAATATGTTCTGTATTTGGAAATAACTATAAGAAATATAATTGCACTAGGATTTTGTTTACGGGAGAAAATACCCGTCCTAATTTAGTGGATTATCATTTCAATTTTGGTTTCGATTATGTTGATGATGATCGTTACTATAGATTGCCATTATATCTGATATATGGTTCTCCAGAAGAATTACTTACAAAACTATCTTTTGAGGATAATCTTAAACAAAAAACAAAATTTTGTAGTTTTGTGGTTGGTAATCCTAATGCCAAGGAACGTCTTGAATTTTTTGACCTATTATGTAAGTATAAAATGGTTGATTCCGGTGGGCCTGTTAGAAATAATATAGGTAGAAATCTCGATCCTGGAGAAAAAGTAGAATGGTGTAGGCAATACAAATTCTCTTTGTGTTTTGAAAATTCATCGTATCCTGGATATACGACTGAGAAATTATTCCAAGCGATGCAATCTAATACCATTCCAATCTATTGGGGAAATCCATCAGTTGCACGAGATTTTAATCCTGGAAGTTTTATTCATGTGAATTATGGTTATTCTGATGCGATTGAATTGATAAAGGAAATTGATAAAGATAATGATTTGTATCGCATAATTTACGAACAACCATATTATCCAAATAATCAATTGACCGAATATACTAAAACAGAAAATATATTAAACCAATTTAGAAGGATTTTTAATGGCAACATTAGATGAGAAGCATTTAGTAGGTAGTTTACTTCATATAATTGATGACCCAGTGATTGTAGAACTTGGGGCACATATTGGTGAAGAAGAACCATGGATACGTCATTGTTGTAAAACACCTCCAAAGTATATTATGGTAGAACCTGATCCGGCAAATCAGATGCAAATCCGTAAGAATATATTTAATTTTAACCATACTCTTTATAGTGGTGCTATAAGTGATAAAAATGGAACATCTGAATTTTATCGTTGCGATAATACATTAGAACCTGTGTTATATTCACATGGTTCTGGTTCCATTCATAAACCTACGGGACACTTGAGACGCTTTCCTCATGTACTTTTTGATAAGCCAATAATGGTCAAGTCCTTCACTTTAGACCATATTTTCGAAAAAGAAAAGTTATCTAAGATAGATTTACTTTGGGTAGATATTCAAGGTGCGGAAAAAGAAATGATTGCTGGTGGCCGTAAAGCTTTAAAGCACACTCGTTATCTGTTTATGGAAGCTGAGTTTGAGGAATTATACGAGGGAGAAGCTTTGAAAACTGATCTAATCTCATTGTTACCAGATTGGTCATTAATACAAGATTTTGATTATAATATTGTCCTTAGAAATGAGAAAATGAAAAAATGAACCAGGATTTATTAGTTTCGTGTATTACAGTTACAACAAAAAAACGAAAAGAATTTTTCCCACAATTGTTACGGTGTTGGTGGGAACAGACATATTTAAATACGGAACTTGTTATCGTTTCAGAAGATGACATGTCTGATGTAATTCCTAATCATCCTAGAATTCGTTTTATTCCATGTGCTCCCGGGACTTCATTGGGCCAAAAAAGGAATATTGCCTGTGAAGCTTCTAGAGGAGCTATTATAGCTCAGTTTGATGATGATGATTGGAGTTCTCCACAACGAGTTGAGGAGTGTGTGGAAGCTTTAGTTACCAAAAAAGTATTTGTTACAGGATATAGAGTTGCTAGGTTTTATGAAACAGATACCAAAATTGCAAGAATTTGGGATGGTGGTCCTAATTGGATTCAAGGATCGAGTTTGTGTTTTATAAAATCTCATTGGCAAGGAAATAAATTTCCAGATGTTGCTTCTGGAGAAGATCTATCTTTTTTACAAAATGCAGGCCTTATTTTTACTATGAATGGAATAAATCGAATGGTTTTTAGAGATCATTCTGATAATACTTGGCCACGAAAAATACATTATGGAAAAGAATGGAAGGTAATCGATTCAAATTCTACACAAAAGTTATTATATTCGCAAGAGAAAACCAAAGTTACATTAAGCATGCTTACGTGGAATGATAAAGAAAAAACTTTAGAAAATTTGAATGCTCTGAAAGCAGAAGCGGAGAATCTTCGCAAATTTAATTTTGATCCATGTATTGTAGTGTGTGATAATGGTTCCATAGATGGAACTAAATTGGCATTGAAAAAGGTAAAAGGTATACATGTTATCAATAATAAAGCAAATTTAGGAATTGCACCGGCTAAAAATAAGATTATTGATTATGCTATAGATAATGATTCTGAATTTGTGCTTTTTACCGATTGTGATATTACGGTTGTGCCTTTTAGTGTGTTAGAAATGCTGAGATGGTTACGACCGCGAGCCTCACAAGCAGCATGTGTGGGAACAAATTGGTATAAGTGTACTGAAGACCCAAATCTGGCCGCACGATGGTGTCCTACAATTATGGATGCTGCAATATTTCCACATCAAGCGCCAGCACATTATGGCCTATTTTTTACAAATATATTGAATCGTTATCGGTTTGATAATCATTTTGGCCCGGGTTGGGGAGCCGAAGATAATGATCTGGCGATGAGTATTGAAGATGAGACTTATTTAAAGATGTATGTGTTTCCTTTGATACACGTACATCAACATCCACATAAGTCGATTGAATTACTTAAAACAGATGGAATTAATCCTGAAAATGATATACGTGAACGTTATTCCCATATGATTGAAAAATGGAAAGATAAGCCTGAATTTGCCCAATTTATAAATTGGTTAATTAATGCAAAAGAGTCAAACAAAAATCTTTTACCATCTTGACGAATGAAATGATTTTGTGATATAATAGAAATTATGAATGTGCCTTTTAGTCCCGCCGAAACGGAAGCTATAAATCAAATGGCCAAAGTGTCAGATATTTCTCCTGAAGCTTTGGTGGTGCAAGCTGTTAGGATGTATCAATTGTGGAAAATGAATCGAATTAGATTAATTTGGCCAAGGATCTTGGAACACAAGCTTGTTGATGCAGAACCAACATCTATTGAACCGGTTTATGGTTAATAGGGTTCTTTCTATTAATCCAAGTATCTATCCCAGCAAATATTGTAAATGTTCCTAAAAGAAGTATAACTGTCATAAAGTCCTCTATTAATATTTATCTCTAAATGACTCATTTTAAAAGATTTACACAAGGTGATGTAAAATGCAACAAGTTTTAAGTTTTGATGATGTTCTTTTGGTGCCTAAAAGAACATTCGGTGGTAGTAGATCGCAAGTAGATTTGACTACAACTATTTGCGGTTATCACATGAAAAATCCAATTTTTTCTGCCAATATGTCTTCGGTGACTGAATCTGCCATGGCTATAGCCATGCGAAGAAATGGTGGATTAGGTGTCTTGCATAGAATGTGTAGCCCTTCTGAGAACATTGAAATGGTGCGAGAAGTATATCTCGGCATATCTGAAGCCGATAATGTGAGCACACCAGCATTCGTTTCTCTCCCTTCTGATCCATACGAAGCATTTAACCGAATACGAGACACTAAGGATTTTGCTCCTTATGGCTACTGTATTGATGTGGCACATGCTGATTCTCCTGATGTCGAAGCTGTTGTTGTGCAAATTCTACAAGAGTTTCCTATGATTAAGTTGATTATTGGTAATTACGCTACTAAAAACGGAATCGATAATTTACTTGCATCTTTATATAAGAACAATTTACTGAATGAAGATTTTTACCAAAGAACCGCATTCAAAATTGGTATAGGTAGCGGTAGTCAATGCACTACTCGTATTGTTACGGGCTGTGGTATACCTACACTACAAAGCATCTTCGATATACGACAACGTTTTCCTGATGGTGATGTAAAAATTATCGCAGATGGCGGATTGAAGAATTCGGGAGATATTGTGAAAGCACTGGCCGCCGGAGCCGATGCTGTTATGCTTGGTAGCCTGATTGCGGGAACAAAAGAAGCCCCCGGCAATGTCATTAAGAATGGTATGGGTCTCTATAAAGTTTATAGAGGATCGGCATCATTCGGACAGAAGTTTGAATCTGGAAAAGCTGGATACATTGAGGGTGCGGAGACACTTGTGCCTTATAAAGGACATGTGACTACCATTTTAACCCAATTGGTTGAAGGTATAAAATCTGGATTTTCTTATTGTGGTGCATTGAATTTGGAAGAATTGCGAGATAATGCGGAATTTGTGGAAATAACAAATGCAGGATACAGAGAATCACAAGATCATGGAAACCGTTGAGGTTAATGTACCAGCAAAACATTTATTAGCAAAACTTCTGGCAACAGAATCAATTACCGTTGTGCATGCAGGAACTCGTACCGCAACATTTGATCCTGAAAAACGTGTTTTGACTCTTCCTATTTGGAAGGATATGAATGGGGATTTGTATGATTTATTTGTTCTTCATGAAGTTTCGCATGCTTTGTATTCTCCCCAAGGAAATAAAGAACTTATCAAAGCTTGTAGGGATATTGATTCCAAATATCCACAATCTACCAAAAGATTTATTAATGTTGTTGAAGATGCCCGTATTGAACGACTAATTAAAATAATGTATCCGGGTGGTTGTGGAGCATTTATTCGCGGTTATAAAGAATTGGTTGCTCGCAATTTTTTTGGTACGTCCGGAAAAAATATTAATGATTTTGGAATTATAGATCGTATTAATATTTATTTTAAAACAGGAGATACAAGTATTAAATTTTCTGAAGAAGAAATGGTTTTTATTCGGGAAATTGAAAATGTTTTAACTTTTGATGGTGTTGTTGATATTTGTAAGAGATTATACAAATATGCTAAAGCCGAACGAGATAAGAAAAAGTCGGAACAAGAACCTCAGGATGAGGAAGAAAGCGAAGAAATAAAAACCGCTTCTTCTTTTAAAGAAACGGAAGAAGATGAATCCGAAAAAGAAATTGATCCCGACCAATACGACCCTGGTTTGCCTGATGAGTCAGAAGATGAAGGCCAAACCACCGATGAAACCGAAGAGTCCTCTGAAACCGAAGAGTCCTCTGAAACCGAAGAGTCCTCTGAAAATTCGGAAGATGACCCGGTTGAATCCTTAACAGAAAAAGCGTGGGAGCAAAGGCAATCACGACTAATAGATAGTTCGAGTATAATTAAGTATTTGGGTATACCAAAACCGAAATTAGAAGAAATTATTATTCCTCATAAAAAAGTCCATTGTGGTATTAGGAAATTTTATGATGCAAACATTATAACTCGGTTTACCAAAGAATTTGAAATTTTTAAAGAAGAAAATAAACCTATTGTCGATTGGCTATTTAAGGAATTTGAAATGCAAAAAGCGGCCGATCAATATGCTAGAACACAAGTTTCTAAAACAGGTATTTTAGATTTAAAACGTTTGAGCCAATATAAATTTTCGGAAGACTTGATGCTTAAAGTATCCACAGTATCGGGTGGGAAAAATCATGCTTTAGAAATTTTCTTGGATTGGAGTAGTTCGATGTCGACCAATATGATTGGTGCGGTACATCAATTACTTAATATTGCATTATTTGCAAGAAAAGCACAAATCCCTTTTAACGCTTATTCATTTGGAGCAAAAATCAAACATACTAGAGAAAAATATTTTTTGGCCAATGATGATAAGTTTAGCCATAAGGTTGATGATTTTGCTTTTTATACAGGATTTTCCTTGCGTCAATTGCTTTCTAGTTCTATGTCTGCACTGGAATTTAATAATGCTTGTGTTAATTTATTATTGTTAGCAGAAAAGTTGCAAAATTGTGGATATAATAAAGAAATTCCTCCTACAGAAGAAATGTCAGGAACTCCTTTAAATGAAGCTATTGTTTCCGCAATAGATATTGTTGCTAATTTGCGTAAAAATACCAAAATACAGATTATCAATGTTATTTTTATTACGGATGGAGACGCTACGACAAATGGTTTTTTTGTTTCTGATAGTAACGGAAATATAAAAGCTACAGACACTTCTAACCAAAAAGTTTATTTGCGGGATGAAAAAGCTCATATAGATTATCTGTTGAGTGAAAAAAATGGAGAAGAAACAACGATTTTTTTAAAGATCCTACAAAGCAGAACGGGTGTTAATGTTGTTGGTTTTTATATTTCTAGTCCTGACGAAATATCAGTAGATGGGGACCTCAGAAAATATTGTCCGGAACAATGGCCAACACAAGCAGATGAGTTAAAAACAACATTGGAAAATGATGGTTATGTACTTATACCAAATATGGGATATAGTGAATATTATTTTATCAGAGGAGGTAAATATTTGGTTGTAAACCTTGGAGAAAAAATAAATTCTCTAATGACAAACCAAAAGATGGTTTTAATTCTGTCTGAAAATGGAAAAAATCAAAGAAAAAGAAGGATAGTTTTATCTAGATTTATTAAGATGATATCTTGACTTTAAATCTATTTCATAGTATAATAGAATAATACGAAATAAATGCAAAATAAAATTAAAAACCCCTTTCAACCTAAAACGTTAACAACCGAACAGAGGATGTTGGTGGACCAATTGGTTACCCACCTGGGAGAAAAACATACCAATGTGAAATTTAAAGATTTGCAACAAGCCGCGAAAGATGTATTGCATCTTAATTTTCCTCCTGGTTGGATTTCACGTAATATGAAAGTGAGAAATAAAGAAAAGCGTGGAAGATATGATTTAAGCGCATTACTTAAATTGCCTGTTGTTGCTTTTAAGGAAGAACCGAAGAAACGAAAGCAGAAAGAGAAAGAAAGCATTCCTGAAATTGAATCTCCGTGGAATGATTGCTCCGAAATAAATCCTTAGTAACATGACCAAAAAACAAAGTGAATTTGTTTCTCTTGTTATAACCCGTTTTGGTCATAGGGAATATATTACTAGACAGGAAATTAAATCTATTGTTGATGATTTGGGCATTAAATGGCCAACTTGGATAGGATCTAAGGAATATAGATTAGCGCGAGGTAAATATAAATTACCTTTGACTGGTTCTGAACCAGCGACAGCCATACACACTAAAGAAATTCCGAAAAAGATTCAGTTTCCTCAACAGATATTGTTGGCTCCCACAGAAGGTTTAATTCCTTATAGTGATCCTACATTTGTTCCAAATGGTTGTTATAAAGATGTGAGAACAATTATTGAAAGTGGGGTATTTCTTCCCATTTATATTGCAGGCCCAACAAGATCTGGCAAAACATTAATTCCAATCCAAATATGCTCTGAAGTAAAAAAGCCCCTATACCGCGTCAACATTACAATTGAAACCGATGAGAGTGATCTCATAGGGGGATATAAATTAATTAATGGTGAGACTATATGGGAAGATGGACCTGCTGTTAAAGCTGCCGAGGATCCTAAAGGTGCTCTTTTATTATTAGATGAAATTGATTTGGGATCCAACAAGTTATTGTGTTTACAACCTCTATTAGAAGGAAATGGAATTTACATAAAGAAAACTAATAGATGGGTACGTCCGGCTCCAAAATTTAATATTATTGCCACAGCTAATACAAAAGGACGTGGAAGTGAAGACGCGAAATATATTGGGACCAACATAATGAATGAAGCTATGTTGGAAAGATTTCCTATTACGTATGAACAGGGATATCCATCTAAGAAAGTTGAGATGATGATATTAAAAAAGAATTTGGATTTATATGATACCAAATCTCCTGAATTCGTAGAACGTCTTTGCCAGTGGGCTGAAAATATTAGAAAAACGAAAGAAAATGGTGGTGTTGACGAAACCATTAGTACTGGTCGTTTGGTTTATATCGTTAAAACATATGTTATTTTTGGAAATAATAGAATAAAAGCTGTCAAGGATAATATTTCCAGATTTGATTTGAACACCCAAGTTAGTTTTTTGGATGCATATACCAAAATAGATGCTAATGCTAAAGATGGACCCGATACCGTAATGATTCCGCAAGAAAATTTAGCTCCTAGTATTCCAGTAAAAACAACTTGGTAAATTTGACAATTAACAAATTATTGTGCTATAATAGAAAGAAAAGAGAAATGAATGAGTATTTTTGAAGATTCGGAAGAATGTCAACCAGATCCTATTAAAAATGATCTTCCTGCTTCTTGGGATTTAGTATTGAATGATTTGGCCATGGCCAAACACTCTCACCCAGAACAAGAGAGGATGCAAAAATTATTAATTGAAGATATTAAGAAGCGGGATCTCTTAGGAGAGAAGCGGTACGGTGTAAGGTTGCAACCTTGTAATGGAAGAAATACCTTACAAGATGCATATGAAGAATGTTTGGATGCTATTGTGTATATGCGTTCCGCAGTTTTTGAGGAATTTAATTCAAATACACTCGTTGTTACTCCCGAAACTGAATTTTTTAAGGCAGGAACAACACAATTGTATACTCACATATTAGATGTATCAATGAAACTAAAATTTTTGATTGAGAAAAAGAAGGAGCATAATGGCAGCAAAGAAGAAAACAGCATCATCCTCGGTTAATTTACTAACACCGGCAACGATAGAAATTCTAAAGAACCTAGCAACAATAAATGAAACCTTGTTATTTCCTCCCGGTAATTTGTTGGTTACACGTTCGGTAAAAAAGCATACTTATGCTGAGGTTACTGTTTCCGAAACGTTTCCTTTACGCCCATCGGGTGAAAAAATTGTAGTTTATGATTTGAACCAATTTTTATCGGTAGTTACCCAGTTCGAAAAACCCACTTTAAATTTTGAAGCAGCATCGGAATATATGGTAATTTCTGATGAAGTTGGAGGAATGTCAGTTAAGTTCCATTATGGAGATGAATCTTTAGCATATACTCCCGACCCAAATAAGAAAATTGAATTGCCTAGCACTGAAGTAGCAATGCAATTAACCGAAAAAGATTCTAAACAAATCATAAATATGGCGCGTACTTTAGGTACGCCAGAGTTGGCTATTGAAAGTGATGGTAAAAATCTAAAGTTAGTTGCGCGAGATATCAAAAATACAAGTACAAATACAACCGAATTGTTGATTGGTAAATCTCCAGATTCTACACCATTTTCGTTTGTATGGAAAATTGAATATTTGAAACTATTGCCGGGAACCTACGATCTAGCCGTATCTAAGGAAGGTCTTAGTAGATTTAAGCATACTAGTTTGCCAATTACATACCACATTGTTTTAGAAGCAAATAGTAGTAAATATGGTGAATAATTAATAAGGGACGAGAAATTATATGAGAGAATTTTTGTTTACATTATTTTTTGGGTCAGATGAAATTGCTTCCCGAATGTTTAACCTTTTGAACTTGCGACGGGCTGCCATTGCTCGGAACTTACAAAATAATCTACTTCGTTCCGAATTATATCGGGGTGAAACTAGCTTAGTGCAGATTACCAATAAGTATCGAGTTGAACGTGAAGCTTTGGAATTGGCATACCGCTTAGAATTAGACTAGTTTAACTAGTCATGGGGATGTCTTTGCTAATAGGTCAGGCAGCCACCCTTTCAAGGTGGAAATGACGGTTCGATTCCGTCCATCCCTACCAATTTAAAGGAAAATTATGGAAATCGATATAAAACTAAAGGAAGCATCTTGTGTAAAAGAGTTGCCATCCATCGATTACGGAACGGTAATTAATTAATTAATGCCATCATCAAGTAATAGACCTAATACCAAATTACATTGCACACAATGTGGGAAAAAGCGTAAAATGCTTAATTTCCTGGCAATCAATACAGAACAAAAGGATAATGAAAAGAATGTATATCCCTTTGATCTTCGACGCTTTTTGGATTTGATCAAAGGCGATTCGATGATTCGATTGCCTAGATATTATGCTGGCATTTGCAGTATATGTTTTGGTAAAACTTTTTACCGTGCGCAAAATCACGGTAAAAATCTCGAAGTTGTTGTAATTTAATTGTTCTGGAGAGTGTTGTTGAGAAGGTATGCCTCCTGATCCATAGGTCATGTTCCTATGGTGCCTCACCGAAAACACTCTCAAATATTATTAAAAGGTGAATTAATTAATGATTCGTGCTGAATTGATTTGGGTTGAAAAATACCGTCCGCATACAGTTAAAGATTGTGTCCTTCCTGAAAGTCTTCGAAGTATTTTCCAAGCATACGTAGATAAAAAGATCATACCAAATATGACATTATCTGGTGGTCCAGGTATTGGAAAAACTACTATTTCTAAAGCTTTATGTGATCAATTAGACGCCGATTTATTGGTAGTCAATTGTTCAGAAAATGGAAATATCGATACTCTCAGAAATGATATTCGCTGTTTTGCTTCCACAGTTTCCATGACGGGAGGAAGAAAAGTCGTCTTATTAGATGAAGCCGATGGGCTGACATTTACAACACAACAAGCTCTCCGAGCTTTTATGGAAGAATTTTCCGGAAATTGTTCGTTTATATTAACCTGCAATTTTAAGAATAAAATTATAGATGCATTACATTCAAGATGTCCCGTGATTGAATTTAAGCCTACCAAAGATGATAAAATCGGAATGGCAAAGCAAATGCATCAGCGAGCAGCGGAAATCCTAAAAAAGGAAAAAGTTCCTTTCGAAGATAAGATTTTAGCTCAACTGATTATGAAGTTTTTCCCAGATTTTCGTGAAACGCTGGGCACTCTTCAGAAATATTCTATTGTAGGAAAAATTGATAGCGGTATTATTTCAATGATTTCTGAAGCACCAATTAAAGAATTGATAGGTGCTATGAAGGAAAAAGATTTTACAAAAGTCAGGAAGTGGGTTGCGAACAATCTTGATAACGAGCCTGCACGAATTTACAGGCAATTGTTCGATTCAATGTACGAACATTTTAAACCAGCATTTATTCCACAATTTGTTTTGGTATTAGGTGATTATTTAGACCAGGCTGGCCGGTCTCTAGATCAAGAAATAACTCTTTTGGCTTTCTTAACGCGAGTTATGGCCGATGAGGAGTTTGAAGTGATACAATGACAGAACTATACCAACTAAAGAATGCTGTTATTGCTGCCATCGATTATATGGATCATGGAAGATTCTGTGAAATCGGCCAATGTGATGTTTGTACTTGCGGTATGGTAAAATCACGAGAAGAGTTAAAAACGGCATTTAATCTTGTACGACAGGTGTGTATCGATGCGGAGGTATCTAAGTGCCTGACCTCATCCAATTCCTAAGATCGATTAATAACACAAAAGATAATCTTTTTTCTGATCCAGATTTAGATCCAGTACAAACGGAAAAAGATTATACTAAATTAGCATATATAATTAATAGGTGCGTAAGTTATCATCCAGATACTATTTTCTATGCACAGGAAATGAATATGAGATCTTCCTTAGATGGTAAGCCTCAGTACATTTTCTACTTGCATGGTGTCAGTAAACGCCCGAGATATGCCAAAGGCATGAAAGCGGATAACCCAGAACACCTGGAGATTGTTAAAGACTATTACGGTTATAGCACTAAAAAGGCTCGTAAAGCTTTAGAAGTACTTTCTCTTGATGACATTGAATATATAAAAGCTCGGTCCTACAAAGGTGGATTGAGCAAAAATAAATAAGGAGACCTGATGATGGGGTTATCAATTAATGAAATGATTGAAGTACGTTTGGCGGAAGAAGATGATTTTTTAAAGGTAAGAGAAACATTGACGCGTATTGGTATAGCTTCTCGGAAAGAACCAAAGTTATTCCAATCTTGCCATATTCTTCATAAGCAAGGACATTATTACATAGTCCATTTCAAAGAACTTTTTTCTTTGGATGGAAAACCAACAAATTTCTCGGAAGAAGATATTGGGCGAAGAAATACAATTGCCAATTTGTTGGCAGAATGGGGATTATGTACGTTAGTTGATTCCCAAAAGTCGGCCACGCCTGTGGCTGCTATTAATACTATTAAGATCATTTCTTTTAAAGAAAAAGATAAGTGGGAATTAGTTCCGAAGTACAATATTGGAAAAACAAAACAGCGAGTACAATAATTATGGAAGAGATTCAAAATGTAGTTGATCAGGCAACATATGATTATATCGAAAGCCAGAAGAGACATAATAATTCTCTTGGCCAGTTTTTACGGCAACGAGAACAAGCTTTCTTAACCAACAATCAATCTGAATCGGTTGTTGTTATGACTGATAGAAAATATCAGAAATTACCTAATGGATGGTCTTTACTTGAACAAGAAAATGTAGTAGAATAGGTACTGAAATGACAATTGAACATGCTGTTAAGATTTTCTTTTCAGGGCAAAAGCTTATTTTTGGTAATACCGTGAATATTGTTATTTGATAGGAAGGTACTACTAAAATTATGATCGGCAAGAAACACATTAATGACATTCGTGATGGTAAGGCACTTTCGCATTACCTCGAATCAAAGGTTGGTCAACCGTGGGATAAAGTTTATTCCGAACTGTGTTCTCTTGCCGATCATCGTTCCAAAGTTGGAATGGATCTTCGCAAACGCATCGGATGGAATATCGAACGCGATGTGTTTATCAGTGAAGATGGCAAACCTTTCACCATGGGCCGATACGGCCCTTATCCTGTACGCTGCCTCTATGTACATCCCAAAACGGGATTGATTTGTATCCCACCCAAAACGGTAAAGAAAGTTACACCGAAGAAAATCGAGAAGGTTCGTTGGCACGATAACTTTTGGTTTGAGGTTGCGACTTTCAATACTGAAAATAATATTTGTGGATGCCGGCATTTCAAATTTCCGAAATACGACCCTACATACGACCCTACAGTATACCGATATCGTCCATATCATCAAGAAGTTGCAAAATGTATTCATGGTAATGAACCTACTCCACGTGATATTTGGTTTGTTGTTGAATATGGCGAACACAAATTGGATGAAGTTTATGAAGTTATAACTTTTAATGAATGTGGTTATGGAATGCGATATGCTTATGGGTTAAAAAATCCTGGAGATATACACGTCGTTCATTATCGGGATGTTCCTAATATTGACCGAAAATATATCATTCACAAAAAACAGGCCAATCATAAAGAATTGCAAGAATTGAAAAAGCTATTATTGTCTAAATAAAGTTGACATCCCTTTGCTTCTGTGAGAAAATAAAATAAATGGCAAGACAAATAAACGATATTTTGGAATTAGAACAAGAAAACGAACAATTGAAGGAAGCCTTGTATTTACTAAAACAGGGCATGCAAAGGTTAAAACTTGAGTATTTTACCGATTCATTATCGTTGAGTGAAACAGCTATTGAAGAGGTTGATGAGGATTTAAATTCTCTTATTTCAATTATTGAAACTACCTTATATTAAGGATTCATTATGGCAAATTTTTTGAAATTTGTATGTTGTATTCTTTTGTTGGTACCGTCTATAGTAGGTATCATGTGTTGCTTAACCAATCCCCCAATTGCAGGACTTTGGGTAATAACTACGGTTTGTTTATTATACGTGTTAATACAGAGCGCCTTAAACGGTGTGTCTCTTTAAAATATTATGCTTAATTTGAAAGGTCCCGATGGAGATCTTGGAGTTATCATTGCGAGATTTCAAACTCCCAGTCTCACACCAGCACATTGTGAATTGATTGAAACTGTCCGAGATAGGCATAAGAAATTTCTTATTATTCTTGGTATAGCACCAGTTTGTCCCTCAACAAAAAATCCTATGGACTTTGCGACCAGATGGACTATGATTCAGGTGACATATCCAAATACTATAGTATTAGGAATACCTGATAGTAGAAGTGATGAAATTTGGTCTAACAGAGTAGATTCAGAGATTCGAAATTTATTCCCCCACGAAAAAGTGGTTCTTTATGGCTCTCGTGATTCATTCATCAAGCACTATACTGGAAAGTTTTCGACAGTGGAACTCGATTCCAACTTGCCTATTTCAAGTACAGAAATGCGTAAAAATGCCTTTCATACGATCCGAGATACAGAAGATTTTCGACGTGGAATCTGTTATGCATGTGGCAATCAATACCGAAAGAACGTATTGTGTGTGGATGTGGCAATCATCAACCCTAACCAACAACAACTTCTTCTTGGAAGAAAATTGGAAGATAATGGAAAATGGCGTTTCTTTGGTGGGCATGTAAACGCTAAAGAAACAGCAGAAGCTGCCGCACGCCGCGAAGCTCTGGAAGAAACTGGAGCATCTATAGATGGATTACTATACCTCGGAACAGCTCCCATAGATGACTGGCGTTATTCGGGTATACCCGATAGCATTTTTACTATTTTTTATGCTGGTGTTTTTCAATATGGGCATATTAAAAGTTCAGATGATATTGATGGAGATATCAGTTGGTTTAATTATAACGAATTGAAAGCTGATATGTTCGTTCCAGAACACCGTATTTTATTTGAGTTATTTCGTGAAAAAATAATTACAAAGGAATAATATGCAAACTATTAATGTACACGCAGAAGACCAGGTAATTTACCAAATATCAACAAAAAATATACCTTCAGGTTTTTTGTAGGAACTATTGGGGCTTATACTGGTTTATTTTTTAGAAGTGAATATGATGTTACCTTTTTGGGATATAATGAAACAAAAACAACTCCTGATGGTAATGGTAATTATACTAATTGGGGATATTCTAGAACCGATGTAGGATGTCTGGTTTTGTATTATAGGCCCGTTTCTGTAGATATTAAAGTTTGGTAGATATTTAAAAGACATTTCATGCTTACAATTGAAAATTTTTCCGATCTTCATCCTTTAGCTTATGAGCTATTGGTAAATGTTATCATGGATTCAGATAGTTACAAGACCAGCCATTGGATGCAATATCCTCCTGGAACAGAGTTTGTTGTTAGCTATCTTGAAAGCCGCGGCGGCCAATTTGCCAAGACACGACAATTTGGTTATCAATATCTTATTAAGAATCAATTTGCGGGTGTTGTGATCACCCACGAAATGATTGATGTTGCCAAATTTATTATTGTCCAACATATGGGCGGTATTCCGGAATACTTTAATGAAGCGGGATGGCGCTATATTGTTGATGTCTGCGGTGGAAAATTACCGATTTCTATTAGAATTATTCCAGAAGGATATCTTGTAGAAGTCCATAATGCTTTAGCAGTAGTAATAAATACTGATCCTAGATGTTTTTGGTTAGTTAATTATCTTGAAACGGCATTTCATCGAGCGTGGTATCCTGTCACCGTCGCCACTCTTAGTGGAGAAATTAAGAAAATTATTCTTGAATTCTTAGAAACTTCTGGAACTCCTGCTCTTATCGATTTCATGTTGCAAGACTTTGGTTCTCGTGGAGTGACATGTCGCGAACAAGCTATGATTGGTGGTGCTTCACATGCCGTCAATTTTAAGGGTTCGGATACAATGGTTGCAATTGGTATGCTTGCACGGTATTACAAAGCTTCGAAGGTTCCTTTTTTCTCTGTTCCGGCGGCCGAGCATAGCACGATTACAACATGGACAAAAAAACACGAAGTAGATGCAGTAGAAAATATGCTGGATAAGTATCCAACAGGAATTGTCTCTATCGTTGGCGATTCTTTTGATATTTTCAATTTCTGTAAAGAAATTCTTGGAAAGCAATTACGTGAAAAAGTAATGCGCAGGAATGGTGTAGTTGTTGTCCGACCGGATTCGAGTGATGGAGTAAAATATACCATAGAATCCGTTGTGCTTTCATTGCTCAATATCCTTGATGGGGCTTTTGGTTCAGAACTTAACTCTAAAGGATATAGAGTCCTTCCTCCCTTCATTCGTGTTTTGCAAGGTGATGGAATGAACATTCATTCTCTGCGCCGTTTGTGTGCGGCTATTGTGGCTGCCGGTTGGTCGTTAGATAATATTGCTTGTTTTGGTATGGGTGGTAAATTATTACAAGGAGTGGATCGCGATACTCAGAGATTTGCTTTCAAGTGTTGTGCCATTTATGTTAATGGTGTTTGGCAAGAAGTTTATAAAGATCCTATTACCGATCCTGGTAAGACTTCGATTCGTGGAATTCCACATGTACTTTATCGCCAGGGAAGTGGTTTTAGAACAATGACTAGTTTAGATCTTTCACCGAAATATGGTGATCGATTGGTTGAAATTTTCCATAATGGTGAAATAGTCGTTGAAACTACTTTTGATGAAATTTTGGAAAATGTCGCAAAAGATGATTATGGTATTGTTATGAGTACCAAGAATGGAAAATAATACATGAAAAACTTTTTCTTTTCTTTTCTGTTAGTATGCTCCGTTTTATTTGGACAGACAGCACATGTAAATACCAGTATCGATAATACCAAATACGATAAAGAACTTGTTCGGATCCAAAAATGGGTCAGACAGTATCAACATAAGTTTGGTATGGATGGTATCGATATTGGAGTATCTGTTGTTTCTCTGAAAGACCTTCAACCAAATACATGTGGTGATTCTTTATGGATATTGAAATTTGGGTTTCATTATGGAATCATACATGTCTTGCGCTTTGAAGATTATAATTTACCAGGAAAACCTTGTCATTTTGCAAACCCCAGAAAAGATCAGGAAAATACGGTTGTTCATGAATTTGGCCATTTTGTTTTGAAATATGCAGAAGATGAAGAAATGGCGGTTTCTGTCTTTTCGAATATAATTGTACCAGAAAAGCCTATTAAAGAAAAGCCGAAAAAGGAACTACCTAAAAAGAAACCAATACCCAGTGATCTGATTTTTAACGATTATCAAAACCAACATTATCAGAATTTCCAATAAGTATTCACCAAAAAATAGCGTCAAAAGAGGCAAAACCTCTTTTGACGCTATTTTTGTTTGTCCATAGACTTTTGTTGTTCTGATAGCTTTAAGAGTACTTGATCCCCGACGATCCCAGACTGGCCATTCGATTTTCGAAGCTAGAATGATGAAAGATGCTAGATTTTTATTATCCTATTACAAAAATGACGTTTATTTTTTCTTGACAAATTGATTGACAAGAGTTATAATTGTTGTGTAGCCTATTTGAGATGGTATAAATTATGACTTGTTGGAACGAAATAAAGAAATTAACTGGACAAAATACAAATGTGTCCAAGTATGTTTTTTCTAAAGATGATGCGGTAGCAGAATCGGTACTTTATAAGTACCCCACATATCAAGAGAGAACGGTAATCTGTTGCTCCACCCAGAGTGGTTGTCCCGTAGGATGCCGTTTCTGTGGTTCAGGAGATTATTTTGTTCGTAATCTAACAACCAAAGAAATTCTTTCACAACCACTGGCTTTGTTGGAACAAACAGGAGTTGATCCTAATAGTATCAATAAACTCCAGATTATGTTTATGAGTATGGGAGAACCTATGCTTAATCAAAAGCAATTATTTCCCGCACTACGTAAACTATATGAATTGTACCCCGAGGCAGCTTTACTCATTTCGACTATTGGTCCTTCATTGGATTATTATGAATTTTATCAAATTAGCCGAGAAATTCCGACAATTGGTTTACAATTCTCAGTTCATGAGAGTACTGATGTTGCCCGTGATCAATTGATTCCTTTCCGGAATAAAATGAGCTTACAAGAACTTGCTTGTGTTGGTGAAAATTGGTTTTATGAAACTGGCGGAAGACATCCATTTTTCAATTATTGCGCGAACGTACACAATACGACGGATGCGGATGTTGAGAGATTAGAACGATTATTTGATCCTTCTATATTCCAAGCAACTATTTCGGTAATTTGTGAACGTGAAGAGACAGTGGCGGCATCTAATAGCCGTCAAAAGCAATTGGCATTAGATTTTATGCAAAAATTAAATTATTCCGGATATTCTACCAGATGTTTTGATCCTGCGGGCCAAGATGACATTGGTGGTGGATGTGGTCAGTTATGGTATGTCCAAGATTGGATGAAAAATAACCCAGGACATGTTCGTCCTAGTGTGGGACATGGTTTAGTTAGAATTCATACTCCTAAAAATAGTTGAAATCAGAATTATTTTGTGTTATTCTGTAAGTATAGAAAAATGATAATGAAAAGGAATAATCATGTCGGATCATAAATGTGAGGTAGTTCCAGTAGTGTTGGAAAAGCATCCAAATGCCGATGCTCTTTCCATTGTGAATGTGTTTGATGGATACCAGGTCTGTGTGCGTACGGCAGATTGGACGGGAGTCGATGTGGGGGTTTATATTCCTCCCGATTCTATAGTTCCTGATACCGAACAATTCAAATTCCTTGAGGGACATTTGCGAATTAAAGCTAAGAAACTTCGTGGTATTGAAAGCTATGGTCTATTAGTTCCTGTTCCGTTAATGGATGACCCCATTGGATGGAATAAGAAAGAATTTGAAATTGGAGAGGATCTTTCTGAGGAGATGGGAATCAAACACTATGAACCTGAAATGTCCTCATTCATTAAACGGTCGGTAGGTAATTTTTCTGATCCACCTCCCATCGCCGGTTCCATTTATGATATGGAAGCCTGGAAGAAATACGGACATGAATTTGTGGATGGAGAAGAAGTTGTAATTACTGAAAAGATCCATGGTACAAATTCAAGATATACATTCCAGAATGGACGAATGTATTGTGGATCTCATAATACATGGAAGAAACAAGATCCTGATGGTACGACTCAAAATATTTATTGGAACATACTTACAATCCATCCATGGGTAGAAGCGTTTTGTCGTTTGAATCCGAATGTTATTTTGTATGGAGAAATTTTTGGTGAAGTGCAGAAAGGTTTTAATTATGGCTCAACTCAAGACAATCCTTACCAGTTTCGTGCTTTTGATGTGTACGCCGGTGGGCGTTTCCTTGATTACGATGATGCTCTTGGCAACGCCAGCAGTGATTTTTTGGTTCCCGTCCTCTACCGGGGACCATATTCTTCTGAGGTTGTTGTAAAGCATACATCCGGTTTAACTACATTAGGACGAGGACATATTAGAGAAGGTGTTGTTATTAAACCCACCAAGGAACGTTATAGTGAAAGATTACGGGGACGTCTTATTCTCAAGAATGTATCTATAGAATATTTGGAAGGAAAAAAGAAATGATTAAATTTGAAAAAACGCCGCAATTAAACGATCATACATATGAATCTGGGAATATTCCTCCCGGAAAAACTTTTATGTGCAGGTATAAAAATGATGAAAATGATTGTGATGACTGTCCTAATGCCATTTATATGATGGTAAATCCTAGAATGGATGGGGAGGGAGTATGTGACATCTTGGTTAACCTAAAAACCGGATTAGGTACTCCATGTATACAAGATGGCAAGTATTTGATGTTAACAGATTTCCGCTTTGTAGACATTATGGCAAAGTGTAAAAACGCCTGAAAAATGAAGAACCAAAAAGAACTTATATGGTTAACTGACGACTTGATTGCTCGTCTTAACCATATAAGAAATCGGGCAAATAAACCCGATTTCTCTCGAAAAGAGTGGGAGTTATATATTAACCAGTTTTCGGTGTTAGAAATTGAAACTCTGAAAAATTGGTTGGGAATATAAATAAATGCCTAAAATAAAAACCAAAGTAAAAAAGCGAATCGAGGAAGTTAAAAATAAATATTTCCAGTGGACTTTCGAAGTCTCAGGAACTTATAATCCTGATGGTGACTCTAACTTTTTAGGCAAAGTAAAAGATGAGGCTGGAAGAGTTGTAATGACCATTAAAGAAGATCCAGATTTCAATCAACTCTCACGCCTAATTCGGACATCAAAATATCTAACTAAACCTACCGATATGAAAGGCCTGGCCGAATACATTTGGGATCGTAATTTACTTCCTATGGATCCTGAAGATAAAGCGGAATGGCAAAAGAAAAAGCGTATTCCTATTGACGTTAAGTATATAACCGTCATATAATAGTAAATATGCTTCAAGAAAAACGACAGCTATGTAGAGCTTGTGCTTTAGGTGATAATAAATTGAGCCATAATGGCGATCCCTATTCATGCATAAATGGAAGAGAAGAACTGATTAAATATCTTCCCGCAAAAGAACAATTGGTACAATTGTTAATACACGAGAGATTATCACATGATATGTTGGAATATATTGAAGCACTGGCAAAAGAAAGAAATAAAACTCCGATTGAAATTATTCGTGAGGAAGGATTAAATTTACTAGAAAATATTTAGCAGCCGTGGCTGCGTTATATATTTTCTAGTAAGATTCATTTTTGTTTGACATCCTAAACGAGGTATGATACAATGGTAGTGAAGAAGAAAGCTAGTCAGTTGCGTGTAAATGATAAGATTTTAGGCAATACAAATTATTATATTATTACATCTGTAAAAAATAGTACTTTTACCGGAAGTACATATCCAGTTATTGAAGTAGTCGATGCCTTTGGAAATAAAAAGACTATCGAAACTGGATCTAGTGAGAAGTTGCAGGATCATATTTACGAAGTTGAAGTAATGTAAAAATGGAGGGTTGGCAGAGTCCGGCTGATCGCGACTGGTTGCTAACCAGTTAGGCCTCGCAAGGGCCTCATAGGTTCAAATCCTATATCCTCCGGAGGTTTTTATGTAGTTAGTAAGGTGCTTACGTGTTAAATGGCTGATTCAGTCTTGCCAGGAAAGCTACATACGCCCCTATCGTCTAATAGGATAAGGCATTGGTCTTCTAAACCAACAACCGGGGTTCGAATCCCTGTAGGGGTACCAAATTATTTGAAAGGTGAATTATTATGACAATTGACGATGCTCTTATTAGACTCAACCAATTAAAAGAAGATTGGGGAGGTAATGAACCTTTGTTTCTTGTTGATAGAAGAGATAATCGATTATTCAACGAAAGACCTTTGGGTCATAATGACATGTGTCCTCCAACTGGTAAAATTTATATAGGTTATGGATACAATCAAAATGCTTCAATTGACATCTTTGATGATTTTTGGGATTAGGTGAATCTTATGAACGCAAGAACAACGCCCTTCTAAGGCGGGTGTTGGGATATGAAAATTTTGGTTGTTATTTTCCTTGCTCACTATGTGATTTATTAGATGCTAATAAATTTGCATGTGTCATGCAGGTAATGTTATATGATTTTAATAGGGATAACTAGATTGACATTTATGTTTCTTGTGTGATATACTTGATTTGTTGAAAGAAATGGCCCCATAATTCAGTGGTAGAAAGCTCTCCTTATAAGGGGTATGTCGGTGGTTCGAATCCATCTGGGGCTACCATATCAAAATCGAACCTCTACAATATTTAGTAGAGGTTCGATTATATGAAATTTTGTCCTAAATGTAAAAAAGAACGTTCTAAACACGGAATATTTTGTAGTAGATCTTGTGCTAATTCTCGGAAATTTTCCGAGGTATCTTGTCAAAAGAAATCGGAATCTAATAAGAACTGGTATCTCCCGAATATAAAAAATCCTTATTAGAAAAAAGTATTTTCTCAAAAAGAAGTATTGATAAATCCCAAAAGATTAAGCAACAAATAAAAGATGGACGTCTTTGGGAAGAGTTGTGTTATGATCTAAAGAAAGAAAAAGTAAGATTAGAACAAAATGGATTCTGTAATAAATGTGGTTTAAATACATGGTTAAATGAACCAATTGTATTGGAAATTCATCACATTGACCATGATAGTATAAATGATACGCGAGAAAATTTAGAAGGTTTATGTCCTAATTGTCATTCGGTGACAGATAATTGGAGAGGTCGAGGAAAGAAATTTAAACGGAATAAACTTAACAAAAAGAAGATTTCTTCTTTTTGACATTTACACTTTGTTGTGATATATTAGATGAGTATGACAACACACAATTTTGTGGTTGTTTACCATTAGTTCATTATGTAGGTGAATGTTCGCATGCGATATTTTAAAGTTTTGACCTGGTAGCTCAATGGTAGAGCTTTCGGCTTTTAACCGAAAGGTTGTGGGTTCGAGTCCCACCCGGGTCACCAAAAGTTTGTGTCCCTTAGTGGTGAAGGTATAGCCTTCCTCAGCAAAGAATAAACTTTGTCAGGGACCGCCCGTCTTAGACCACGGTAATTACCGTGAATCTAAATCCGTAAAGAAAAAGGAAAACTATATGATTAAATTTGAAACACCGTATCTTGGAAAGGTAATTATCCGATTCAAGCATTATCTTCCAAAAGTTGTTGTCCCTAACCAAAACAATTCTCTGGTTTCAATTGTGAATGGAATTAAGTTAATTCCTGGTCACACCGAATGTATTTTGCAGATTGATTGCGACCAGAATAATCAACCATTGTATCAATTTTTTGGTTTCGCAGATCTTCATCCTTCTGATAATTATAAGAAGGAGACGGGACGAGTTTTGGCTCTTAATCGTGCTGTTGAAGCTATGACCGAATCGGAACTTTTTGGAGATGCAGATTCACGCGCAGTTATGGCTGGATATTATAGTCGTTAAAAGTAGTATGTGGCCTTCGGGCCACTGGAGTATTTTATGAAATTAAAAATTGGTGATCTAATTAAAGCATACCATTCTGGTATTCATGAAGTAACAGTAGAACCCGGATATGCTAAGACTGTTGGGTATAAACAAGTTTATACTAATGAAGGAAAACCTTTTAGGGGTAAAAATTATGTTTGTCATGTGGATTATTGCCGAAAGATTGACCCCGAATGGATTGAAGGGGAAGTTGCAATTCATAAACTAGTTATAAAGCAATTATATGATTTAATTAACCATGTTTGATCTCAGTATTTTTAATCTCGGTAACCATATTGGTACACCTATTCTAATAGGTCAATTAGGTTCTAAAGCATACGGAACAGATACTCCCGATTCTGATGATGATTTCGTGAGTGTTGTTGTTTCACCTCTTTCATATTATATCGGATTAAATTCTTGGGAAAATGACGGTTCGTTAAAGATTGAACGTAAAGAAACACATAATGCTGAATTAACGGCATTTGACATTAAGAAGTTTTTGAAGTTATGTTTGAATTTTAATCCTAATGTGATTCCTCTTTTATATTTACGTCAAAATGATTATGAATTTATGACGTCCGGAGGAATTCGTTTATTGGCCGATCGGTCAGCATTTACCAGTAAAAGAGCTTACAATACAATGATTGGTTATGCCAAATCACAACGTAAAGCTGTTGTGAATGGTGATACCGGTAAATTGGGAATGAAAAGAAAAGAATTAGTAGCAAAGTATAGCTATGATGTTAAATTTGCGAGCCATACTATTCGTATTTTAAAAATGGCCATTGAATTTTTCCGAGAGGGACAATTGAATGTTTATCGGGAGAATGATCGTGATTTGTTGGTTGGTATAAGACAAGGAAAATGGTCTTTGAAACAATGGTTAAATGAAGTAGATTATTTACTTGAACAGGCGCAAAAAGCCGAAGCAGAAAGTAATTTACCAGAAACTCCAGATTACGAAAGGGTAAATGATCTTTGTATGGATCTTATCAAGACTTATGCGTGAAATTACCGGTGATATTTGGGACTTTCACGAACAAGGTTTTCCTATCGTCATAACCACAAATTGTAATATAAATAGCCGACATAATGCGGTAATGGGAAAAGGTATAGCTTCGGAAGCCAAAGAACATTTTCCTGGTTTACCAAAGATGTTGGGAGAACATATCAAATGTTTTTATGATGCTGTAAAATATTTTCCCGAATTTAATTTATTTGTATTACCCACCAAATATAATTGGTGGGAAAAATCTGATTTGGAACTCATAGAACAAGGTGTAATACAATTACGAAAAATAGTTCATTATAAACAGACGGTTATGCCTAAAGTTGGGTTTGATAAAGTTTATATGGTCAGACCTGGTTGTTCTAATGGCCACTTAAAATGGGAAGATGTTAAACCTATTTTAGTAAATAATTTGGATGTTTCATTTTTTGTAGTAGAAAAAAGAACTTGACAAACCAAGTATTTTTTAGTATACTAGAATAGTTGAACAAAATATTGAGAATTTAGAAAGAAGGAATATTATGAACTTTAAAAGAGCATTATCAATTTTGGCAAAGTTTTTCGTAATGAATGAAGAAGCATTTTCTCATGCCTTGTCCAAGGCAACTATTATTGCCTGGGCCGAACAGGTTAAGGAACAGACAGTCCAAGAGCTAGGCGATGTGTATCAGTTGACACAACAGCAACATGCATTTTTAATTGGTGAAATTTTTTCTTTCTAAGGAATATTAATGGCACAACATAGTTGTAGTAATCCGCGTTGTAATGATTTGGCTTCTGGAAGAAATTTATTTTGTGCGAAATGCTGGTTTCATATTCCAGATGGTCATCGAGAAGAAATCCGAGGTGACACCGAAAAGGCAGTTCACACATTGCGCGCCCATCCTAGCCGTGAGTGGCTTTCACGGGCACTGAAGTATATTACTGAACCACGAAGGCCGGCGCCCGCAGCTTCTGTACTATAAAAGAAATTGCGTCTTATTGAATTTTGAAGTATTATTGAGGTCGTAAATAAATGGAACATGGAACCTGCTTCGGCACAGACACTGTACCAGCCTCAATAAAGGGAACGATAGACACATTTGATATATCGTCTAGTGGCAGGACATTGCCCGTGAATAGGGTGAAAATGGTGGGTTCGAATCCCCGTATATCTTTTAGCCTTTAAAAGCTATTATTGTGGAACAAATATAAATCGGTGCACCGATTTATAAGTGAGATCCGTCCCGCCGCGGTTTTATATATTATTGTAGTAATCTAACACCAAGAGAAATTTAGGGCTATGGAGATGCACGGGGTGTCTACTTCATTTGCAATGAAGAAAGCAGATCGGTTCAATTCCGATATGGTCCACCAATATTTGTCTGTGGCAAAGTGAAGTCAGTTTAGTTTCCACCTAACTGTAGGGTTATAACCAGCGACTAAACGTAAGTCGCAACGTACAGTAGACAAATCGGATGAGTTGATTAAGCATTGGATGCCGAAGAGGTCGAGGCGATGGTCTGCAAAACCATTCTTAGAGAGTTCGAGTCTCTCCCTTTGCTCCATAAATAGTGTATTAGAGAAATAAAAATGTCACAAAAAACGAGAGAGCAATTCAAAGACGATAATAAGCAACTTCGCTGCCAATTACGGCAGTCGCAACGTGAAGTTCACCAATTACAAGCGGATATTCTTGATCTTGAGGAACTCCGTGATGAAAGTTTAGACGAACAAGAAGATTTGGTTGAGGATTTAGAAAAAGAATTGACCGTATTAAGACAAGATGTAGAAAGTTTGGAACGTGATTTAAATACAGAAACTGAAATTGTAGAACAATTGCGAACTGAGTTGAAAACTTCAGAAGATTCGAATACTTCTCTCCGTGATGAAATTTCTGAATTGGAAGAAGAGGCCGAAAATTTAAGATACCAACTTGAAGATTTGGAATCTGATAGTAATGAATGTGAAGAATTGCGCGAAGAACTTGCAGATGCTAATCAGGACATTGATAATCTTCAAGAACGGATTAAAGAACTGAATTCCGAACGTACGGATGCTATGGATTCTGTCGATTATCTTCAAGAGGAAGTCGATTCTCTTCGTGATGAACTTGTAAATCTTCGAGATGATGAATGTATTCATGAAGACGAAAATACCGCTCTTCAAGATGAAATTGACTCTCTTCGAGACGAAAATAACTCTCTTGAACAGGAAAATAGGGAACTTGGAGAGGAAAATGTTAGACTTTTAGGACAACTAGAAGATTACGAATCTCTTTAGTTTTATGTAGTCCGAAAGGACTACGGGGGTAGTTTATATCCTCTCGTAGAACGGTAAAATCACTCCGTTCCATCTTTAGATGGATAGATGGTCGAGTCGTGACGATCCGGGAGGGCCAAATATTATGGCCGTGTAGCAGAACTGGTACTTGCGCGAGACTCAAAATCTCGGTCGAACTAAGATTCATTGTGGGTTCGAATCCCACCATGGCCACCAAATCTCGAAATTAAAACTTAATAAGAGTGTAAAGCATGCCTTACTACGATTATGAATGTACGAAATGCCATAAGCAATTTGAAGTTTTTCAGCATATGGTAGATGAACCTTTTACCGAATATCGGCATTTAGATAGATATCTTTGTACTTGTAATGGACCTGTTGTTCGGAATATATCCGTACCTTCGTTAAAATTTATAGGTAAGGGGTTTTTCGTTAATGATTATCCCAAGGACAGCAAATGCTGAATTGGCAGTTAGATTATTATCGTTAAGTTATGGATATGAAAAAGAAGTAAAATTGACAATGAAACAAGCTGCCGATTTATTAATTTGGATTCAAGAAGTAGACAAGTATTTAAAGAAACAAGTTTAGAGAGTAACCGCAACCTATTCGGTATTAGGGATTATTAGTGGTAATAGGATAACACTAATATATAACTCCTGCTCTCTATTAAATTTAAATGCCACAGTAACTCAGATGGTAGAGTGCCACACTTGTAATGTGGATGTCGGGGGTTCGAAGCCCTCCTGTGGCTCCATTTATTTCGGGCCGGCCGCCAAGCGACCAGCCCGATTTCTCTTATTGCTTTCCCCACAAAAAATTGATATAATGAGAATATGAAAAAAGAAAATTTGCTGCCTTCGGGCACGCGTGTTAAAGTACATTCTTTAGGTGACGGAAAAATTGGATATGGCACCGTTTGCGGAGTCTATACAGCGGATATACATCCAAATTTTGCCATATATATTGTCTGGATGGCTCCAAGTAATCCTTGGAAAGATTATATGAATGGATATACTTGCATTACTGTTCCTAATGTCTGTTTATCTGTGGTATAATTATGAAAAGAGAATTTCTATGTAAATTTAAGGACAATCGTCCTCATGAGGTATATTATGGGGAATCTCTATTTGAGGTTTGGTACACATATATTCATGTACGCGGTTCCGAGTATATCGAACATATTATTTCTATTGAACGTGTGTGGTAGAATATGAAATTCCCAACATTATATCATAAAGGAAAAACTGGTGCTTTGGTTCAATGGGATATTTGGACCGAAGGAAGTACAATTTTTGCGCGACATGGACAAGTTGGAGGAAAACTTCAACTTACTCCCGGTATCGTTTGTGTGGGAAAAAATATCGGAAAAGCAAACGAAACTACTCCTTCTGAACAAGCTGATGCCGAAGCTAAAGCTATGTGGACGTTCAAGGTTGAACGGAAATATAGCGAAACACAAGAGGATGCTCAGGAAGAAGTTTTTCTTCCAATGTTGGCACATGACTATAAAAAGTTGACGGATAAAGCAAAGTCAAAGATTTCTTACCCAGTTGATGTTCAACCAAAACTTGATGGTGTCCGTGCCATGGCATTTTGGAGTGATGGACGTGTCGTGCTTTTCACTCGTGGTGGAAAAGAATGGATTGCACCAAAACACATTATTAAAGAACTTGAGAAGAAAATGCCACAGGAAATGGTTCTTGATGGAGAATTATATATCCATGGTGTTGATTTTGAATCATTAACCTCTTGGGCAAAGAAGATTCATCCCGAAACGAAAGATTTACAATTCCACATTTTTGATATGCCCATTAATGAAATGGGTGCCCGGCAGCCTTGGTTTCAACGAGCTAAAAATTTAAAGAAATTTTTTACAGTTAACACCTTTAGTCATTCGGTGTTAGTTGATTGGGCAACGGCGAAAAGTGAAAAAGAAATTCTTCAAATGGAAGAAAATGCACTCGAACAAGGATATGAAGGTGTTATTGTTCGAACACTTAAAGGTGACTATATCTTTGGACATAGATCTAAGGATCTTTTAAAGGTAAAAACATCGCAGGATGCTGAGTTCAAAATTATTGGTTTTGACCATGGGGTGGGTAAGTTTTCCAAAGCTATTGTTTGGAAATGTGAAACAAAAGAAGGAAAACCATTTAACGCTACTCCAAAAGCAACACAAGCTATTCGGGAAAAATTATATTCTGAAGGAAAGAAACATGTTGGTAAGTGGTTGAAGGTGAGATTTCAGAATTATACAGTAGAAGGTAAACCTCGATTTGGTAGAAGTTTGGGTTTTCGTGATCCCATTGATATGGACTAAATAAATATATGAAAACCTTTCGAGAAATATTTCGAGAATCAATACAGGCAACATTATTGAATTCTTATGGATATAGAGGTCCCTATCGTGGCGCTGATGGACATAACTCATTTATCTTAGATGAACATATTGAAATTTTAATTGATCTTCCTGGAAATGAGTGGCACTATGTTGTCGATGGTGTTGTAAAAATTGTTGGTCATTTGAATGACCAATCATTGGTTGATTTCCTTCGAGGGAAAATAACTCCTCAAATGGAAACTGAAGAAACAGAAGATAATCGCTTAGCTAAAGCTAAGATATATGAACCTGATGGTGGTACATATTCAAGTACACCATCTACACCAGGAGATTCTTAAATGAAAACGAATTATGAAATTGTGTCGTTATTACTTTTTGTACTTTTTGTTGTATTGATGTCTGTTGGTTGTTTTTTTGTGGGTGGAATAGCTGCGGGATTAATAGTTGCATCAATACTTGTTTTAATTTTAGCTCTTGTGATTCATGCGATATATGAATGAAATGAATGACCAATTAGCAGATTACTTTTTCTTTTTTCTCTTGCGAGATCATCTTCCGGCGGGAGCAATAGCAGAAGCATTACAAGATGCCGAAAAATCTCTCGCGCAAGAAGTAATAAAAGATACCTTAATAACAGAAGGTATGTTAAATCTAGCTTCGAAATTTACAGATAGATTTTTTGTGAAACAAATATGAATTGTTACGTCCTCATGAGGAACGATACGGGACAATATTACCGCGGTAATAATAAACCAATGTTTAAAGACCGATGGACGATGGATATAGAACAAGCAAAGAAATATAAACGTAAAGGTGATATTTCAAATGCGGTATCAATGATGCGTGACTATTCCAAAAAAGCGACAAAAATATTACATTTACGGTGTACGTATATTCTTTAGTGTACGCAGATGAATACCAAATCTAGAGTAGTACATTGCAAAAAGGAACCATATGATGTTTATATTGGCCGTCCTAGTATTTGGGGAAATCCTTTTTCTCATATGGCCGGAACCCTAGCAGAGTTCCGTGTTAAAACCAGAGAAGAAGCCATCGAATGCTTCGCAAAATGGATCGAAAACCAACCCGGACTTATGGGACGTTTACCTGAACTCCGTGGGAAAGTTTTAGGTTGTTGGTGTTGTCCAAAAGCTTGTCACGGGGAAGTACTCGTGAGGCTTGCAAACAATGTATAAATAGTTGTGTAGTTAAATCAACTGGCTTTAAGCAGATGAGCACTTAGCCAGTGTGCTGAGAAAAGGACAAAATGATGTATCAAAGTGGCCTAGTTGCCGTTATTAAAGTTGGAGGCAAAGTTCTCCGCGAAGACCGGGGAGAAGTTTGTATTCCTTTTGGTTCAGAGTATTCGATTCTAGTAAAGAATCTAAAGGTACAGAGAGTTAAAATTAGAATAACCATTGATGGTGATGATGCCTTCGATGGAACAGAAATTGTAATTCCCGCCCATTCAGAGGTTGAATTGGAGAGATTTATTCGCAACGGTAATTTCTCATCTGGTAATCGTTTTAAATTCATCGAACGTATCGCGGATATTGAAGAGTTTCGTGGCGTTAAAGTTGATGATGGTTTAATTCGAATCGAATACTGGACAGAGAAAGTTCATAATCCATATGTATTGGTAAATAACGCTTGGAAACATGAATTTGGAACAAGCTATTCAAATCCTTGGAGAAGTGGATTTCATAATTTCGATTCTTTGGATTCAGGACAAGTAAAATCTCGTGGTATTACCGGATCGAGTTCAGACCCGTTTTTAAATTCTTGCCATACAATGAATTATTCCAGTGATGTGAATGCACGAGGAATTGAAATTAGCGCTTGTAATGTTACTAGATCATTCACTCCACCTAAGAATGAGAATGGCATTACTGTGGGCGGTGGCCAGAGTAATCAGAGATTTGCGACAGTAGAATGGTTTGAAACAGAACCACAGAGTGAAGTACTTTTATTGCATTTAGTGGGAAAGATTTCAACAACAAAAATAGAAACCCCCATTACGGTAGATATGAAGAAACAATGTCCCACATGTGGAAAAATGGGGTTAGGTAGGTTTTGTTCACGTTGTAGTACAGCTTTAAATTGGATTTAATTTATTCCTCAATAGCTCAATGGTAGAGCTTTCGACTGTTAACCGAAGGGTTGTAGGTTCGAATCCTACTTGAGGAGCCAAGTTTTGTGAAAGATAGACTAACAAGGAACATAGGGAGCCCTTAAAGCCTAATTATAAGTATGGATGCATACAGAACATAAATAAATGGCAGCTAGGAGCGGGGTAAAGCGGACCGCAATCCGTAATCTCAGGTGAAATCCTTTCACAATGAAAGATATACATGAATTTTTTGAAAAAGATAATAAATTTGATTCTGTGTATAATTTCGTTTTTGACTAAATATAACAGAGTTAAACTTGTAGCAACAATCGAGGGAAATATGTCAACACAATTAGTAGCAGGACAAGTAGCAACAGTTAAGTTGAGCGGTTTGGATGTAAAGGGAGATGTAGCTCCTGTTTATAATCTAGCTGGCTCTGTGGCCACGGCCGATGCCGCGGTATTAGCAGTTACAGTTAACGCAGACGGCACTTTGTCTGTAACATCTCTAGGACCAATAGGAGCAGCAACAGTGACATTTACCGCCACTGATGCTGCTGTAAATGGGAATGTTTTATCAACAACTCTTGAATTTACTGTAGTAGCAGGACCTGCTGTGCAATTAGTAGCAACCGTTGTTTCTGTAGCGTAGTAGTAAAATGATGTTGATAGTTTACCGACTATTGACATCCGGTGTAGTTAATGATACAATGAAATTGTGAAGATAATCAGACTTGGCTTTACTGGCACCAGAAAAGGAATGACTGAAAGGCAAAAGAAAGAATTGTCTCTTTATTGCCGTTTATGGCAAAATTCTGGTAAAACAATTGAATGGCATCATGGATGTTGTATTGGTGCCGATGTAGAATTTGATAATATCGTTCGTAATTACGAACGATATGGCCATTTACATCCTTCTAACAATACAAAAACATTTGTTGATTGTTTTGAAAATGGTGATATTCTTTATCCAGAAAAACCACCATTAGTAAGAGATAGGGATATTGTGAATGCTGTTGAAATTTTAATTGCTGCCCCGTATCAAGAAAAAGAAATAATTCACAGTGGAACTTGGACAACTGTTCGTTATGCGAAACAAAAAGGTATTGAGATTATTATTTTAAAAAGGTAAAATGTAGCCACGTAGCCCAATTGGTATAGTCCTTGCCTTAGAAGCAAGTTAGTGTGGGTTCGAATCCCACCGTGGCTACCAAATATTATGGCAAAAAAGAACGAAAAACAAAAACGGTTTATCATTCATGAAAAATTAACAGAAGGATCTGAAACTACTAATAAAATTGGTTCTTATGACACATATGAGGAAGCTTGCAATACGGTAGAAAGGCTTCCCGTTTCTAGAATTCCGTTTTGTTCTATTGAAGATACTGGTGTTATTTCATGAAAGCATTAGATGTATTTAAAAGACCTGTTAGTGTTGGAGATTTTGTAGCTGCTGCTACGACATGTTGCAAAAGCACATCTCTTAGAGTTGGAAAAGTTATCAATATTACTGAACAAGGAAATGTGTCCATTAAACTGCCAGGAAGAAAATGGGTAAACAAAACCAATTGTATTGGATTTCCAGTGCATGGATATGTAGATGCATTGGTTTCAGTAACAATACATGCGGGTAAGTTTATTATCATTTCTCCGGATTCTCTACCGGAAGATTTCAAAAGTAAATTGATATAATAGTTTCGGGAGTTTCGTCTAATGGGAAGGATTCCTCCCTCCAAAGGAGTAAGACGGGTGTTCGAGTCACCCAACTCCCGCCATGGTTAATATTATGGAAACATACGAAAAAATTGATAAATTGCGGAATGTTTTGGATTTCTTAGTTGATACTCTGTCTAATAAGAAAATTATTACAAGAGAAGAAGCCAAAAGATTCCATGAAGCATTGGATCGGGCTACAGAATAAATAGTTTTATGGCAAAAATAATCGAAGCCCCAAATGTAGATACGAATAACCATATAAAATTATACTATACCATTTTCCTTGCTGGTTCCATTGAAAACGGAAAAGCAGAAAACTGGCAAGAAAAGCTAATAGAGACTCTTGTTAGATTTGATAATATAGTGATTCTCAATCCTCGCCGTAAACATTGGTCAGAACTAGAAAAGAATAATTTACGTTTTCAAATTGCATGGGAACAAGAAGGAATTGAAAAATCAGATCTTGTTGTTTTTTATTTTCATCCTGCAACCCAAAGTCCTATTAGTTTACTAGAATTGGGGCAATGTTTGGGATCTCATAAAAAAGTTATTGTTTATTGTCCACCAAATTTTTTCCGTTATACGAATGTGGAAATTACTTGTGAGCGGTATAGCATTAAACCTCACAAAGATTATCAGGTATTTATTGCGGATATTATTAGTCATATATCGAGGTTTGCATGAAGCCATTAACATTTGCAGATTATAATAAAGAAGTTAGAGATTTCCCAGGTGTCGTTATTCTATTTTTTACAGCACCATGGGCCATACCGGCCTTAAAAACTGCGTCATTTCTACGTTCATCAAATTTAGAAATTAAAATATTTTCCGTAGATTATGATTCCCAACGAGAATTGGTATCACTATTTTCAGTTAGAGAATTACCTTTTGTTTACTGTTTACGAAATGGACAGGTTAATTCATTCGCATGGCATTGCGAAACGGAATCTGAGTTGAAAGAATTATTGAAATGATACGCGGAGCAAATAAAACACCACTCACATTTTTGGTCCTAATTTTGTGTTCGTTATTACAAACAACACCAGAACGAAGTGAGATGTACCAAGATTTGTGTGATTCATTAGGTGAACGTAGAGTGTTGAATAAAATTAATACCTTGGAAAAACATGGTTACGTTGATATCGGTGTTTCAACCAGAACCGCTTGGATCAATTCTAACGGAAAAGAGTTGTTAGATGACCTTAGAAAAATTTTTAGTCCTAAATAAATCAATCCTTTGTATTTCAGTTGCCGCTTCTCTCCTGGTTGTAACTCCCTTTATCGTTAACCGCCAATTGACAGCTTTTCGAAATGATGTTAATATACAATTGAGTAGTTTACGAAACGATTCTAAAACATTGATTAATGAGCGGGCCGATAGTCTCCAATCGACTGTCGTTACTCTCTTCGATAAGACTAACGATAGAGTAAGTTCCCTTGAAAGGAATACGTTTAATTTAGCAAATGATTTACGTGAAGATTCCTTTGGTGCGATTGGAGATGTTCGTAAAGATTTATTTGCGCGGGTCGATACATTAGGTGGTACTCTAAATTCTAATCTCAATACGCAAATGTCTTCCTTGAATTCAACAATTGGAGATGTTGCTAAACCATACAAAGAGATGCCTGGTGTATTGGCTACACGGTTTGATAGGCAAACTGATTGTGACCATAACGCTTTATGTTGGCAAAATTTAACAACAGATGTTTTAACTAATTTCCGTTTTACTGGAAGAGATTTGAGTACTTCAGCAAAAGTTTTTAGTGATGGATTTCCGGTTATAGAAACCGGTATACAAACATCGGTAACCAATTTTGCGTCTATAACTACAAATATTAATAAATTGACCACTCCAAAATGGTATGACAGACTTTTAGGTTATGGATTAAATGGTGTAATGATTTATCGAAATTTGAATCCCGTTACTAATTTGACAGTTAAGGGAACGCAAGTGATATCTTCGTTGAAATAAATACTAATATAGGAATGGCTGATTGAATGACGACAATTTATAATGGTTTAGTCCAAAAAACATCAGAAGGACAACAACCAATGTTGGAACAAACATCATGGGTAAAGATAAACAAACAATGCTATACCCTTGTCGACCAAAGTTTTAAAGTTTTTGCAATAATTACTACCGCTTATGATACAACAGATGGAGATGAATTATGTATTTGGGATGTAGAAATCGAAGGTGATGAATTTGGTTCTTATATAAGTTTGTACGCTGCAAAATTGGCAGTTCAAGAGGCCATAGCTCAATACGATGCGAAAGTAGCGGCGCAACAAAATCGGAAACAAAAGAAAAAGACTGTAGCAAAAAAGAAGACTGTAGAAAAAAAGAGTGTTAGTAGGAAATAAAATGAAAACATATGTCGTGGAATTAGAACGTAATTTACAATTAGTGCGTGTTGACGCATATAATATGGAAAGACTAGATGGTGATTTGGTTTTCTATAATAAATGCTATGAAGTGGTTGCGGCCTTTTCTAAAGGAAGTTGGAGCGTAGTTTTAAGTTCTTGACATTTTTATCGTAATTTGCTATATTATTATTAATGAGTCGAGTATACACTAATTGCCAGGTTTCAGGCAATCAAATCCTCCTAAAAGAAATTGAAGACGGAAAACGAAAGAGATACAGAGTTGATTATAAACCAACTCTGTATGTCTCTGGAAAGCCAAATAGTACTTGGCATACATTGTCTGGGTTGCCTGTCGAACCTCTCCAATTTGGAAGTATAAAAGAAGCACGTGAATTCGTGAAGATGAATGGGGAAGTTAAAGACTATCCTCTTTACGGAAACACAATGTTTCAATATGCCTTCATTTCGGATGAATATCCAGAGCATGAGATACATTATAACATAAACGATATTTGTATTATTTCTTTGGATATTGAGTGTGAAAGTGAAAGCGGTTTCACACAAGACGCAGCACAAGAAACTCCGGAACGTATCAATGTAATTACCATTAAAGAATTTGGAAAAGATATGTATTATGTCTTTACTATTTTGGATGGTGATATCTACAATTCTTCCAATTGTTTTGTTCCCAAAAGTAAAAACATAACACATTATGAATATGACTCTGAAGCAGAAATGCTACAGGGTTTCCTTACTTTTTGGCGTAAATTAGATCCCGATATTGTTACTGGATGGAACTCCAGATTCTTCGATATTCCTTACATTTATAACCGAATCGTAATGCTATTCGATGAAAAAATGGCCCGCAAATTATCTCCTTGGGGACAAGTTCAGGAAGAAATTGTTAATTTCATGATGCGGGATCATAAGTGTTATGCCATTAGCGGTATTTCACAATTAGATTATCTTCAGATCTATCGAAAAAATGTACTTGATCCGCGCGAGAACTACAAATTAGATCATATCACTAAAGTAGAACTAGGTGAAGGAAAAGTTGATTGGCGCGAAAAATACGACACAATGAAGGAATTCTACCATAAAGATTTCCAATGGTTCGTAGAATACAATATCCAAGATGTTCGTTTGATTGAGATGTTGGAAAAGAAACGCTCATTGATAAATCTTATCGTCAATGTTGCGTATATGACCAAGACCAATTATGTGGATGTTTTGGCACAAACCCGTATCTGGGATGTATTCATTTACAATTGGCTTAAAGAGGAAAAGATTGTTATTCCTCAAAAAGAATTCCAGTTTAAAAATGACCAATTTGTTGGTGCATATGTTAAAGACCCCCTACCTGGTTTATACAATAATGTGGTATCATTTGACGTAGCATCTCTTTATCCAAATATCATTCGTGTTTTGAATATTGGACCAGAAACTAAAAATACCGACCATCGTTTACAATTAACTCCTGAAGATTACCTTAATGAAACGGATAATTGGGAAGAAGCATTTGGTTATGCGACTTCGAATAATTGTAGTATAGCATCAAATGGAGTTTTCTACAGTAAGGAAAAATTAAGTTTTTATAGTCGTATGGTTGCGACTTTGTTTACCAATAGAAAGAAATACCAAGCTGAAGTTAAAAAAGCAAAGAGTGAACTGGAAAATTGTGCTGATCCAAAACGTAAAGAAGAACTTGGAAATATTGTAGCATCATTCGACATCAAACAAAAAGCTACCAAAATTATGATGAATTCGTTGTATGGTGCTTTTGGTAGCCAGTATTTTAGATATTACGATTTAGATAATGCGGTGGCTGTTACAGCCACCGGCCAATTTATAATTCAGTATATCCAACAGGGAATAAATGAATATTTCAATGATCTATTCAAGACTGATAAAGTTGATTTTGTTATCTATTCCGATACAGATTCTGTTTACGTTTCTTTAGATAAAATTACCCAACATGTTTTTAAAGGGAAAAAGATAGAAAAAGTCAAATTGATCCAATTTATGGATAAAATCTGTAAAGATAAATTGGAACCAAAAATTGATAAATTATTTGAAAATATAACCCATTCGTTTATTAATGGCATGCGTGCTGAGAAACCTATTCTTAGTATGAAGCGCGAGGTTATTTCTGATCGTAGTATCTTTGCTTCCAAAAAACATTACATTTTACAAGTATGGAATTCAGAAGGGGAAAATTATTATGAATGTGATGATTGCCATAATAAGTTCTCCGGTTTTTCTGAGGTAGCACCACATTGTAATAAATGCAAGAGTGAAAAAACCAAACGAGTACCCAAATTAAAAATTATGGGTTTCGATATGGTTAAATCAAGTTTGCCACAATTTTCAAAAGATGCTATGAAAACAGCGGTGAACATTGTTATGACCGGTACTCAAAGTGAATTAGCGGATTATATTGAGAGTACTAGATTGAAATTTATGAAATTGCCGGTAGAGGATGTTTCTTGTCCTCGCGGCGCTAATAATCTTGAAAAGTGGAGTGATGACGAAGATACGTATACAAAAGGAACACCTCTTCCCGTAAAAGGTGTTTTACTCTTCAATGAATATTTGGTTAAATTAGGATTACAAGCCAAATATCCACCAATTGCATCTTCAGAAAAAATTAAATTTGTTTACTTAAAACAACCAAATCCGATACATGATAAGGTTATAGCATTTAATGGTAAACTTCCTGAAGAATTTGGTTTGCACAAATATATTGACCACAACAAAATGTTTGAGTTAACAATATTGCAACCTATTTCAAAAATTTTAGATCCAATTGGTTGGTCTACAGAAAAATCCTACGATATGGAAAAATTCTTTAAATAAAAAATGGAAAAAGAAATTTTAAAACAAACAGAAACCCCCACGATAATTTGGCCACCTAATACTGTAAAAGAAGTAGTTAAAATGCGAGATTTTGGAACAGGTGCCACCCGTGATAATGAAGACGGAAAATTAGATTTTGAAGCATGTTGTAGTCCACTTGTGGAAGAACGTTTTGCTGAATATATGTTACAATGTAGTTATCTGCCTGATGGTACTAGGCGAGCAGATGATAATTGGCAAAATGGGATTCCCAAAACCTCGTACATGAAATCACTCAAACGTCATATTCATGATGTGTGGAAGCTTCATAGAGGATATAAAACAACAGACGGAAAGACTGGTAAACCAGTTGATATGGAAACAGCTTTATGTGCCGTTCTTTTTAATGTCAATGGTTATTTACATGAGATTTTGAAAGAGAGAAAATGATATGCAGCAAATTACGGAATTGACTGGTGAAGCTTTATATAATCGTGAATTGAAAAGTGGGACGCCAAATGGATCTTATGAAAAGGGAACATATATGGTTACATACACTGGTAAGCATATTTTTCCTTTAGATCCAAATCCCGATGATATCGATATTAAAGATATCGCACATGCTCTATCAAATAATTGCCGTTTTGGTGGGCATGTGAGACAATTTTATTCTGTTGCCCAACATTGTGTAATTGTTAGTCAGTTATGTGAACCTGAAAATGCTCTTGGTGGTTTATTGCATGATGCATCCGAAGCATATTTGAGTGATATTATTCGTCCGGTAAAGTATACCGAACGAATGAAGGGATATTTAGAAATTGAACGCCAATTAGAAAAAGTAATTGCTAAAAGATTTTCTATACCTTTCCCCATGACGGAAGATATTAAATATGCGGATGACATGGCATTGATTGCTGAAGGATATGCATTATTCAAGCCTATTCCTGATTGGGTTTTTCGTAGATTACAAGGTTCTGGATTATCTGAACCATTGTACCAACTTGAAACTTGTTGGACACCCCTAGTTGCGAAGGGTATGTTTTTGAAACGTTTTATGGAATTAAAGGGTGTTAAAATTTCTGTTCCCACACAAGAGGAGATAGATGCCGCGACCAAAGAAAATTAAAGAAAAAAAGGTAAAAATACCTAAAGCTCCCCGAGAAAAAAAAATCCAAAGAATTAAGAAAGTTGCTTCAAATGATGGATTCTTTTCCTCATTAGTTGCAGCAACCGGAAATGAATTAGCATCGGCAGCATCGAATGGTATTGCTGCGGGTGATGTTACCGGATGGATCGACACCGGTGTTTATTACCTAAATGCCCAATTATCGGGTTCATTGTATGGTGGTATTCCCGATAATAAGATTGTTGTGTTTGCGGGTCTGTCAGGTGTAGGAAAAACTTTCTTTGTGTTGAGCATAGTAAAATATTACCTCGATACGCATCCTACTGGTGGTGTAATGTTTTTTGAGAGTGAAAGTGCTATTTCCAAGAAAATGTTGGAAGATCGTGGCATTGACACTAAGAGAGTATTCATTATTCCCGTTTCTACAATCCAAGAATGGAGAACACAGGCCCTTAAAGTTTTGGCGAAATACAAGTCTGTGGCCGAAGAGAAACGCCAACCAATGTTGTATTGCTTGGACTCTTTGGGTATGTTGTCTACCACCAAAGAGATGGAAGATTCTGAATCGGGTTCAGAAAAAGCGGATATGACCCGAGCCAAGATAATTAAGGCAGCATTCCGAACACTGACATTGAAATTAGGTGTTCTTGGTGTTCCATTTATCATAACAAATCACACCTATGAGACACAGGGATTATTTTCTAAGAAAGTTCAAAGCGGAGGTTCCGGCGTACAATATGCGAATTCAATGACCGTGATGCTCGGTAAATCAACCGAGAAAGAGGGAGATGAAGTTGTTGGTGCCGTCCTCTACAGTCAATTAGAAAAGGGACGTCTCACAAAAGAGAAAACCAAAATTGAAATCAAACTGAGATATACAACAGGATTGGATAGGTATTACGGTTTACTAGATCTTGCTGAGAAGTACGGTATCGCCGTCAAAAAGAAGAAGGATAAAGATCCTTCCGATAAGAAGAAAACTGGATTAGAAGCCTTGAAGGAAAAGAAAAAGGCGAAGAGTGGAGATTTCACTATGGGAGGCCAAACGGCTTCAGATAAGGAAATTTACGCAAATCCTGAAAAGTACTTTACACCTGAGGTTATGGCTGATTTAGAAATTGCCGCAGCTAAAGAATTTAATTATGGTATTTCTGTTGAGATAGGTGCCACGGATGAGGAACCCGTAATAGAACAAGATGAACTCTAAAATATTACCAGACGGATATTACACGCGCGATGAAGCAAATCCTTACCTCATTAGGCTCCGTATGGGGCCTTTTGAGGGCCTTTTGATTCAGATTTGTGAAGGAATCAAAATTCGAAAAGAAATTTTGACTTCCACCCCACAACTGTTGTATGATTATCGTATACTTCATTATGGGCATCTTAGTGCTCATGAGTGCGAAACTTCTAAATCTCTTTCCCGTATTATTGCTGCCATTGCTGTAGAATTGGTTTCTGTTGACATACAGAATGGAACTAAAATAGAAAGCGTCACATGCCCGAGTCCCGGATCGAAACGATAATTCTAAAAAACCTTTTTAATAATGAAGATTACACGAGAAAAGTAATTCCTTATCTTAAGGAAGAATATTTCAGTTCTGAAGAAAAAATCATATTCCGTCATTCAAATAAATTTATTTCTGAGTGGAATAAATTACCTACAGTTTCTTCTATCGCAGTTTCTGTTGATGGAGATAAAGGTGTTGGTGAAGACACTTATAAAGAAGTTCTTGAAGTATTAGAAAATTTAGAAACAAATGAACCTGTTGATTCAGAGTGGTTGGTAAAACAGACTGAAGAATTTTGTAAAGAAAAGGCATTGGCAAATGCTGCATTCGCCGCTGTTGGTATCCTCGAAGGCAATAATAAAAAACTAGACAAAGGTGCCATACCAGGAATATTTGAGGATGCATTAGCTATTAGTTTTGATCCCCATATAGGACACGATTATATAGAAGATTCGGAATCTCGATATGACAAGTTACATGAATCGGTATATAAAATACCTTTTGGTGTAGATATTTGTAATAAGGTAACAAAAGGTGGTGTTGCAGCAAAAACATTGAACCTAGTTGCTGGTGGTGTATATGTGGGAAAAACATTGTTCTTGTGTGATTTGGCTAAAAATTATATTTGTAATGGAAAAAATGTTCTGTACATCACACTAGAAATTAGTGAAGAAAATATCGGCCTTCGTATTGATTGTAACCTTTTAGATATATCAATTGATGATGCTGAAGATATACCAAAAGATGTATTCCTAAAACGTGTTGAAAAAGCTCGCGCTAAAGTTCCGGGCAAATTAATAATTCATGAATATCCTGCTACAACAGTTCATGTAAATAATTTTAGGGCATTAATACATGAACTTAAATTGAAGTTGGATTTTATACCTGATGTAATTTTAATTGATTACATTGGTTTGATGTTATCTTGCCGTGTTAAACCTAGTGAACCATCGCATGTGATTATTAAATCGGCCGCCGAAGAATTGCGGTCATTGGCACAGGAGTTAGGAATTCCTATTTGGTCTGCGGCGCAATTGAATGCTGAAGGTATGGGGAGTTCATCTCCTGGAATGACAGATACGGCAGGATCAAAAGTTGGATTGATTGCTACTTGTGATCTTATGTGGATGATTGTTTGTAGCGATGCTTTGCGCGAATTATCGCAATTATTGGTTATACAACACAAAAATAGATATAAAGATGCGGCCGATCATCCAAAATTTTATGTTGGTATTGATCGAAAGAAATTTAGATGGTATAATGTCGAACAAAAAGGACAAACTGACCCAGAACATGTTGATCCTTTGGAAGAGGATGCAGAAATTAAGCAAGCGGTTTCAAAAAAGTATGGGATGCAAGCTTATGAAAGTGCATACAAAAACGGCAAAACAGCCCAATTTGGGCCAAGAAAACCATTAAAGGAACGTTTCAAGGAATTTAAGGTATGAAAGGATATTTAAATGGCATTTCAACTTACACCACCGGCAATTAAAAGTATGCTTTTGAGTTTCGGTTATTCAAACGTACAAACTCTTCCATTAGGTGGAAATAAGATTTCGGGATTTTATATCGTTTTAGAATCCAAAAATGTTAGTTGGCGTGCACCAATTTTTGCCTATTTGAGAGATATAAAAATCTTTGGTGAGCCTAAATTAGGCAATTCAGGCAAAAAAGAGCATACATGGGAAACAGATTTTATCGATATTGGTGGATATAGGATTACAGCGGGACTGAAAGAACTTAAAAATATAAAAGTTTCTGCGGGTAAATCTAATGAATTAGTTTTATACCATACTATAAAAGAATATTTGGATCAATATAAAATAATTGATATAAAATTTCAGGAAGGTAATAGGAGATTTTTTCTTATTTCTGGTGTTACTGATGTTGCTGATGTTAGTAAGAAAACTGGGGAACGAAGAAAAAGTGATATAAACCTAACAGGTCAGTTTTCGGGCACCTTCGCACTGTCATTGAAAGAGAAAAAATTTCCTTCTTGGGAAACAGTAGAAACCTACTGGAAAGACAAACATAATGTTTTGGCTTATGCGATTGCTAATCAAAAAACTAAGGTAGAAACTATTGGTACAGAATTTTCTTTATCCCAAAGTATAGCTGTAAAATGTAAACCATTTGAAGCCCAGTCTGTTATTTTCGGTTCAGATATTCATGATAAAGGACTAATACTAACACAAACCTGGAAATCAGGTAATTTTGATTGGGATTATAAAAATAGAACACTGATTATCGAAACTGTTGATATAATACATGCTATGAGCGATGTTAGTAGTTCTATGTGGCCCTATTTTCAATTGAGAAATCACAGTGGCCATAAATCAAAATTTCTTCCCGGAGTACATGCTTTAGCAGTTCCTTTTGATAATCTATCGTCAAAGGATGTTATCCTACCTGAAAGTTCTAGGACATATACAAAATGAGACATGATCGATTTATGAATACTGTTTTCCAAATTGCTCAAGAACTTCCTAAAACATCGGACCAGAGAGTTGCGGCAATTATAGCGTATAAGAATAATACCATTTCTGTTGGATGCAATCAACCCAAGACGCATCCAATGGTTGCGCAGAATAACTGCCATGAATGGTGTGAATATCTTCATGCCGAAACAAGTGCAATTATAAATGCATTACGGCAAATTAGTTCTAGAAAATTGGCTAAATGTGTTATGTATGTGTGCCGTGCCAAATATAATAATGGCTCATATACTTGGGGAATTTCCAAACCGTGTATAGACTGTAGGAAGTTCTTGCAGAATTACCCAGTACATCGGGTATATTATAGTACTGAAGAAATAGGAGTATATGAGGTCCTTAAATAAAAAGAAGAAAGTGGTGCGTGGCTCGGAATTGGCCGGATACGGGTATCGCACAAAACAATGTGGTGCTGCTCTTTTAAAGATGACTGAAAAGAGGATGCAACTGAAGTGGAAATTAGATATAGTTTGTGCTGAATATGACCGCTATATCAAGACACAAGAATTAGATGCAAGTTTACTTGGAAATCCATTTAACTATAATCGTTTGAATGAGGACGAACAAGCGTTTGTCTGGGGTTTAACATTGAATGGTGTGGGTGGTGGAGACGATAGTAAAGAAGGATACGAATTTAAAGCCGCCGAATATACGGGAATAAATAAGCGAACAAAGAAATTGAACGCACATTCAATGTCTTTTAATGGTAAGCCGGTATTCGATACTAAACGTAAAACACTGGATTATCTTGCCGATTATTTGTCTCATATTAAAGGTATCAAAATTGCAATAAGAACACCTATTGGCAAATATCTGCATTTTGAAAGTAAAATGAATGCCGCGACTAGACAGATCCTCTTGGCACATGGAGAAGAAAAGTATGAAGCATTACAAGAGGGTAGGAAAGATCCGCGCATGAATACCAAAATTACAACTTCCGAATTGCTAGCAATAAATAATCTTAAACTTTTAAAGGGAACAAATGAAGCTTTTGCAAGGCGATTTCTCGGAGATACCTATAACGAGGTTGTGTGATTTAATTTGTTGTGATCCGCCATATAATATTTCTAGAGAACTTCATTGTTTGGATTGGGAAGGAAATACAATTCCGACAATGAAGTTCGATAAAGATGATGATTGGGATTCAAAAACGCGCGAAGAATACATCTCGCTATTAAATCAATGGACATGTATTTTTGGTAAAGTTTTAAGGCCGGGTGGCCAATTTCTTTCATTTTGTGCTGATAGATATATTTCCCATTATTGGGAAGCATTAGAAAAAAATGGTATCATACCAAAACGAATATTTACGTGGGTAAAACCTAATGCTGTTCCATTTAATAGGAAATTTACTTTTTTGAGTAGTTGTGAATATGCACTCTGGGGAAATAAACCAGGTAAAAACAAAACATTTAATTATCAAAAAGAAAACCAACACAACTACAAAATATTGTCTGTAGTTCCCGGTAATAGATTACATCCAAATCAAAAACCTCTTGAGATCATAAAGTATTTTATTGAAACTTTATCCAATTCCGGTGATGTTGTTTTAGATCCTTTTATGGGTTCCGGAACAACAGGTGTGGCTTGTGTAGAAACGGGCCGAGATTTTATCGGTATAGAAAAAGATGAGAAGTATTTCCAAATAGCTAAAAATCGGATAGAATCGACCGAACCAGAAACAGATTTTATTGATCGTTTTATGAAATAAAGTTGTTTCCCTATTTGTTGTGTGTTAAACTATGATTGTATGAAGAACACACATTTGCCCCATGTCGAAGATATGTTATTTATAACTGGAAGTCCGATTATACCGGTCACATATCTTGAATCGATGTACCATTTTCTAGTTGGAAGACCCGAAATATTGACAACGGTAACCATTAAATATGACGGGTCTCCTGCTTTTGTTTTTGGAAAAGATCCTGAGAATGGTAAGTTTTTCTTGGGTACAAAAAGTGTCTTTAGTGGAAAAGTAAATTATTGTATCGGAGATATTATCCGGAATCATAAAAATCCTGCATTACAGATTAAACTCGAGGATCTTTTTGATGCATTAAAAGATATCGAATGGGATGGAGTATATCAAGGTGATTTACTTTGGACCGAAAACTCTAAGACGTATACAGATACCCAGTTTTCTTTTTGTCCCAATACACTGAGATACATTTTTCCAAAAAGTATTGACTCTGAAGTTGGAGCAGTAATCCATACAAAATACTTAGGTGACACTTTCAAAACGATGAGGGCTGTCTTTGATTTTGATTTCCCAGTATATCAGACAACAAAGTACTTTTTATTTTCTCCCGAATATGTTCCATGCCTTGATGGAATTTCGGAACAAGAAAATAGTTATTTGCGGTTTAAATTGAATTTCTTATATGAAATTTGTAAAGATTATGATCGCGAACGTTTTGCGGTAATTATGGCAATCAGAAACCCAAAATTTTTGGAAATATTCCAAAAGTATGTAAATCTGTCTGTGAAAACCGCGCACACAATTACTGCGGAGGGTTTTGTTGAATATTTGAGAAAAGAATTTTTAAAGCATGCTGATTCTCTGAAGTCCCAAAAGGGAAAAGAAAACGCCATTTCGGAATTGAATGCTTTTCAAGCTTCATTCGATTACAATGAACTTATTAGGGTTATAGAATTTTATAACTTAGTTACCGAGTTGAAAGTTGAAATGATTCGGAAACTTGACACTCATTCAAATTATCTGATCTATTTACCTACAAATGTACCTTGTGGTCATGAAGGATATGTTATGAATAAATTTGACGTTCCCGTGAAGTTTGTGGATCGCAATACATTTTCGGCTGCTAATTTTAATAATGAAAAGGCGTGGTTGTTAAAATGACACAATTACCAGGAAATGAACATGCGTTGATGGTATTTGGTAGATTTCAACCAGTGACACTTGGTCACGATGCATTATTTCAAAAGGTGTGGAATCTATTCTATGCGCGTCCATACCGAAATGATTTTATCTTTATTTCTCCTACGGTCGACCACAAAAAGAATCCTCTATCTCTCAAAGATCGGTATAACGTTCTCACTAAGTTATATCCGTATCACAATATAATTGCTGATCCTGAAATTAAAAATCCTTTTCAGGCAGTTGTTTGGTTAGGAAAACAAGGATATACCAAAATCGATATTCTCTCGGGACCAGACCGTGTAGACAAGTATGCATCGTTTTGCCAATACATTAATCATCCTGATCCAGAAAAATGTATTACTAATGTTCAGGAAATAAATATCATTTCTTTTGGAGTGCGTGATCCTGATTCAGATGATAACATTCAAAAAATCAGTGGTACCGCTGCGCGACAAGCTGTTAAGGATAATGATTTTATTAGATTTTCTAGTATGTTGCCCCATTGTTCCTTAGAAGACCAAATCCAGATATATATTAGTATACGAAAAGGATTAGGTCTAAATGAAACTTGCAAGAGACATTAATTTCGGCGATAGAACAGCCAATGAGGATTGGACACAAAAAGTATCCTCTATGGTAGAGAACACACATACTGCTCCATCATATTCATTTGCGGCATATTGTGAAGCTATAGAATCTGGAAAAAGAAAAAAGTATTTTGAAGAAGAATTCCATCTTTCAGAATGCCGTAATGAAATTTTTGGTCCTGATAATGGTTGTGAATGTTGCTCTGGCACTGGATGGATGCCAGTAACAAAATCGAATATGGATGAACCCTTAAGATCATTGTGGGTTCAAGCTGAAGAAGATACTCCCACCGAAGATGGTTTCCATCTAGTTCCCTGCCCCAAATGTAATCCTATCCGAGAAGAACTTGACGAGCATATCGTTAAAAAGGGTTCTCAATTTGAACTTAAATCCAAAAAATCTGGTAAAAATTTAGGTACATACCATAGTAAATCTGGCGCTTTAAAGCGAGAACGCCAGGTTGAATATTTTAAACACCTTCACGAACATGAAGCTATAGGCCAATGGGCACCTGATAAAGTTCCAGATACTCGTCCTCTTCCTTGGAGATTACACGAAGATCATCCTCTTCCAGGACATCCACCCGATACTGGTTTTTCTGATTATGTAAAACCCGGCCATGAGAAACCTGCTGTGAGTGAAGATATGCAACCTAGCCAATATAATAAGACTCAGAGCCAAGCAAAAAAGGATCAAAAGAAAGCAGGAGAAACCAAAAAAGATCCTAATGCACCTAAGAAAGATCCGAATGAAACTGAGGAAGATCGTAAGGAAAAAGGAAAAGAAAAACGAGAAGAAAAAGAACGTTTAAGAAAATCAAAGAAGTTATTACCTTACGAATTTACGGACCAGAAAGATGCTGAGAGAACTGCTGGGCACATGGGTATTCACGGCGCACATGCTACAGGAAATGGTATCTATAAACCTGGAACATCGGATTCTTCGCTGCGCGATGCTGTAGCGAAGAAAAAAGCGAAACAAAAAACTTACGGTAAATTAAAAGAAGATGTTGATACTGGCGTTCGTAGTACTGTAAGTGTTAATGACCCATATGCGCTAGATAAAGGTAATTGCCACGAAGATCGCGATTATATGCATGCTGAAAATCCTAAAACGGATGGCGAACGATTACCTGAAATGGTTCAAAAAATTAAAGAATGTGTTATTTGGAAAAAACTATAAGCATATGAGAACTTTGAGGCGTATAAAGGAATTAATAGAAGAGGCACAACAAGAATTATTAATTCCTCGGGGTCAATTTAGTATACCGAGACATCAAATGCCTCAAATTTCTCAAGTTGACCGAGAAGAATATTTTGATCTACTCCGCATGCGCGGTATTACCGTGGTACATAAATATGTTTTGGCTAAAGACCTTCGGGCGGCTCAGAATGAAATTGATGAAGTACGCGTTAGAGAATGGATCAAACATATGCCCCATAGAGCAGAAATAAAACCATGTTTGGTTTCTATTGACAATTATGTTTTGGATGGCAATCATACTTGGTTAGCATTTTTAAATCGTGACCCATATTCGTATGTTGGATGTTGTATGATCGGTTTAAATTTCCAAGATCTGATAAATACTACTAGATTATTTGATAAGGTTACAAATAAAACTATTAAAGAGGAAAACACCAATGTATGATATGTTTGATAATCCGGCTTTAGTCGAAAAGATTGCCAAGTTTTTACAGAAACCAAAACCTGAGGTGATTTCTGAAAATGAAGAATTACAGGAAGTTTCTGCACCTGGTCAAGAATCATGGATAAAGGCAAACAAAGCCCGCTTTGAAAAGGAATATGGAGTAGAAAAAGGAAAAGAAGTTCTTTATGCAAAAGCCTGGAAAATGCATGAAGAAGAAACAGAACACGACCAAAAGAAAGTAGCGGTATCACCCCGTCATGAAGATGACTCTAAGGTTCTATTAGAAAAGGGAAAGAAGAAAGACGTGGATGAAGCAAAGGAAAAAATTATTTTTGATCCTGAGGTCCATCCAGACAGAATTAACGAACCTGATAAAAATCAGAGAACAGTTTAAAGGAAAAAAATATGTCTATTTGGACAAGAACAACACCACCTAAATTTGCACCACATGCTGTTGCCGGTAAAGATGGCTGGATACACCCAGTTTCAAATGAAGTATTAGAAACATTCGGTGACGGATCTTCTAATAAACCAACTGTAGTAACCACACCAACAATCAATAGTGTTAAGTTATATAAAGGATTTGTGGTTGCGAGTGGTGAAACAGTAGCCGATAAAAGAACGCACGTGGTAACTAAAGATGTAATAACACTTGCAGTTCAATTTAATTCACAAGTTGTGGTAACTGGTCAACCATATATTGTAATAAACTTTAATGGTTCTCCAAAAAATGCACTTTATCTTCCAAAACGAGGTTTTGATTTTGGGGAAGATACAACTCACACTACTGGTGGAACGGCCACATTACTTTTTTACTACACAATTGCATCTGCTGTTGTTGCCACATCAGGACAAGTGGTAGTATTAAGTCCAGTTCAACTCGGAACAGGAACAATTAAGAGCTTGTTAAAGGGTAATAATGCTACGCTAACATTTACTCCTCCAGTTCTTACTATAGCGGCTAATTAAGGAACAAATATGTCCCTCGATCAACATTTCCAAAAATTCCTAAAAGAGGACAATACAAATCCGACAATACCGTCAACTGGTAATATATTGGATGGTTTAAATTCTGAAGAACAAAACCATTTGTTATTGATGGTGAATAGCATGCTTTCGGCATTAACAGATATGCCAGCAATGAATCCCTATTACATTGTTGAACGAATTAAAACTCGGTTAAAAATAATGTTGGGACTTTCATTTGATGATACCTTTTTTGTGGGTGAATATGGTTCTTTTGAAAAACCTCTTTACGCGTATAACGATGTAGTTTCTGTATATGGTGGTATGGTTAATCCAAAACCAGATAATGCTTGGTGTAAACTTTTCCCACATGGTCTTACATTGAGAGTTCATTTTCTAAAATCGGGAACATTGTTTAATGTTAATGCTGAGGTTGTACCATCAACAACACCCGGAGTAGCACCCCCTATTTCGGAAAACTAACTATATTAGATGAAAAAAGAAAATCTTACCGAAAAGAATTTTACTAATTTTGCCATATCGGTGTATACAAACATACATTGCCGCGGAAAAGAAGAATTCAATGATGATTTGCTCCTGATTAAATATATCAAAAGACTTTTTAGGAAGTATAACGAAAATGGAGAAATCGATCAACTTCGGTTAAGATTAGCATTAAATCATATTATAATTTTCTATAATGTTTTTGAGATGGAATCGGCAACAAGGATTTTATTTTTTAAAATAGAACCTGAATTACATTCCATCTTAAAAACATTTCTGGTTTTTTTAAATTATATGCCAGCTATAGTTCATGGTGTAAATGGTAAAGATATTTTGTCCAAAAATATTCCATTGATAGAAACGATTTTTACGAGGTTGAAAACAGCTTAAATGAAATCATATCGTAATTTAAAAGAAGATATCGGTCTTTCGACAGGTATTGGCCTGGCCGGTATTGATATGCCTTTAGGTGCCCCTGTTCAAAAAAGAAGAAATAATGGATATAATAATGACATTTCTTTGGCTCACCGGATTTACGAATCCCTTGGTATTTGCGAGTACTGTTTGGAACCAATGACTATGAATTTGAAAGAAGGAAAATTAATCTGTAAGACTTGTAAATAAAGGAAAACTATGCCAAGTGCAGCCCAATCCCAAGTATTAGAAATAAAAAATGATTTAGGAACGGTAAAAAAAGATATTTCACGGTTCGAACGATATTATGAAAAAGTTAATTCAGTAATGGAAGAAATAAAAACTGTTATTACCACACATGATAGTAAACTTAGTTTGTATCACGATGATATCGTTGAGGTAAAACAGAAGATGGAAACACAAGGTGAGAAGATTTCGGATTCGATTACTAGTATGAAACAGGAATTATTGCATGAAATAATTAAAACACGTGAAGAATCGGATTCAAGAATTAGAACATTGGAATATTGGAGATACATAATTGCAGGTGGAGCCATCATCATTGGTTTATTTGCAACCACATTATTCCAGAATATCATGCATAAGGCGATAGAACCGGCAATAGCACCAACAACAATTGAATTGCAACAACATCCAGAAAAATAGTTGTTTTTCTTTTCATTATGTGTTACACTATAATTAGTGAGGTTTATTTGTGCTAATAGATTTAGATGATTATGATTGGGAAGAAGTATTCAGTGAAGGTAATGGCGGAAATTGTTCTGCCATTATGCCCCGACGTATTCCCGGAGAGAAATGTTCGTTAGCTAGTTTTTGTCGAGAAGATGTTAAAGAAATTTGTGGGCTCGACCCTGGCGAAAAAGATGTACGTGATTGGATCATTTGGGGTATTTTAAATGATGGAAGATATTTCTTTGTGTGTGGTGGATGTGACTATATGGGTTGGGATTGTCACGCACAAAATTACGGTAATGTAGCAGAAACTGCCAAAAATCTAATTCGATTTGCAATGTCGGATGAAGAACGTCGGAGATTTGGACTACATTTAGGTGATGAATAAGTGAGTCTTTTTATTGATCATAATTACATAGCGCAAATTAGTTCACGCCTGGATCGCTTCAAACGAAAAACACAACGATCCTATAATTTTCGTTGTCCCTTCTGCCACGATTCTTCCAAAAGTAAAATTAAGGCCCGTGGTTATTTCTTTACAAAAGGAAATAATATATCCTTCTATTGTCACAACTGCTTACAAAGTAAATCTTTTTCCCAATTTCTAAAAGAATTTGATCCCTCGTTATACGAAAAGTATATTTTCGAGAATTACCGAGAAAAGAATCCTGAGGAGAAAAAAGAAAATTTCGATGAATTTAATTTCAAACCAGAATTTAAGGAACACCTAGTTGTCGATATTCTCTCTGGCTGCACTAACATTGATGAACTTCCTTTGGATCATTATGCTCGTAAATACATCCAAGGACGGCAAATCCCCAAAGTCTTTTGGAAAGATATCTGGTATGTTCCAGATTTTAAAGAATTGGTTGATAAAGTAGAACCTGAAAATGAATATAATCTTAAACCAAAAGATCCAAGAATTATCTTCCCGTTTAGAGATAAGGAAAAAAGAATCACAGCTATCCAAGGAAGGTCTTTCCAAAACCGAGGTCTTAGGTTCATTATTGTTAAGATTGACAAAGATTCTCCAAAAGTTTTTGGGCTGGATAGAGTTGATCCCGAAAATCGAGTATACATTTGTGAGGGTACTGTGGACAGCTTTTTTCTTACTAATGCTATTGCTTGTGCGGGATCCCATCTCTGTTCTTATATTTTACCCAATTGCCATGATATGGTTTATTTACTTGATAATGAACCCAGGAATAAAGCCATAATCGACCAGATGAAAAAAATTGCTGATTCGGGTAAAAAATTATGTGTGTGGCCTGAAACTGTGGGAGAAAAAGATATTAATGATTTAATTTTGGCTGGATATACTTCGGAAAAAATTGTAAAAATTATCAATGCAAATACGTATACCGGGTTATCGGCACGTATCGCAATTAATGAATGGAAAAGGTGTTAACGAAAAGGATATATGAATGTATAGTAAACCGGAAGCAAAAATTATCTGTGACTCCATAAGCCCAGAAGGTATTCGTTTAACGACAATGGAAGTAAAATTACACAGAATGGTTCTGGCTGAACTGAATACCCACAGGGTTTTCTCCCGCAATAGTGCTTCTAGTCGTGCCATCCCCGTAAGTAAGATGCTGGAAAGAGTTAAGACTGATCCGGCAATGCCTTTGTTTTGGGGAAAGAATCAGGCTGGAATGGCAGCCGCAGTTGAATTGCCATATATTGAAAAATGCCGGGTTGAACAACGTTGGTTACATGCACGAGACCAAGCAGTGGAAAATGTAGAAGCTCTATTAGAACTAGGTCTACATAAGCAGTTAACCAACCGTCTATTAGAGCCATGGTTGTGGCATACTGCTATTATTAGTTCCACCGAATGGGACAATTTCTTCGGTCAACGGACAGCTATCAATCCGGATACACAACAACCTTATGCGATGCCGGAAATGTATGCTCTTGCTAAGGCAATGGAAGATGCATATTACGATAGCACACCAAAATTGGTGGGATGGCGTCAGTGGCATTTACCTTATATTCAAAATGACGATGCTAACTGGGCAATTGCATATTATGCAGAAAATCGTGGTTCTCCAAAAGTGGAAGAATTACTTAAGAAGATTTCCGCAGGTCGTTGTGCTAGGGTTTCATACCTAACTCATGACGGAAAACGTGACCCGTTGGAAGATATTAAACTTGGTGATAAATTGGCTTCAGCAACTCCCATGCACCCCAGCCCATTCGAACACCAGGCAACTCCCCATCCAGATTGGAATCCTAACGAAGACAGATTCAATGGTGTAAAAGGTAATTTTCATGGTTGGATGCAATATCGGCACGAATTTAAAAATGAGAGCATAAAAGATTTTAAACCACAAACTAAATAAATTTAATGACAACTTTACCTACTGATTACCAAAATTTCATCCATCTCTCAAAATACTCCAGATGGAGAGATGATTTAAATAGAAGAGAAACCTGGCAAGAAACAATTCAAAGATATACGGATTTCTTTTCTGATTATATTTTGGAAAATCATACCCCAAAAAACCGAGTTGAGTTTTTAAAAGAATTAGAAAAAGCAAAAGAAGGTATTCTGAATTTAGATGTAGTGCCATCTATGCGTGCTTTGAAAACGGCCGGCCCGGCACTTAAGAAACACCACACAGCCGGTTATAATTGTAGCTTTATTGTTATCGATCATCCTCATGCTTTTGATGAAATTTTATACCTTTCTTGTTGTGGATCAGGAGTTGGCTTTTCTGTTGAAAAGAAGTATGTTTCTAAATTATCAGAAATACCCGCCGAATTTTATCCTACAAGTACTGTAATTGATGTTCCTGATTCCAAAATTGGTTGGGCTACTGCATTACGGGAATTAATTTCTTTGTTATATGCGGGTAAAGTTCCTAAATGGGATATATCAAAAGTCCGTCCATATGGGTCAATTCTAAAGACATTTGGCGGAAGAGCTTCAGGTCCGGACCCTCTTGTAGATCTGTTTGAATTTACCGTAAAAACTTTCTTAAATGCTGCGGGAAGAAAATTAGAAAGTATCGAATGCCATGATATTTGTTGCAAAATTGGTTTAATTGCTGAATCTGGTGGGACGCGCCGCGCAGCATTGATTTCACTTTCTGATATTCTAGATGGTGAAATGCGCCACGCTAAATCTGGTAATTGGTGGGATATGAACTCTCAAAGAGCATATGCCAATAATACGGCCGTTTATTATACTAAACCAGAACTTGGCATTTTTATGGAAGAATGGCTTTCTCTGTATCGTAGCAAATCTGGCGAAAGAGGAATTTTAAGTTTATGGAATCTTTCTAAAAAAGGTAATGATCGTAGGGATTGGTCAAAAGTTGCTGGCGTCAACCCTTGTGGCGAAATCCTATTACGACCAAATTCTTTCTGTAATCTTTCGGAAGTTATTGTTCGCCCGGATGATACTTTAGAAACTTTGATGGCTAAAGTACAAATAGCCACATTTATAGGAACAATGCAGTCGTGTTTGACAAAGTTTAAATATATCCGAAAAATATGGCAAAAGAATGCTGAGGAAGAAAGATTACTTGGTGTTTCTCTAACAGGTATTATGGATAATACTCTGCTTGTCAGCACCGCAGGATCAGAAGTTTTACAGAAGTTAAAAGCTGAAGCCATTAAAGTAAACAAATATTGGGCTGATATATTTAAAATAAACCAATCGGTTGCGATCACTACAGTAAAGCCTAGTGGAAATACTTCACAGTTGGTAGACTCATCATCTGGAATTCATCCTAGATATTCACCATATTACATTCGCACTGTACGAATGGACAATAAAGATCCACTAACTGCACTAATGATAGCTCAGGGTATCCCAAATGAACCTTGCCACATGAAGCCGCAGAATACAACTATATTTTCTTTCCCAATTAAATCACCGGAAAAATCAGTTTTCCGTAATGATTATAATGCTTTACAACAATTAGAATTGATGAAGCGGTTTAAACAAAATTGGGCGGAGCATAATATTAGTATTACCATTTATGTCAAAGAAACAGAATGGATGGATGTGGCTTCTTGGGTTTATAATAATTTTGATATTGTTGGTGGTATAACATTTCTTCCTTTTGATGGTGGAACGTATAAGCAAGCGCCATATCAAGAAATTACGAAAGAAAAATATTATGAATATCTAAAAAAGATGCCAACAAATATTGATTGGTCAAAAATTGCTGAATATGAAAAAGATGATAGGACAACAAATTCTAGAGAATTGGCTTGTATGAGTGGAAATAGTTGTGAATTGTAATCTCACATCCCAATTTTATATTGCAAACCCACATCACAATGAATTATAATTGATGTGTGACAATTACTCAACGAGATTTACTATTACTTAAACTTTTTCAAACCATTAAAAATAATGGTGCCACATATGTAAATAGGTATGAATGTTATCGAATTGGAGAAGGATTAGTTACCGAATACCTAGATATGGATTATAAAATAACATTAATAGATATCCGTAATATTGAAGAATTATGATATGAAACGTGCATATACAAAACAAGAAATTGGTGATTTGATCCGCGAAACCAAGCAGGAACTTTCCTCTTTCGAGCGGGGCATAAAAAATGCTCCACTCGAAACAAAGGGAGAATTAAAAGTTTGGGTAAAGAAAACGAAAACTAAATTACGGCAATTGGAAGACATATTTAAATCAGGTAAATGGAAGATAGAATAGTTGGAGGTGTAGTACAAAGCACTTCTAAGGATTCAAGCTTGAATTAGGTGAATCTTTGGACGATGAGGAATTACCCATAAATAGGGGTAATGACTCCTTGGATTTACCAGAATAAACCCGTTGAAATTCCTCCTGATGGTATGGTTGGGTTTATTTATAACATCACCTGTAAATTAACAGGAAAACAATATATCGGGAAGAAATTTTGTTTTTCGAGGCGCCGCCATAAAGTTGCGGGCAGAAAAAATAAGAAGATCATCATTAAGGATTCTGGATGGCAAGAATATTGGAGTTCTTCTGATTTCTTATTAGAAGATATTGCGAAACTGGGAAAAGAAAATTTTACCCGAGAGATATTAGAATTTTACCCTACAAAAAAAGAAGTTTCTTTTGCGGAATTAGAAGAACAGATAAAACGTGATGTACTTAGAGCCAAATTACCCGATGGTTCTAAAGCATACTACAATAGATCTATATTGGGGAAATATTTTTGTCCTCCAGAAAATATACTTGACAATCCTGCCAAAACTTGATAGCATCAACATATGATTACTAACATCTATTTGATTTCCTCCACACTTGCAACAATTTTGGCCACATTTACCGTCCGGTGGACTGGTAAGGGGGTTCCCTTAATTAAAATAATTTTGTTCTTACTCTCAGTACTGGGAATCATTGTGACGCTCGGCCACTTCGGCATACTACTCGTTCGTTTTCTATAAGTACGATCCCCGACGATCCCAGACGATCCTAGCTAGTCCAAAACGAAAGTGCATAATCTGCTGTCATTTTAATTAAAACGTTAAAAAAGATGCAAAACCGATGATACTCATTATTCCCGACATTCATACAGAAATAGCGACCTACAATTATTTGATGAACAAATATAAGGATATTAAAATAAAAATATCTTTGGGTGATTGGTATGATTCTTTCATTTTCCAATCTGGAGTCGAAGCGGGAGAAATGGCTCGTTTGCAAGCCGATTTTGTTTCTAATCCTGATAATATTTGTTTGTTTGGTAATCATGACATGCAATATGCATTTCCTAATTGTCCAGCATTAGGATGTAGTGGATGGAGTAGTTGGAAACAAAAACCTATTGATAGGTGGATGAAAGGTCTTTGGAGTAAAGTGAAGTTGTGCCACTGGGTATATGCTGCTGATAAAACGTGGTTAATTTCGCATGCAGGTATCCATCCATATTTTTCGCATCCAATTAATGGATTAAATGAATTAGAAACGACATTGTTGTCACAAAAAACAATTTGTAGTATCATAGATGATAATGAAATTACGGAATTTGTTTCTGTTGGAAGACGTCGGCGTGGGAATCATTTGTGTGGTGGATGTACTTGGATGGATTGGCAAGATTTTAAACCTATTGTAGGTATCAATCAAATTGTGGGTCATACGAGAGGAAATTTTATTCGTGAATATCGTATTGATGGTTCTGAAAATTATTGCATTGATACCGGACTAAATCATGTAGCTCTTTTGGATGATATCGGAAAAATTACTATCGAAAAAATATAGGATTAATATGCCCACCATAGTTTATGATAGAGTCGGACAAGAAATTGTTCCGGGTTGTTTTATTGCTTACGGTCATGCTCTTGGAAGATGTGCCGGACTTCGAATTGGTCGAGTAGAAACGGTTAATTTCAAAAAAGTCGATGAGTATGATTGGGAAAAACAGAAAAACAAGAAAGTTGAAGCTATTAGCATCACAGTTCTGGGAATTGATGATGACTCGGAATCAAAAAAGCCTCATTTGCTTGAAAAGCGCAGTACTCTCTTTTTCCCGAGTAGAATGGTGGTTTTAAATTCTCTTCCTGAAAAGTATGCTACGTTATATGAAACTGATTGTGTTGCATTGGGTGGAAAGCATAAGTGGGGAAAAGTGAAAACATATTATAAGAAGTGTACGAAGTGTAATTTAAATACTGATCCTTGGTAATAGAATTATGAAAAAATTAAGAAAACCTATTACCGTTTTCAATATAATTGACGTCTTGTGTGTGACACTCCAAACTATTGAAGACCGTGGAAAATATGTTTCACAAAAAACATCCGATTCTACCGGGGAAGTATCTACAACAAAATTTGTGGTGAACCATCTCAAAACTAGTGATCTCGATCTTAAAGAGTTATATTCCAAATATTTGGATAAAACTAATGAGATCCGAAAACATTTTTCTTCACCACCGATTGAACAAGATAAATTTCTAGAAACCATATACAATTTATTTTCGATAGGTATGGTTTCAGAAAAAATGATAGGATATATTGTTGCTTTACCGTCAATGTATGAGACAATGTATCAAAGAACAGCCAAATTATTAAAAATTGCGGATAAGTATGCGGCTAGTTCTTATATGGGTGAAATAGGAAAACAAGATATTTTTACTGTTAAGCTTTTAGAGGTTCTCGAATTTTCTAAAAAAGAACAAGAGGTATTTTTTCTTTATCGGGTTAGTGATATTTTAGGAAATTTAGGATTTTTCTTTTCCAAAATACCCCCAGTAAATTATCCTGGAGATCTTACGTTGCCAATTAAATTGTGGGATTGTTTTGAAATGCGAGCAACTCCCTGTAAAATAGAACCCAATAAGGAAACTGGTATTAAAGAAACACAATTTTCAAAAATAGAAATTATTGAAATTATCGGAAAAGGAACAGAGGAAATATTATAAAAATGCCAGAACTTAATGTACAGAAATTTCTTCGTGAGGTTCCGGGAGGACTTATTCGGCTTCAAGAGCCTCCCTATAATTTGAAAGTTAGACCGCATCCAGAATTTGCCAATCTGGTTTCTTTTTGTTATGACCAGATTGATTCTCCAAAAGCCGATCCGATTGTACTTGAATGCCGGGGTCTGATTCTCGATTCACAAGATAATTGGAACGTAGTTGCTTTTCCTTTTACCAGATTTTTCAATGATGGAGAATTCCAAGCGGCAAAGATTGACTGGAATACTGCACGAGTATATGAGAAAGTTGATGGCACTCTCATAATCATGTATTGGTATGAAGGTAAGTGGCGTATTGCTACTCGTGGTAGCCCGAATGCCTCTGGTTCTGTTGGTTTTTTTCCTTGGATAGAAAATGGTAGTACTGTTCCTTTAACATATGAACGGCTCTTTTGGCGTTCTGCGGAACATTGGCTTAAGGGACTCAGTAAGTCTGGTGAATTCGATTCTACATGCACTTATATGTGGGAATTAACTTCACCACTAAATCGTGTAGTTTGTGATTATACGGAAATTGGTCCCGTGGGCCAATGTATTGATGGAAATAATAAGCTCGTTTGGGTAGATACTGAAATTGATAACACTGGCTATGCCCATGATGGTTCTCGGATCACATTAATTGGTATCCGTAATAATATAACATTTAAGGAATATGACATTAAGTATTCCGATGCGCATTATAAAGCAAAATATTTTCCTCTTAGAGATTTACAAGAGGTAATCACTGCCGCTTCAAAATTAAATCCGTTACGTCAAGAGGGATTTGTGGTCGTTGATGGTGATTACAATCGGGTCAAGATTAAATCGCCCGTTTATGTGGCATTCCATCATTTACGAGATGGAAATCCTAGAAAGCGTTTAATGGAGATCATTCAATCTGGTGAAAAAGAAGAAATGATGGCTTATAAAATATTGGATGAGTTCCCGGCTGAAAAGAAAATGTATGAAGAGATGCTTGCGGAAGTTGAATCTTTAATCTTGCAAACCGAACAAATATATGATAGAATTAAAGATATTGAATTGCAAAAAGACTTTGCATTAGAAGCTTTGAAATCTCCAATGCCATATGCATTATTTGGAATGCGTAAAGGATTGAGAGATCAAAAAACTATCCGACAAATCATTCTTTCTTGCCCGACACAAAAGTTATTGGATATGCTAAAAGGAAAATAAATTTATGACATTACCTAATATGGAAATTCATGCGACAACGGATAAATTACGAAATTAAAACTGATTGTCCCGAAGACTCTTTCGGTCTTGATATAACACAAATCTTATGGTGTCTCGAAGATTATATTAAACAGGGACCTCGTGGTAGAATGAAAACATATGATGGTGGTTCCGATAGATCTATAAGGATTAAAAGTTTTAATGACACTTCAAAAACAAATAAAAGACATTAATAATATCCGTTCACAAATGTGGCCGAATAGTGCCATATTTAATATTAATGAATTGGATCATCTTATTGGCACTTTGATAGAGGAAACGGGTGAGTACAGACAAGCATGTCGTTCCTTTTTGGGAAGACCATTTTCTCCGGAAAAGGTGGCATCAAAAGAACACATGGTTGAAGAGTTGGGAGATATTTTAGTTCCAGTTATTGCTTTGTCCAACCAATCGGGAATTTCTTTTGAAGAGGCTTTGGAAGTTGCCTATCAAAAGCTTCGTAAACGTTTGGAAAATAAAAGAGAAAAAGAACGATTGGACCACATAGCAAAAACAGATGAAACGTCTGTTTTAAAATTTAATCCTATGGATCATCAACCTTTCAAGTATGATGTGGAGGATGAAATTAATAAACCACATCCGGAAGATTCTATACCCAAATATAATTGGTAAGTTATAATGGGAACTTTTATAAGTGATTGGGAATATCCTCAACCTGAGGTTTGTGTTTGTGGTAATCTTACAAGAGAACATTGGAGAAAACGGAATTGTCTTATGACTGAACGAATAAAATATCCAAAGACGATGCACTTCCCATGGTCACCGAATCTCCAGAATGATGATCGTCTCATTCAAGATAACCAAATGCCTGGTAAGGTAGTTGTAATGACTGAGAAAATGGATGGAGAAAATACAACAATGTATTATGATGGTATCCATGCTCGGTCAAGAGATTCATTGTCACACCCCTCCAGAACATTTGTCCAAGCTTTGCATGGTCAAATTGCGCATTTGATCCCGGTAGGATTTCGAATTTGTGGAGAAAATTTATTTGCAAAACATTCTATACATTATCGCAATTTGAAATCTTATTTCCATGTATTCTCTATTTGGGATAAAGATAACAACTGCTTTTCTTGGGATGATACCAAAATCTTTTGTGACTTGTTAGGATTGAAACCAGTACCTGAAATTTGGTGGGGTGTTTATGATGAGCAGGCAATTCACAATGCTTACCATTATTACAGTCCCGGTCACGAAGTTGAAGGATATGTTGTTCGTGTAACTAACATTTTCTCGGCCGATAAATTTGAAAATTGTGTGGCTAAATATGTACGCAAAGGGCATGTCCAAACGTCAGAACATTGGATGAATGAGGCTATGGTTAAGAATGAATTAGAGCAAGAGTTTACCTTTCCAAATCACCCCATATTACCCTTGAAGAATGCCGAGTTTGAATAGTGTACGAACATTTAAATATTCAAATTCCTGAACTTGCTAAACAGGTTTCCATAGACGGACAATCTGGTCCAAGATTGTATCAAACACCTTATGGAAAAATATATCCATCTATAACAAGTTGCTTGGCTCCTCTTAAAGAAGAAATAATTGCAAACTGGCGCGCCCGCGTTGGTAATGAGGTTGCCGATAAAGAATCAAAATGGGGTAGGGACCGGGGGACCGCACTTCATTTGGCTCTTGAAGACGTCTTAAAAAATAAACCACTAAAGGGACATCCACTCTTAATTAGGATGCTCGTTGATGAATTAATGCCTTATCTAAGAAAGATAGGAAGGATTCATTGTCAAGAAACTCCTTTATATTCAGATTATTTCGAAATTGGAGGTAGATGTGATTGCATCGGAGAGTATGCTGGAAAATTATCGGTAATTGACTTTAAGGGATCTAATAGAACTAAAAAACGTGAATGGATTATAGATTACTTTATGCAGTGTGCGTTTTACGCATACGCATACTGGGAACGCACTGGGGAACGCATAGAACAGTCTGTTATTTTGGTCGCTAACGAACAAGGCCAGGCTTCAGAATTCATTGAGAAGCCATGGGACTGGTGGAAAGAACTGAAAGAAGTACGCGAATCATATAGAACGAGGTACGATATATGAATAAATATGGTATTAAATGTAATGTATGCGGTTCAGAAGGAGAAGATGTTGGTGTGTATCAAGTTCCTTTTCCTATCCCCTATAGTGATGCCTATTGTGAAGAGTGTTGCAAAAAGGGACGTGAAAGTGTTTCCTCTATTTTAGGTTTACTACATTGGGAAGAAGTAGCTAAAAAGTGTGGTATTGAAGATTTTCAACGTATTACTGGCCGTAGTGAATTTCTCACCGGTTATATGGATGGATTTGAAATTCCCATGGTTCAATTGGTTAAGATTTACAAAATGGTAAGAGCATTCAAGGATGAAGAGGTACTATAATGACAACAATTAATGCAAACAAAGATAGATTGACGGAAGCACAACAAAAAGAAATCGTAGAGCGTTGCAATGAATCATATGACCGCGGCGGCGCTGATGCCCTAAAGTTTGTTATAGATGCAGCTAAACAAATTGCTGTTGATATGCCGGGTTTTTCTGAACATGCCGCTTTTACAGTGTATGTGGTTGAAGCTATCCGCGAAAAACTCGCAGCCGCAGTAAATGAACAAGTTCATGATACTATTCCGGAAGAATCGAGAATATGTATTCCTTAAGCTATTTGATCGAAGATGCTCCTAAATGTGCAGCCTATATTAATGGACATTATGTACCTTCTCGTCCTATTCCTTGGGGATTTGGTATATGGCGCATTAAGGATGCATGGGCTGTTCTTACCGGAAAAGCTGATGCCGTATTTTGGCCTGAAGGACAATAATGCCTCTCTACGATTGGTTTAACCTAAACATCAAAAATCATCATCACATTTGGGGTCCTTGGGTTCTTGTAGATACCAAGAACCTCAAATATAATCATCGAGTTATTCAAGGCCAACAATGGACCATGAAACGCGAATGTTCTACTTGTGGTGAAATTGATTACCAATCAAAAGAAACAAAACTCAAATTGACGTCCTAAAAGAATTCTTGTTATCATTAACATTGTTATGAGCAAAAAAAGAACTAATCAAACTGTAACTATCACCCTTGGTTTACCTGCCTCAGGAAAAACTACTTGGGCAAAAAAAGAAGTTGAATTAGCAAAACTTTGCAATGAAATTCCCATTGTGCGGGTGAACAATGATGATATACGGGATGAATTAAATGGCGGTCCAATGGATCATTCCAATTGGACTCCCGAATTTGAGAAAAAGGTTCGTAAAGTTCGGTTTGAAAGAATTACGGAAGCCCTGAAATCAGGTTGTGATGTTATTGTAGATAACACACATCTGTCCTACAAAACTCTAAATAGCCTGAAAACCTGGTTGAAACAGAATTTTCCTAATGTCATTATTGAAGAGAAAGACTTCCGTGATGTTCCTCTCCAAGAATGTTTGGATCGAGATAAGGCAAGAATTGCTCGGGGTGAGCGTGGAGTAGGTTCTGAGGTAATTATGAAAATGGCAAGTGAAGCGGGACTCATCAAAGAAATTCCTCCACATACAATCGATTGGACTTTGCCGTGGACTATCATGTGTGATTTAGATGGTACTTTAGCTCGCATTGGTAAACGTAGTCCATATGATTGTTCTCAATGCGATCTATTAGATACTCCCAATCTACATGTCCTACAACTATTGAGGACTTATCAAACTGGACATATTGTTGAGAATATGGATGGATTTGTAACTTCGCATCCAAATATTGAAAAAATTCATTTCTTCACTGGCCGAACCGACAATTACAAAGGTCCCACGCTTCGGTTTCTACTAACTAAATGTGGTTTTGATGTTGCTAATGATCCATATTTTGAATTAGTTATGCGCCAAACAGGTGATAGTAGACCCGATGAGATCATTAAACGTGAAATGTTTGACTCCCACATCAAAAATAAGTATAATGTATTTGTAGTTGTAGATGATAGGCCGCGCGTTGTTCGTATGTGGCACAGTTTAGGATTACCAGTTTTTAATGTGGGTGATGGAAGAGAATTTTAATACATGACTATTTACGGACCAAAACATGATGATGTTGTGGATATGTTCTTAACTCAACATGTAGAAGACCGTATCCGAGATCGTTTTCCTTCTCTCAAATTTAAAACAAATTTAAAAATTTATGTTTCCTATTGTGAAAGCCCAACAGCAGCACCTATGTGGTCTATACCAGTTTCTGGTGGATATATTATAGGAAAATGGATTCCCTCACATCACGGAAGTTATATTAAGGGAATTTTTATCGCCCAAACGGCGTTAATGACTTGGCAATTTAAAAGATCCAAGTTTGAAAAGAAACGGTCAGTCTGGGTAACTTTTAGAAGGATTATTTCTCAAACAGAGAATAAAGCTAAATGTGGAAAAGGTGAACAAAATGAATCTAAATGAAACTTTAATTGCTTTACGCGCAGGAAATTGTAATCTCATTTACCAAAAAATGAATGGTGACATTCGTGTTGCTGTGGGTACTTTGAATTTGAATTTGGTTCCAAAGGAAAATTGGCCGAAAATTTCAACTCAAGAACCCAACAAAGAAAATGAATTGATCCATTACTACGATCAAACGATTAATGGATGGCGCTGTTTCTGGATGGAAAATCTGAAAAGTCTTTCTTTGGTGTAAGAATGAATAAAGAAGAAATTAAAGATAATCTCCATTATGGTTGGTCCTGGAAAGATGCTGTGCTTAATGCTGAAGCCACCGGCATGAAGGTTTATAGATCTACAGATACGTTATTACTCCTAGATCTGGATGATTCGGAAAGCTTGTTTAAGTACGAGAGTATGTTTCCGTTATTGGAAAAACAGTTTGAATTGGTAGAATTAAATCGTTGGCATTCCAAATCTGGAATAGGATGGCATGTAATACTTTTATGTAGTCCTCAAAATATGCTAACCCGAATTACGTTACAGGCAGTCCTCGGTTCAGATATTAAACGTGAAGCATTGGCACTATTAATGCATCGGGACGGCATTGAAAATTGTAGTTGGCTTTTTAAGCCTAAAGTAGAAAAAGAAGTTTGTCCTTTTTGATGTACGTGGAAAGGGGAAGCTTAAAGCTTCCCTTCTTTATCCAAATAAGCTAATTTAGCAACGATCCATTCTTTTACAATACCAGAACGAACGATATCTTCCTCTTCAAATTCGATAAAACTAAAACTTTCGCAATTTTCAATTATATCCAAAAATTGTGGAACACCAGTCTTATCATATTTGCTGCGGTATAAATCAGTTTGATCTATATCACCACAAAAGACAACACGGCATCTATTTCCGATACGTGTAATAACTGTATCGAGTTCTTCGAAATTCATATTTTGGATTTCATCTACGATAATAACAGCATCATTTAAAGTTGTTCCTCTTAAATGTGATGTGGTTATAAATTCAATCATCATTTTCTGTTTCAATATATCGTAGGCATCACCTCTACCAAATAATTCAGAACAAATCTTCTGGTATGGTGCCTCATAAACGGCCATTTTTTCTCCGGCGGTACCGGGAAGAAATCCCATATCACGTGAGGGAACAATACTTCGAATAATTATCACTCGCTGATACTTACCATTTAGGACTTCTTGAAGACCTAACCATAATGAAAGGAATGTTTTTCCTGTCCCAGCAACACCATGTAAAACTAAATTGTAATCAGAACGGAATGATTCGATCATTGCATTTTGAGTTGGTGTTTTGGGTTCTATTTTCCTCATGGGAAAACTTTTATCTGGACCAGGTTTCGTCTTTATCTTCTTTTTTGTTGCCATCCGTATTTTTCCTTTTAGGATTTTTAAACGAGTCGGCCGGGAGAATACCGAGCTTTACTGAAATTAACAAACTTTCTTTTAATTTTGCCATCAGGTGTTATTGTGCTTTTATCTGGTACTGAATTTTCCATACGGCCTAAAACGCCATGCAAAAACGCATCTGGAGGACGTGTAATGCCAAGTTTAATAGGATCTCCTAAAGCTGGTGGGGAACTTAAATAAATGTGCAGGCAATCATTTTCGCGGCATTCGGGGCAAGGAGAGTGCTCCGGAAGTAGGTAATCTACCATAGGAAGTTTAGCTTCAAAAATAGTATCACAATTAGAGCAAAGATATTCGTAATTAGGCAAGGATTTTAAAACTCCATTCAAATAATTAATGAGTACAGAACTATTTAGTTCTTCCTTTTGAAGGAATGCTTGACATCGTGTGTTATTTCTTATAAACTATAAATATGGGCAGACATAAAAAGCAACGAATTAGTATCCCTAAAGAAGGCGATGCAGTATCGAAAAAGGCACTAAAAGATTCATCTATTGTGGTTTGGGGTAATGAACCAAATTGGGTTCCCGTAAACCAACTATTAGATAGTGCCGAGAAGCATTTCGAAACTCAACGCCAGTTAGGCTTGGCTTTCAACTGGTATTACAATATGACGGATGAAAAACTCCGTAAATCTTTTTTTGTTGATTATGCCGAAAAATTCTTCCCCAATAATGTGGACAATGTTCGAAATATTTCTCCAGATCTTTTTACGTGTGGAGAATATCACACATACGGTGTTCTAGCAAGAATGATCATGCGCGGTTGGCCCATTGATCAGACGAAAAAGGAACATCTGTCATCGTTGATTAAAACCTACAACAAAAATTCTGCAAAGATTATTGAACCTCAGGTCGAAAAAAAGAAAGACCGAGATCCTGTAATTTCGAAATGTATTAATCTTGTAAACGAACAACTGGATGATTTTGGTTTTGTTGCTCGTAAGAAATTTCCTGAGCCGAGTATGGCTGATACTGTTCTGAAGGTAGGCGCAACAAACGGCCAAAGAACTAAAGTGCATGAGCATTTTGGTAATACCATTTTGGAAATCAAACAGGTGATTACTGGTGATGATGAACTTTTGAAAGAAGCCTATAGTGGTGTATCCAAGGGTACTTTACAGAAAGTTTATAATTGGTTTACAGCAATGCCTTCCGAGGGGTTAGTTGTTACTCAAAAAACTAGGAAAACCCGAAAGAAGAAAGTGAAGAGTGCGGCACAAATCCTGAAATTATTCATTTGCCAAAAATCTGATTCAGAATTAAACGTCCAATCTGTAGATCCCGAAACTATTCTCGGTGCTCAACAATTGTGGGTATTTAATACCAAGACTCGCAAGCTCGGTGTTTATTATGCCGCAAATGAAAAGGGACTTGGCGTATCACGTAAATCTATTGATAACTATGATGAAAAAACCTCTTTCTGTAAAAAGATCCGTAAACCGAAAGAGATTATTCCGGGCGTAATTACAGCAGGAAAGGTGGCATTGCGTCATGCGATGGATGAAATTCGCGCCACAAAATCACCTATGAAGAGTCGAATTTGTGAAACTGTACTCCTATTAAGGACGGTAAAATAATGGAAAGAACTTTATTTAGAAAATTTCCTGAAAGCCCCAATGAAGAACCTTACCATACATATGGGCTATCGGTACATGAAATTGAATTGCCCGATTGCAAAATCTCTCCTAGAGAAGGATGGTTAGTTCATTTGATGAAAATCTATCGGGATTTATATCCGAGATATCCCGAAGAATGTTATCAAAGATGGGCAGAAACACAACTTAACCGTGAACTTGACAGGCTTGGTGATTATTTTAGTCTGAGTTCTTTTTATGACTAATTGTCCTCGTTGTCTTTCACCACTAGAACTTGATGGTAATTGTCCAAATGAATGTCGTCCTTTTCAATCAAAAATTGAAGAGGAAGAATATTTTGATGATTTGGAAGATATTAGTGTGAATGTTTATGAAGACGAAAGTATTACCAATTAAAGAAAAAGCAGAAGAGGCTGGGATTCTTTCAGCAAAAGAAATTGAATTTACTCCTGATAGGAAGATTATTTACCTTACCGTTTCTTTTGAAGACGAAGATCCGGATTTTATGAAAACAGAAACGAAAAAATTCTGGTTACTATATAAATATTCTCATCCAAAAAATGAATCTACTAAAGAAAATACTCAAAAAGATCCTCAAACAATCTAAATTACCCAAATTGGTTAAAATCACACCAACTGGTGTGCCAACTTGGCATCGTGATTCGGATAGAAGCGAATGTGGTATGGTTGAAACTGAACCAAACCAAGAAGTTTATTCGCGAATGGTAAGAGTTCAGGGAGAAGTTATTGAACCGCTTCCTGATGATACGCCCGAAGATCTGGCATCATTGATTAGTTGTGCTGCTTGTGACCATGAATTTTCTAGGGTTATTGTTTACCCCATATGTCAAGAAATGCGTAAGCAGGTAATGGATCTAATTGTTGGTAACAAGGATAATTTATATCCTATGTACGAATACCGGTTAGCTAATATTATTGCCAATGATGATTTGGATTCAAAGACATTAATTTACAAGTATGGGGGAAAAACCCACTTCGCAAAACCTATTTAATTATGAATACAATAACCGAACATAATGGTTTAGGTTCTACGGCAATATTTTCATCTGATAAAATTTATCGTTATTTTCTTTCCAGAAAAACTGGTATACCTGGTAATAAAAAACTCATATGGATAATGCTTAATCCTTCCACAGCGGATGCTTTTAAATTAGATCCTACGGTTATACGTTGTTTTGTTCGTAGTAAAAGGCATTCGGCCAATGAAATGATTATCTTAAACCTATTCGGGTTTAGATCTCCATATCCCAAAGACCTTTACACAATTGAAGATCCCATAGGTCCCGATAATGACGAAATAATTGCATCTTCCTTACAAGGAAATAATGTTACATTAGTTTGTGCGTGGGGCAGTCATAAACTAGTACATGAACGCAGCCTTGAGCTTTGGAGTCGTTTGGTTGATATCTCCAAATATTGTCTGGGCACAACAAAGACGGGCCAGCCAAAGCATCCGCTTCATGTAGCTTATGAAGATGATTTAATTCCCTTTGACATCTTCTAAATAATGTTGTATACTTAAATTAAAAGAGAATATAATGGTACTTATAGATTTTAGCCAGGTTATGATTAGTAATCTGTGCGTGCTTCCGATGAAACAATTGGAAGAAAAAGAAACAAACGAATTGCCGGATCTTCGTCATTCTGTTATTCCTGGAATTCCTTCAGAAAAAAAAGATGAAATTAACGAAGATTTATTGAGACATATGGTACTCAATAGTCTCCGATTTTATAATACTAAATTCGGAATAAAATACGGCCGGTTGGTGATTTGCTGTGATAGTCGCCATTATTGGCGAAAAGATGTATTCAAATATTATAAGGCGGGAAGAAAAAAGACCAGAGATAAATCTCCTTTAAATTGGAATTTAATTTTTGAAACTCTCAATAAACTCCAAGATGAACTTGTAGAATACTTTCCCTATCAGGTTATTAATGTTAATGGTGCTGAAGCTGATGATTTAATCGGTGTGGTGGCAAAACGAGAAAAAAAGAATGGTCCGGTTTTGATAATATCAAACGATAAAGATTTTATCCAACTATTAGATAAAAATGTTTCTCTATATCGGAATATATCCAAAGAATTATGGATTTTTGATAACAGTCCATCCATTACAGTTTAAACGTTTTTGCGTGACTTTTCTAGCTTTAGAATTTGGAGGTAGTATTGGCCCTAAATTTGCATTTTTGTAAATTGTTGGAAAAGCCAATTGGTGTGTCTCACAAAAAGAAACAAGCATGCCGCAAAATTCAAAAATATTTCCGGAAATATCTATAAGGACAAAGATTTTGAACAAATGGACTATAAGATTGTAAAACTTACAAAGAAACAAGTACACGAAAAACTCAGAGAACATATTATGCTCGGAGACCACAGCGATGGAATACCCAATTTCAAATCTCCGGATGATGCCTTTGTTTCTGGAACTCGTCAAACATCAATCCGGAAGAGTGATTTAGAACGTTGGGTAAAAGAAACTAAACCGGAAAATTTTTGTGATAGTACGATGCTACGAGGATACCGGAGAAATCAAAAATTGATTGATCTGGATTTTATTCCTCAAGAAATACAAAATGCTATTGTGGAAGCATGGGATAAACCTTTCAGTGAATCGCGAAAGAAATTGTGGGATTATTTTGTAAAGTATAAGTTAGCTACATTAGCGGATCATTTAGGAGAATTCTGATGTGGAGATATTTGATATCTGCTTTTAATTCAATTATGGGAACTCATATTTGTTGCCATGAATGGGGAAAATGGCATGCCACATTCCATTTTCAACATAGATATTGTAAATTGTGTTTTTATAAACAAGAAAAAGAAATATGAAATCTGTAGGAGAATTAATGAACATAAAAATTATTCCAGAAATTCTGGATGAAGTTGCAGCTTGTACCACGGAAGAAGAAGTGAGAAAAGTTCTATTTAAGAACCAATCTCCCGCAATTAAGAAAATGTTTGAATTGGTTTTTAGACCAGAACACACATTTACTATTAAAGAACTTCCAAAATATAAACAAGATCCTGGGCCAATAGGTTTGAGCCCAAATTCACTATACGTAGAATTACGGAGATTCTATGTACTAGAGGATACCAAAGTTATTCCAGAAAAAAAGAAATTGGAAATACTTACTCAAATTCTCGAATCTATCCATCCCACTGAGGCCGAACTTGTCGGGAAAATTATCAGAAAAGATTTGGGTATTCCACTTCTAACTAAAGAAGTAATTAATTCCGTATATCCAGGTTTGGTATAAATACGTAAGGAGGAAAACTCAATGCCGGCAATTTTTGTTTTTGTGTTGATTGTTGCTGTAGGTACATACTTGTACTACAAGCATACCTAAAATTGGATTAAATTATGACTAAATGTTCCATACACACTGAAAATAATATTTTTTACCATGATTCTCTACACGAAACTGACATATGTTTTCAGTGTGTGTGGGACTGGTTTGGTGAACATAGAGAACAAAAAGAGCACGTGGCGAAACTAACTTACATGAGTTGTGGTCCCGATGTATTCATTGATATTGGTAATTTCGAATCGGGTAAAACCTATCGAAATTATTACAAGACAATTATAAATGTTTCCGATTCTTTTTCGGAATATGCCACACATTGGTTCCCCATAAATGAAATATCTCCTTGGACTTATGCACCATTTTATTGGTTCAAGAAAATTGCGGATAGAAAACGAAATGAATATATTTTAGTCCACTGTGCCGCTGGAATACATAGATCTTTAATGATGGCACATTGTTGGCTACTTTCTTTGGGTTATTCACAAGAACAATCGGCCGAAATTTTTAATTGCCCTAATATCATTAGGGATTATTACCACGACATTCAGACGGGAATTATACCAGAAGATCTCTTGGTATTTTATAAAATCATGAATGATCATCCTACTTGGTCTTTACCCGGGTGCTTGCGAGACTTAGGAATACCTAATCTACTCAATAATACAAGTTTGCGTAAAACTACCAAATATCAGGACTATTTAGGAAATACACTATAAATAGTGTTGTGCTTCCAATTCTACAAAAAATACACGAACCCGGTGAATTTTGTCCTACCATCAAAGATGTTAGAAAATGGCACGGAGTTTTGAATGAGGCAGTATTTGATGGAGTTGTTCCTAAATTTTATGATATTGTAATCGTAGATAAACTTCCCCGTCAATTTGCGGCCACAATGGCCTTAAAAGATAAAAAGGTACCTGATAAACGTTTTGCCCGTTTAGAAATTAATCCTAGATTTCCATCTTTCAAAAAATTTATCATCATACTCATCCACGAAATGATACATTGTTGGCAATGGATATGCGAAAATCGGATGGATCATGGAAAGACATTCTTTCAGTGGAAAGAAAAATTAAAAGATCAGGGAATACCTTTGAGTGAAAAATATCACAGAAAATTTCTTGACATACCTGAATAGCTTTGATATACTCATTATATGAAAACAGTGAATGTGAGTTTAACAGCAGAAGAGTTACGCTTTGCTATTTTTTTGTCAGATATGTGGATAGCTAACCCAAAGCAATCTCCTTTTGAGTTCCGAGAACCAACAAAGCTTTGTTCGAAGCTTTACGAAGCAGAAGCGGAAATTAACCATGGCTAACTATTATAGTTATTGTCCTGAGACATTCCCTATTGTGTTAACTACTTGTATTCAGGATGCTAAGGAACGATATCCAGAAGAAAAGGTTCAAGATGTGCGAATGTGGACACAGAAGTGGCCAGATATCTCTTGTGGGTTTTCTTCTGGTTCTGAATTGCATATTGAAACTCTATCACCTACGGTTGTGATTAAGTTCTCTCACACACTGAGATTGGTTTACCACAATGCGGAATTAGCATATGTTTTGGATGGTGAAACTACTGTTAGATTTTATGACTCCGTACGGAGAAGGAATTTACCGGGTGCTTCAGACTCGGAAAAAGAATATCTCATCAATGGATCGGAATAAAATGATTGCATATATATTCCCTGTTCTTCAGATTTTAATTTGCTTGGGAGCGGCCGGAATGTATTTGTATACCGGCAACATTAGGAAAACCATTTATTGGTTGGCGGCCGCTGTTATAACCGCGTCTATTACGTTTTGAGAGATTATTATGCCTTTTATTTCCGTAAGAAATTATGTTTGGTTGTCAGTTAGACCTTCTAGATTGGGAAAAATCTTCATCTTAGATGGATATGATTATTTACATTGTTCGTCAGAGTTTTTGGAAGATTTTGAAAAAACGCATGGTTGTTTCGAAAAATATTTATGTGAATTTGGAGTATGGTTATACAATAAAACGGTAAATATTACGTTTAACCCAATTGAAATTGATGAAGGAACACTTGATGAATTAAGTAATTCCAGTTTCTTTACGAAAATTTTTGTTGTTGTAGATAAAACCATTTCAAGTAATGGAAAAGAATTTTTTACTTTAATCTTCCGTCTCGGTAAAAAAGAATGGTTAAAGGTATTATAATCGGGATGTAGCGCAATCTGGTAGCGCATCTGATTTGGGATCAGAGGGTCGCTGGTTCGAATCCAGCCATCCCGACCAAAATTCTAGGTGTAGGCAAAAGTTTAAGCCGCCATCCACGGGGATGGAGAGTCATGGTGGGCTTTAGGGCAGCAACGACCATGTACCTAGAACAAGAGAGATTTTATGGCACGCAAACAAACGGTCATTAAATGTGGATGTAGAAATTGTATTTGGGGAATGCATCATTCTTCTTGGGGAAAAACCAAAATGCAAGCGACAATCCGTAGTCTTCGGCGTAGTATCAAAATTGCATTAAGAGTGGGAGATTTTGATAAGGCACAAGATGCAATCATTAGTGCCGGATATTTGGATTAACATGAGCAATATTTTTTTGACAGCCGATACCCACTTTGGGCATTGCAACATTCTGAAGTACTGTAATAGGCCTTTTAAAGATCACGAGGAAATGAATGAAGGAATTATTTCTCGATTTCTTGAAGTCTTGAGAAATGGAGATACCTTATATCATCTGGGTGATGTTTGTCACTCACATTTTCCTATAAAATCTTGGCTAGATAGAATGCCGGGAATTCAAGTTCACTTAATTTACGGTAACCATGATAAACATAAATTACTTTTACACCCTAAGATTATTTGGACGGGTGAACGCAAAGGTGTCCAAATTGGCAAAGATCGGTTTGAATTATTTCATTATCCTATGAGGAGTTGGAACCATAAAGGACATGGTGCATATCATTGCTTTGGTCATTGTCACGGAAGACTTCCAATATATGACCGAAGTATGGATGTTGGAGTAGATACACACAATTATTATCCTTATCATGTTGATGAAATTGTAAAGACTTTGAAAGATAACCCATTTTTTCATGATAGTGATCATCACAATAAAGGAATATGACAGTAAAAAAATTAGAAACGAAGAAATTGGACCCCGTAGACTACAAACACAAAGATATTCCGTTTATGTTTTTTACGGCAGGCTCTCTAGCATGCGAATTATTCCTTAATGCCGAGGAAATTATTTATAAGCTTACCAATAATGGTATTAAGAAATATTGTATTGATCCAGAAAATACTTTTTTTGATGTGATGGAAGTGGAAATCGATAAAATCTCGTGGCGTGTTAAAAGTGCATAGTTGTTCGTAAAGGTGGATGTGGCATAGCTTAAGTATAAAGCACTACGGCATCCGGTGAAATACGGGGATGAACCATGTTATACCAAATGAAAGGTTGGTTGCCCACCAAGAATTTTAGCGGTATTATCGTATAGATCTGTGTAGACACTTTTTCGGACCCGGGTTCGACTCCCGGCAGGTCCACCAAGATACACTAAATGGGTAACAGACTGGCCTCTTTTAATACATTCTCTAGTGGGCTGGCGAAGTGCAATGGGACCTAGAGCATTTGGTGTATCTCGGTGGGCCTGTAATGGTTTCGACGAGACTGTTGCGAGCATGGTGCGATACGTGGACTACCCACGTTAAACAGAAGAAAACAACAAAAGACACAGAAATGTATCTAGCAATGGCTGCGTAAGCAGCATTGAGGGGTTTGGTAGTTTTCCTTTTTACCCAAAAACTACCCCCTTCGGGGTTCCCTCCTTTTTAAATAATTCTTGCAAAATAAAAATGTCTGTGATATAATATAAGCATGAATATAAATCTGTTGGTAGATGAAGCGGTATTCGAAACACTTTTCATTGACCATCCCTTATACACAATGACACCCCATTCATTTGCTCTAGAAATTGAACGAATTGTACGGGAACAAAAGATAGATTATTTGGCCGCAACAGCGCAATTATGCGAACAATATGAAATCGATTATTCCTCTATTCCCAAACTCCTTACAAAAACAATGAAAGAAAAGATTGAAGTATCCGCACTTGAAAGAAATTATAAAATATGATTTATGAAATTTAAATGCAAAATTATTTTCCGTTGGTATGATTTTTGGATTGGTGCGTTCTTAGATACTCACAAACATAAATTATATATTTTCCCCATACCAATGGTTGGTATTGAAATACAATTTCCGTGAATGCCTTTGAAGCTTACGAAACCTATCTTTCGATAAAACAACACTTCACTCAGAAGTCTTACGACTTCCATAAGTATAATGGAAAAGTCAACACTTCAGTTTCTCGTTTTGAATCTCGTCCCGATAGAGCTTTTTTCTATAAAATTTCCAAGAAATATCCTAAAGATAAATTGATAGATTTCTTCGTTGCTAATTTTGTTGCCAATCCTTTTTCTTGGATTGGCGATATGATGGATGATTATTCTGAGGAAGTTTATATCGACTGGAAGAAAAAAATTGAAAGTTTAACTTATTATTTTTCGGAAGAGTGCGATGCTATGTTGCATTGGGCCGAAATGAATAGTTATAAATTTAATGACCTATTTAAAATCAATGGTTCAGATCATCCGATTATTGTTAAAATGTCATTGCAACGTGTCCTTAGTTTCGAATCTTTTATTATCCTCAATAGGATATTTTCTTTTGGACAAAATTTCGATAGAAAAATGGAAGATGTAATTTGGAAAGAATTTTGGTTTAAAATTTGCAAATATGAAACCTTTCTAAATAATATTGATAGGAAGAAATGTAAACAAATTCTTCGAAATAAAATAGAAACGGATTATCCCCATGTTGTATGAAGATTTAGTAGAGCATTATAATGCGGTATGTGAAAAATGCAGTAAGGCAATTGCACGCGCCAATGATGAAATTGCAAAAAGAGGATGCCTTGAAATCGAGTTGGCCGGCCTAAGAAATGAATTGAAAGAAGCGTATGGAGAAATATCAGAATTAAAATGCCAAATACCAAATTAGCTGTATCCAAAAATGACGATGAGATATTACAATTTACGGTATCAAGTACAGATCCAGAATTATTTTGTAAGATCTCGGATTATATCCGAACTATAAAAGAAACCAAAGAAGTGGAGCCTAGTCCGCAATTATTACTCGAAACCGAAAATTTTTAACTTTAGTAGCATTTGACATACCTTAAAATTTGTGATATACTAAATAGAATAGTAGTTCCTATATTATGGAGGTCCTGTGAACAAGACAAATACAAATACAAAAAAAGAGAAAATATAAAACATATGAGCTTTGCATCATACAAAAAGAGTCGTACAGATTTAACAAGTTTAAATAAAAAAGTAGAAGAAATTGCCGAAGGTACTCGAAAGTCTTTTAAAGACGAGCGTATTTGGAGAGTTACCGTCGATAAAGCTGGTTCTGGTTCCGCCCGCCTCAGGTTTTTATCTGCCCCAGATGGAGAAGATCTTCCTTGGGTTCAATATCACGAACATAATTTTTCTATCAATGGGTCTTATTTTATAGAATTATGCCCGACCACATTAGGACGTGAATGCCCTGTCTGTAAGGCAAACAATGTTTTGTGGAATCTTGATGGTGGTGTTAAGGAAAATCAGGATATTGTTCGTAATAGAAAACGTAAGTTAGTCTATATTTCCAATATCTACGTCATTAAAGATAAAGAAAATACAGAAACCGAAGGAAAGGTTTATCTTTATCAATACGGACAAAAAATCTTCGAGAAGATCAAAATGGCATTAAAGCCTAAGGATGAAGATGATCCTGCTGTTAATGTTTTTGATTTTTGGGAAGGTGCTGATTTTGCTTTAGAAGTAAAGAATGTTGCTGGTTATCGTAATTACGATGATAGTAAATTCAGGGCACCGTCAGCCTTATTGTCTGGCGATGATAAGAAACTCGAAGAGATTTATAAGAAGTTATATCCACTTCTTCCCTTCAAGGATGAAAAGAAATTTAAGTCCTACGAAGAGTTGGAAAAGAAATTCAATGATGTAATTTCTGGAGTAAAAGGAAAAGTACAGAAAAAAGCTGATCAACTTTTCCCTGAAACCGCGCCAGTGGCCGCCGATGCACCAGCGCCAAAGAAAGAACGTAAACCTAAAGAAACTGCCACAGAAGAAACACCTTGGAAGGAACCTACACGCAAGCCCAAGGCATCTTCTAAAAAAGAACCAAAAACTGAACCAACAGTTGAAGATGTTCCTTTAGAGGATAATGATGCATTAAATTATTACGAACAACTAGCAGAAGAAAACTAAATGTAACCCAATTTGGGAATGCAAAGGGCGCTTAGATCGAAAGATCAAAAGCGCCCTTTTTTATGCTTTTTTGTGCGGATAAGTACTTGCCCCTACTCTGATACGCTTTTATGTCTGAAAACGCAAGGCCGAGTCTGGGAACGCAAGGGAATGTACTTTTAAATTAACTGTGAACGCTGTTTCTGTATCTTGTATCTCTATATGTATTATCCGTATTATGTGGTTGTTGCTGTTGAGCTAATACAGTAGTGTTATTTTGTTGGTTATTTGTCGGAGCAATAATATTACCCCCTCCGCTTCCTTTTTTAGAAGCTATGTCTGCCTTTTTATCCTCATTATCTTTTGTTGCAGCCAATAAAGTTTTACCTTGTGCGGGTGGTTCTTTTTGTGCCATATCAACATTTGGTGCTTTATAACCAAAAGCTATAGCTTCATCATCTCTTCGTGCTTGTAAACCTTTACTAAATTCTAGTTTGCCAGATTTATTAGGCACCTTATTATATTCTCTCATTTTTTCACCAGCTTTTTGGGCTGAATCATGATTACCAGAATTCAAAATTGATGCGATATTTTTTAATTTCCCCACACCTACGTTATAACTAAAATCCACAAGTGAATCAAACATTTGCTGAGAAATTGGTACTTTAACTGCATCATTAACCGCACTCTCATATTTACCAAGATCTTTAGCTAATAATTGTGTAGCTTGTTCGGGAGTAATTTCTGTAAATTTTTCACCAGGTTGAATTTGATGTCCGTAACCTATAGAGAATTTACCTGAACCGGGAGGATCAGGAAAAGGTTTCAACGCCCATTTAGGAAGTCCTTCATATTTCTTTAATCTATTAATTCCTTCAGAACTCATCTTCATATTATTTTTTCCTCCATTTTTCGTTAATAACGATGGTGTATTTTCCGGTTTTGTTTCTATTGGTTTTTCCCTTTTCATTACTTCTGATGCGGGATTTACACCATTAAATCCTTGCATTACAAGAGGAACAGTTGACTTTGGTGCAATAATAGTTCCTGTAGGAGCTTTTATTGCTGGTGTTTTATCTGCTATCTTCGGTGAAGAGTTTATTATTTGCTCCGGTTTTTTAATATCAACATGTTCCTGTTCTTTTTCCTTTTCTTCTTCGGGATAAGAGAATGTCTTTTTTGCTATATCTGGATAATGTTGCAATAACCAATCTTTAAATAAACCATTATGTTTTTTATCATCCGTAAATTTTCCGAATTTTTCGTTTACTTTACGAACCCAAATACCATAAGGCATCCACCAAGGCTTTTCTACAGGCACTTTCATATCCCGCAAAAATTCAGCCATTTTATCAGTCCAGTTTTCTGCTGATACCCCATTTTTCTGTTCGCGAGCTTCACTAGCTCCTTTTGTGGCTACTTTTTCAATTAATTTAGCACCAGTAATACCAATAAGGGCCCCCGCACCTACGCCAGTAGCCGATAATCCAACAACACCCGCAGTTGTTGCCGCTGCTCCACCTAAAGCAGCTTCTACTCCACCTGCGGCTGCTCCAGCAGCTTCTACTCCACCTGCGGCAGCTTCTACTCCACCTGCGGCAGCTTCTACTCCTGTTCCTATACCTAAAAGCCGTTTAATTAATCCTGCTCCACCCCGTAAAGCTTTCAATCCTAAATTAAGTTCTGTAAATTCACCAACTGTTTTAGTAATTGTATCTGTCAAAGAACCTTGTTTAGTATCTGTACCCGGTTTCATTAAACCGGTTTCTTTTTTTCCCGGACCGAGTAGTTTTATGGAATTAATTAATTCTGCGTGTTCTCTCCGTGCAATAATCCGATTTTCTTCGTCTTCATCTAGTTGGTCATCGGTTTTAGTCTTATCATCCTTGTGATTTTTTTCCAAAGTTTCATTTATTTTAACCGCAACTATTTTAAGATCTCCAACTTCACGTTCAAGCTTTTCTTGCGGAGCAATACCGCTAAAACCAGGAACAACACCTGGCTGTCTTTGAACATAATTACCTTCTTCAAAACCTTTAGCAAAATGTCCTTTAGCATTCCGTTTTCTTATTTTGCCTGATCCCAACAATTTAGGTGCGTTTTGTTGTGCTACAAAATCATCTGATGGAGGAGGTGTTACGATTGGTGGTGGAGGCGTTATTATCGGGTCATTTGGTTTTCTTTCAGCAGCCCCCTTTATTTCCCGGGAACTATATGGATGAGATGTGCGGGCCCTCTCCCTAGCTTCTTCGTGTTCTCTTTTTTCTTGCGAATTTAATAATCTAGGAGGTGTAATATCTGGTGGATTTGGTGGATTAGCTTCATAATCTGCTGCCGCATAAGTTTGATCTCCAATATCCTCATATTCAGCATCTACAATATTTACCTTCGGTATTGGACCTGTAGTTTCTTCTGGTTCATTTTCTTGCTGCGCTCGTTTTCTACTTTTAGGTTCTTTGGGTTCTCGTGTACTTTTTCTTCTGCGGCGTCCCCCACCCTCTGTTTCTTCATAATCTTCTCCCGAACCTCTTCTAGAAGATCTTCTTTGTGGACGTAAAGACCCTTCCATTTGTTTTTGTAAACGTTCACGGCGCTTGTGAAGGTAAACACGGAATTCAGCAATACCAAAATCATTTTCTTTTTTGGCAGCCTCTTTGGCCATTCTAAATCTTTCAAACATATACTTGATACCTAAATTAATAAGTGGCGACTTACTAGTAAAAGCAACGAGCATATTTTCAGCATCATATCCCTGTTTTTTAAGGAAATTATTTACATGAGAATTTACTTCATTCGCACGTTTTCCCGAATTTTTTGCTGCATTACGGACAGCCCTAACTCGTATTTCCGCATCATACATCGCCTTTTCTGTTTCACTCAATGTTTCGCGAATTTTTTTGGCCATTTCAGAAACGGCGGCATTAACTTGGTCAACCTGTTTTTTGATATTGCTGTCCATAAATTTCCTGTGTTATTGTTGGGGGTTTTTAGAATCGTATTTAGTTATTTGTTTTGCACTGACGAATGTTGTAAATGCCGTGCCGAAGTTTTGCCATATTTCTTTTTGCTTGGTCATTACACCATATAAAGTCAAAGAGAAAAGCATTAATAAAATGGCACCAGTTAGCGAAAATGCATCTATTAGTTTATAAAACCAACTATTTTTTTCCATTTTTATCTATTTAACCTCTCTTGTTCTTCCTTAACATATTTTGCTACCAATTCCACATAAATATTTCTTTCCCAAGGAATCATTTCTTCTAACTCCGTCAATGAATATTTGTAATGTAACATCATTGCATGATTGGTTAACAACAAGTTGCCTAAGGTTTCATGGCGGAGTCCAAGGCTAAAAAACTTCTGGTTCCTTCAACAACTATATCAACCTCATATTTACATTTCGGACATTTGAAATGTATTTTATGACGAATTGCTGGAATGGTGTCAAAAAATTTCATAATCTTGGCGAATTGAGTTTCCGAAAGAGATTCTAAAAATTCACGCAATTCTTTAACATCCATAAATTCTCGTTCATAACATTTTCCCGCTGCATCATATATCATTTCCACGCAATCGATAATGATATTAAAAGATTCTTCTATATCATTTGTTTCCAAAACAGTATTTAATTTTTGAAAATTCTCGAATGTGGGATAACGCAGAATTATCCCAATACCATCTTGAAGAGTAATTTTTGGATTATTTTCGGGGTTCTTAGTTACTTCAATTTCATCCAAATTAACGGGACACTGAACCACATTTCCACAATAATCACGAGTTTCACCATTATGGTCTTGTATTGTTGTACCATTAGGTAATTTATTTTGACATACAAATGGTATTACGGCAATTTCTTCGACAGATTTACTACGAATTTTTAACCAAACATAATCAATATCAAAAACTGGCATCTTAGCAACATCAATATTGCCTGTAATAATACAATTTTGTATCACTTGGCGAAGTGCTCTAATTTGGGTTTCTTCATCATCATCTACTGCCATTAATAATATTTTTTCTTCTTTGACAGTAAAGGGACGATATGTAATTTGTTTTCCTGAAGATGGCAAATTCAATGTGTATGTAGGTACTTTTAGTTGAGGTAGCATAGTTTTTATTTATTTCCTGAAGGATATATTGTTTTTTCAAAACCTTCGGGTGCACCACCCGCAGGTTGTATTGTCGTTGGTGTTCCAGAATTAACTCTTAAGTTTACCCATTTACGATATGTAAAGGTAATTGCTAATGTATGGTACGTATTGAATTGATCGTATGCCAATCCCATTTGTCCGATAGTGATAGGCCAACATTGGAAAAATCGTACACCATAATTAGCAACATCAAATTCATCTAATTGGAAAATATCCATTGTTGTTCCATATTCCGATACATAATTAAAATCACTGGTTTCCGGATCTTGTACCGTATATGACCAAGCATCGAAGAAATGCCGCTCAATCATATCTTTTCCCACTATGAATGTTAGTGGTATATTTGCATACACATCCACAAAAGGCATCTGGAAAAATGAACCATAGGTTCTAACATCAGATGCATTGAATGACTTACCAGGTAATTCAGCCTTGCAACACATGAAATCCAAACGATTGGGTATATCAGTTTGTGATATACCCATCTGTTGAAAGTAATTAGGAACAATACCGTAAGATTGCGGACTTAAACCTGTTCTTCCTGATAAGAAGGCTATGTTATCCCTTTGGTCTTGTGTTGTAGTATTTTGTAATACACCTGTTAGATTTGGTGGAACAATTTGAACTGCAAATCTATTTGGTCGTGCAAGGCCGCCAGCCGCTGTGATTTGAGAAATTAATTCTTGTACTCTAGCCATGTGTTAACTCTTTGTTGGCAACCCATTTTTAGGTGCAACTTTTGCTTTTGTTGATGTTGTGGGAGTCCCTTTTGGAAGACCATTAGTTGAAGGTCCTTTTTGTGTTCCTGCTATAATAGCTTCAGAATCAGACCATACGAAAGTTTTTCCTTTTTTAGAAAAGTTTTCAACTGGAAGAAACAATGCTGTTTCCCAATCAGGTGCTTCAATTTTAATATAATTTGACATTACATGTTTATCGAGATACCGTTTTAAACATGGTTTAAAAGATTTAAATCTCGCCATACTTCTGAGAGACCGGTATGCCAACGCTAAACGGGCTCTCGGATCAGTTTGTGGTTTATTAATTACCGTAAGTAATTCATTAAATAACATTAGGCGACTTTTATATCCGAGATAATGTAAATTTATTCCCAAAAATCCATCAGTATAGAATTGTATTGGAAATACTAAAGGAAATTTATCATAATAAGGAAGTGTCTTTTTTAATTTAGGGTCATATACAAATAAGTACATAAAACCCTGAAAGGTAATTTTCTTTGTCCTTTTTGTATCGTTCAACAATTCAGTTCTTAATGCTGATCCACGGTAATAGTGGGGGTCTTCTCCATATCCACTTAAAATTCTAATCTGGTTTCTGAACCATTTTATGGAGTCGTCTACTGATTTTGCGACGGGTTGAGATTTTAATTTTTCTCTAACCTTGTCAAGTATTGAAATTTGTGGCACAATAGTATTTAGTTAAGTACAATCAGTTTCGGTCATAATTTTAAATTCATAACCAGTTTTTTCACACCAACTTCTAGCTGCTTTCCATTTCATTTGATTTACAGCAAATGTTGCCAATGCTGTTTTATATCTCCTGGTTTTTCTTTTACTTTTTGGTAATATAGGAAGAGAACATTGTGAAAGTGGTTTCACTTCAATAAGATATTTCTTTTCTGATCCATCACTACTTCTAACTTTAACTAAAAAGTCTGGAAAATATTGGTGTATTTTGCCATCTAAAGGTGATAGATATGGTAAACTCAATTCTTCTGATGACCAAAATAAAATATTAGGATTACAATCAAATGTTTTCATACAATTTCGTTCCCAATTACTACGATAAATGATCTTGGTCGGATCACCTTTATATTTTTCGGGGTGTTGCGGTGTATATTTACCTTTATATGCCATTATAAATATTTATGGGAGGCAATACCATGTATGCCGATTTAATCCTTTATACCGATCCTTCGCGTCCTTTAATTAATCCCAAATTTGATTTATTTGCCTGGCTCGACCTAGAAAGAACGCCAGTTTTATTTCCTGCAAAGAAAGTGGATATAGTACATCTTACTTTACCAGAAAAATGTAAAACAATGACACGATTCCCCGATGATATTTGGGAATTTATTTCCTGGCAAGTAGAAGAACGCGGTTATGCCGTAGTTAGAGAAATTGATTCTGATTGGTTTTATTGGGCTATTCTTGCTAATAAATTTTATTTATTAAAGAATATGAGTTTATTCCAAAACAACTAAATATGGAATATGCCAGTAAAATTTCCATCGGGTAACATCAACGACCGTCAAAGCGCATCAAATCCATTAAAAGCTTTAGAGAATGACGGTTACAATGTTTCTAGTTTTACATATCCTATTGATTTAACAAATGACCCAGGTGAAAACCATATGGTTGTTTTCTATATCAATGAGTCTACAAATACACAATTCCAAACTAATACCCAACAAGGTGTTATTAATCATGATATAAATGGAAATGCCGTATCTTTAAATCCCACTGGAACAAGTAGGTACAATAGTAGCAAGGGAGTGTCTGATTCTCTACCTACAAATGCACCAACAATCAATGGCACATCGAATGTTTCAACATTTAATATAAGGCCTATCAATCGCGTGAGTACAAGTATCGCACTTTATATTCCACCATTGGTACAAACTAGTTACCAAACTGATTGGGGAACGGTTGATTTTGCTGCCGCAGGTGGAGTTGCAAAAGCTTTATTGAATCAAAATGGACCTGACGTTATAAAAGCTCTGGGAGAAGTTGGTATAGGAACACTTTCAGGTCTTTTAGACAGTGCTAAGGATGCTGCAAGTGGTAAATTAGGCATTACTGCTGAATTGGAAGCTGGCGTTTCTTTTGGTACTCGTGCATTAAGGAATCCAAATACTGAAATGTTATTTCGAGGAATTGGTTTCAGACAATATCAATTTGATTTCAAATTCACCCCAAGATCTGACCAAGAATCTCTTAATGTGTCCAATATTATTAAAGCATTTAAATTCTACGCATCTCCAGAAGTAAGGTCTGCTAATAATACACCACGTTATTATATTTGGCCAGCCGAATTTGATATTGAATTCTGGAGTAATGGAAGATTAAACAATTTCATTAATAAAATTTCTACTTGTGCTTGCACTAATGTAACCGTCAATTATACAGGTTCAAATGGATGGTCAGCATTTCGTCCTGGTAGCTTGAATGGAATGGGTGTTGAGACCAACTTATCGCTTCAATTCCAAGAACTCGAAATTATCACAAAAAATCGCGTACTCCAGGGATTCTAAATGACACCGTATTTTAATAAATTCCCAAAAATCGCATATGATATCGATGGCACAGGAACCAATAATCGCCTAGTCATTGACATATTACATCGTGCCAAATTCATCGATATTGTTCGACAAAATTTAATCATCTTCTATCCATATCACATAAAAGAGGGAGAAACACCCGAAATTATATCTGCCAAATTATATGGATCTCCACAATATCATTGGGTTATTTTATATGCGAATAATATCCACAATCTATGGACAGATTGGCCCTTGTCATATGACCAAATCCAAGCATATTTAACCCAAAGATATGGATCAGTTCCTACTGCACAAACAACGGTAGATCATTATGAAGATAAATTTGGTAATTTTATAGACTTAACAACCTATAATGCCACATTCTCACAAGGTAGTGTGATTATTTACGCCGATCAATACGCATATCGATTGAATGAAGCTAAAAAATTAATAACACTTCCAGATCCTAAATTTGTTCCACAAATAGAAAATGAATTAGACCAACTTTTGGTAACACAATAATGCTCAATGCCACAGATTTTGAAATCAAGGAATTAGTACTTGAAAGTACCACAGGAATCGAAACAGATTTAATTTTTCTAATGCAAGAATTGAATGTGTATGAAAATATCCACAATACTTGTATTTCCGCAGACATTGTAATTTATGATGCCTTAAACGTTATCAAAAATTTACCAATTACTGGGCATGAATTCGTCAGGTTTTCTTTTCGAACACCGGGGCAAAATTTCATTTCTTTACGTCTTAGGGTTTACAAAATCGATTTACGCGAATTGGATAAAATGCATGCTCAAGTATTTGCTATCCGTTGCGTTGATGATTCTGAATTTCTAAATGCTCGGACTCGTATAAGTAAAGCATATAAAGGAAAATTGATTAGCGATATCGCAGAAGATATACAAACCAATTTTCTCTCGTCTTCTTTCAATATTCTTGAGCCTACCAAGAATTTGCATCACATTATTCCACCCTATTGGACACCAATTAAAACTCTTAATTTTTTGGCTTCGCGAGCAAATAGTGCCCAATATTTGGGTTCTAATTACGTTTATTACCAAACTGCCGATGGTTTCAATTTTGTATCTATTGAAAATCTTTGCGACCGGTCACCACTACAAAGTTATATTATGCAACCAGCGAATATTCGTGACCAATCTGTTGCAGATGGATATGCCCCCAGAACGGTAGAAGTAGATGAAGTTGCTATCCAATCCTATAAGTTTGTAAATAATTTCGATACACTAGAAAATGCTACAAATGGAATGTATACTAACCGTTTGATATGGCATGATATCCAAAAGAAACAATTTGGAGAAAATGATTTCTCTTATCCCAACAGTTACGATCAATACAAACACATCGAATTGAATAATGTTAAGGGTGGTTCTTCCCAATTATGGACATCTAGTTCTGATTATGATACCGATGCATTTGGTTCCCTGAGAGTTACTCCAATTGGATTACCACTACAGGAAAATTATGTGACACAATGGCTTCAACCACGTTTATCACAAATGCAACAATTACAGAATGTTCGGTTATTTGTAACTATTCCTGGTGATAGTATGCGGCGTGCTGGTGATTTGATTCAAATTACTCTTCCCTCTCCAGAAGCAAATATTGAAGATCAAATCCAAATAGAAAATTATTTTACCAATCGGTATCTTGTTTCTGGTATCAGGCATCAAGTATCTCGGAAACAATATTTATCCACTATGGAGTTAATTAAAGATTCTGTTGCTCAATCATATCCATAATTTCTAAAATAAACAAAATAAAGAGATTATAATTATTTTCAAATATTTCAGGAAAACACTTGACAAATTACTCCGGCAACGCTATAATATCAATGTAGTTATTTAAGAGTATAAAGGCCCATGAAGGGAAGTAAATGCCATATAATTTACCAGAACAAAAGGGACGAAGTATACTTCAGGTTGCTTTAGATGTTCATATGACAAACACAGGATCTTATGAACGTAGTGATACAGACCAACAAGAAGATATCCAATTATTGAGGAGAAAATTAGATACATGGGAACCTCCTTACACAAATGCATTTGATGACGCTGTGAGAATTTTGATAGAAAGGGTATGGTTAGAATATCATCATGAATATAGGATCCGGTAATTCATATCCCGCCAATGCTTTATCGAATTTTACACCACATCCATTTTTTCTCGATGGAGTGTTGTGTAATTCAATGGAAGGATTCCTCCAATCATTGAAATTTGATAAAGAACCTATCCAAGTAGAAGTATGTAAACTTGTAGGCCGAGCCGCCAAATTTCGTGGAAAGAAAAGAAATAAGGCTTGGCAAAGTAAACAAACCTTATGGTGGAAAGGAATTCCATATCTTCGAGATGGCGCATCATATAAGGGCCTGTTGTTACGGGCATATGAAGCTATGTTTCGGCAATCAGATTCATTCCGACGGGCACTCAAAGCCTCCGGAGATGCAGTTTTTACTCATTCAATTGGTTCTTCAAAGGAAGAAATGACCGTATTGACGGAGCGTGAATTTTGTAGTATATTAAATGTAATGAGACATTTGTTATGAGCTTTTTAAACAAACTTAGGTTTTTTATTCGTGGGCGCTGTTATAAGTGCAATTGCAAAAAGAACCGTTTTGGTGCATGTTATTTGTGTAGTTTTGAAAAATGGTGATAAAATGGAAAGAGTTGAATTTCAAGAGGCTGTGAAATTGTGTGAGGAATGCATCGCATTTTCTAATGGTGCTTTAGTAGGAAATGATTCACCTTTGCGGGAAAAAGCTAGAAAGATGTTTGGTCAAAGTACTGTAAGCCATATGTTGTATGTATGCACCATGGTTTTCTATGAATTCGCACTAGAATATAAGGAAAACCATCTTTAGATTAATATGCTTGATAAAATTTACATTATTATGGGCTCGTGTGGTGAATGTGATCGCTACCGACACTGGAATGCTAGAGCCACTTATTCTAAGGATCATGCCGAACTTTTATGTCTTATCTTGCAAAATTTAGCTGATTCGGTTAAATATGGTACAGAAGAATATTATTCTTTAGCCAAAAATAATCCTTTTGATCCCTTATATCGATCAGATTGGGGTGGAACCGCATATTGGGTGACCGAAATGGAGATCAGTTAATGTATGGAGATACTACTGTGACAAGAATTATATGCATCATATTGATGATGGTTATATTATTAGCAGGATATTCTTGCGAGCGATGGAAGTACCAAGAATGTAAGAAAGTTGGAGTTGGACATGATACAACATATTGTGTATTCCAATTATTGGATTCTAAATGATCGAATACCAAATCATTCTTAATGTGTATCTTCCTCAAAGTGGAGGAAGAACAATTAAACGGGTAATCAGTGGAACTGATAGAGATGCCATGGCAACGAAATTTAAATACCTAGGGACTCTTGCAACAGATAAAAGTAAAGCCCGTGAACTCCAAGGTTGGTGCTTAGATAATGATATTCAAGGAACTATTGTTGGTACCGATGGTTTATATGGGGTTTCTTACATAAAGATTTTACCTTAGGAAAAATTATGTTATTGTTTTTAGAAAGTTTTGCTGCTATTATAAAGTGTGGATTGTTGTTTGTTTTGTTTTGTTTGATTCCTATGTTGCATATCATTTGGTTTTGTTTTTTGTGGCTGTATGACGGACTTACAGCAACTGAATCAATTAAGGTACTCAAATCATTCTGGTTAGAGGCTATTCGAGATTGTACTAAATAGATACGTGCCACAAGAAACTAATTACATGGGACTTTCAGGCTTTATTTGGTTCCATGGTGTTGTAGAAGACCGACAAGATCCGGATAAATTAGGAAAAATAAAAGTCCGAATTTTAGGTTCTCACACAAAAGACAAATCGTTTATTAAAACTGAAGACCTTCAATGGGCTTATGTTTGCCAAGATATAACATCAGCATCAATGAATGGAATCGGTTCTACTCCATTAGGTGTAGTTCCAGGTACATGGGTTTTTGGATTCTTTAGAGATGGTGAGTCTTGTCAAGAACCTTGTATTTTAGGCACGTTTGGTGGTATACCACAAAATACGCCAGATAATACACAAGGTTTTAATGATCCTCGCGATTCATCTGGAACTACAGAAACTTTAGCAACAGCACCCCGTAATGTAGTTACACGAAATTATCCCATCGATGGTTCTGGTGCTAGTCTCATAAATGCTACAGCAGGGCCTCAATATCCTCGTTCCGATTTTATAGGTGAATCTGACACTCATCGTATTGCCCGAAATGAAAAAATCGGACAAACTGTACTACAAATAATCAAAAACATATATGATAAAGGTGTACCAATTTCTTATGGTGGAACTTGGGACGAACCCAATATTTGGTATAATGGGGTATACCCATATGTACATGTAAATGAGTCGGAATCAGGTCATGTAAAAGTTATTGATGATACACCAAATTTTGAAGGACAATTAGATTTTGACCGGTCTGGATCTTTTAAGGAAAATCTCACAGATGGTTCAGTAGTTGAAAAGATTGTAAAAGATGGCTATACAATCGTTATGAGGGACGATCATATCCATATAATGGGTAACGAACAATCTCGGTGCGATCATGAATATAATCTTTCGATTGGTGGTCGTTGGAATATAGAAGTAAATGAAAATATTAACATAAAATCAGATGCTGGTGGTATATTCATTTCCGTAAAAGGAGATGCGAACGTTCAAGCCGGTGGTAATGTTAATGTTCAATCGAATGGTGATACAAATGTTAAAGCCGGTGGAGCACTAAATGTTCAATCGGGTGGTGCTATGAATTTTAAAGCTGGTGGAACAATTGCGATGGATGGATCAGAAATATATTTCAACTCGGGTGTTTCAACGCCGGCCAATTCAGCCACACCACCTAAACAATAAATATGAACAAACAAAATTGTGACATTGAATTTCCTGAAGAGTATTTCCTTAAAAAATACGATTCAGATGGAAAACTTTTTGAAGTTATTCATCTTAAAGGAGATGGATCCTTTAAGATTATTACCGATAAGGAATCTTTGCATGCCTTTAACTAACGCGGGAACAAATCTTTTAGCTCAAGCGATTGAGGGAGGAACATATACACCATATAATGCTACCCATGCGTACATCGGTATTGGTGATAGTTTAAATGCTTTTAGCAAAACAAATACAGATCTCCAAGCTTCCACAAATAAAACATATAAACCGATGGACGCAACATTTCCACAGGTATCTGGAAATATTATGACATTTCAAGCAACATTTGGTACCGGTGATGCGAATTATGCATGGAATGAATGGGCATTATTTAATGCTGCTTCGGGTGGCGTAATGTTAAATCGTAAAGTAGGAGCATTAGGAACTAAAACTAGCTCACAAACATGGGTGATGGTCGGTATTCTTACGGTAAATAATCCATAAAGGAATAAAATGATAGAAATCATTGATGGTTTTGATACCAATATCGACAGTTCATTAAATTGGAATTCTGGTTCTGCTTATGGAGCTAATGGTGGAAGATTTGGTGGATCATCTGCTACGGGTGTATATCCGGCAACCTATACAACATTTCAAAAAACCTTATCAAACCAATCTTCTAGATATTGCGGGTTTGCTCTTTTAAAAAATAGTTATTATCCATATGATATCGTGTCTTTCATAGAAGGTACCACACCACAAATAACTCTGAGTACAGGATCTCAAGGACAATTACAATTTTATTCTGGAAGTACAATTCTAGCACAAACACAACCATTCTTTTTACGTACAAATGCATGGTATTACCTTGAAGTATTTGTTAACATAAGTTTAACTGGTGGTAGTTTTATACTACGTATAGGTGAACAAACTATTTTACAAGTAATTAATGCAAATACACAACAATCATCTAATGCATATACGAATATCATTCAATTTACAGTTGCTAATGCAATCAATGGCAACCAACAATCGATAGATGATCTATACGTCTTGAATAATGTTGGTACAAAAAATAATACTTTCTTGGGGGAACAAAAGGTAATTACATCAAACGTAAATTCAGATTATTCTGTTCAATTTTTACGTAATTCGGGAATAACAAATTACGGACAATTATTAACTGATGATAGTGATGTTTCTTATAATTCATCCAATAATATTGGTGATAAAGATCTATTTGGTATAGTTCCTTTAACTCTTACTCCGAATAATTTTGGTGAATTTTATACAGGAAACAATATTACAGCCACGCGTATGGTTGTTGTGGCCCGTAAAAATGATGTTGGATTTAGAAATATAGGTCTTGTAATGGATTCGGGTCCTACAGAGAATGTATTTCCTTTCAGTGTTTCTAGTGCAGGTAATTCAGTATTTTTTATTCCTCTTTTACCCACGTACGAATCATCTTCTACCATTTTTGAAAATGATCCAAATACAAATGCTTCTTGGACAAAAACTGCGGTAAATGCGGTGCATATTGGTTATAAATTGATAGGTTAGAAATGCCTATGGTTACGATTACAGATTCTGATACCTTAGCGATTTCATTGGATGATAGTACTGGAACTTTTTATAATTTAGGACCACCTCCTACAGCGGCTCGGGTAACACAAGAGTATCACGAATCTTTATTAGATGGATTTCCTTCATCACTAGTAACACATTTATACCACGAATCATTACTTAATGGTGTTCCCACATCATTTGTAACACGGTTATATTGGGAAACTTGTGTTAGTGTTAATAAATCAACAATCATAGATATTGATGTATTGGATATTTCTTTAACGGAAATAAATAAAAAAATTATTAAAGATATCGATTCTTTAGATATTTCTTTGGGTGAAAATGATCCTTCTCAATTGATTGATGTAGAACCAAATATTCTTCCTATCAATCAACCTTTTGTTTTGTTGTATGCTATTGGTTTTGGTTTTTTAAGTGGAGCAAAAATTAGTTTTAATGGTGTTTTACTACCATCAACAGTAATAAGCCCCAATTTTGTTACAGCTAAAGTTCCATCTAGATTAATTGCACCTATAGGAAATATAAAAATCGATGTCATTAACGGTTAGTGTTGTACCAGCGTTTGCTGTAGCTCGTTTAGGAGATTTATCTTCAGGACATTTTCCTTGGCCGGCCCGTCCTAATGATCAAGCTTCTCCAAATGTTTTTGTTAATAAAAAAGGATGGCATCGTTTTGGGGATCATTGGGCAATACATTGCGCCCCAGTGGGAGGATGTCATGACGGTTATCTTGTACATGGAGCTCCGGGAGTTTTTGTAAATGGTAAACCCGCAGGTCGTATTGGAGATTTAATCTCTTGTTCTCCCCATGATGAGTTTGTCGATCAGGGAAGTCCTAATGTATTTTGTGGTAATTTTATGGGATCAGGACCAGAACCTGTTTTTGTTGAGCCTATACCTGAAGCTACAACCGGCGATTCTCAAGAAATGGCTCGGCAAAATTACGCTAATTGGAATAGAATGCCGATTGATTGGGAATTTGTTGATAGACAAATACATCAGATATAAATATATCTGAATGGCTAACGATAACCTAATACTATTACAACCTTCGGATTTAATCAGTACATCCCGAGAAACTATTAATACAGATTTTCTTTTATTGGATGGTTTAATTAATAGATTTTACCTCGCAAACAGCACACTTATCGGTCCTCCTGGTATAACTTTTCAAGGTACTTATGATGCTTTACACACCTATATTTTAGGTGATGGTGTGCTATTTGGAAGTTCTTCGTATGTAAGTTTACAAATTGACAATACTGGTAATCAACCTGATATTTCACCATTATTTTGGCAATTAGTTGCTGAAGGAGGAATACCTGGAGCTACTGGTCCAAGTGGATCAACGGGAACACCAGGTACAAATGGAAGTATAGGTGCTACAGGAGCAACAGGACCAATAGGTGCTATAGGAGCCACAGGTACATCTGGTATACCTGGTATAATTTGGCGAGGTAATTGGAGTAGTATAGTAACTTATAATGTGGGTGATGTTGTAGAACGAAATGGTTCAGCATATATTGCTACAGGAATTTCTTTAAATTTAGATCCAGCATTTAATCCCACATTTTGGAATGTGTTAGCAATGAAGGGTGATACCGGTGTTACTGGTGATGTAGGTGCGTCTGGAACACCAGGAACAGTGGGGGCAACGGGACCACAAGGAACAAGTTTAGTATACCGAGGTTTGTGGAATAATACTACCACTTATGATTTACTAAACATGGTAAATTTTGGTGGTCAAGCTTATGTTGCTATTACTGGTTCAAATACTGGTTTACAACCAGATTTATTCCCTTCAAATTGGAATCAAATAACAATTACAGTTGTTGGTTCTACTGGTGCCACAGGAGCTTCTGGAACTCCGGGAGGAGCTACAGGTCCTTCTGGTGCTACAGGATCAACAGGACCAATAGGTGCTACGGGACCTGGTGGGGGTGGTGGAGGTGGAGGATCATTTGTTACTGCTTCGTCTTTAGGTGCAGTACTCGATTGTGATCTTAATACTGGAACTAAAATTGGTGGCGGAACTGCTACTGATAATACGGCAATATTACAAGCCTATATCAATACAGCAAGTCAAGCTACACCAGCACATTTAATTATGGATGGTCCATCTTTAATTACGGGACTACAAATACCTGCGGCAGGTTATGTTATTATTGAAGGTGAAGGACTTGATACGGGATTTTATTTGAAATCAGGTTCAGGAAATGGTATCTTTAGTAACCGTCCCGGTAGTATTCCAGGATCACGAGGAGTTTTCGTTCAAATGAGAAATTTTTCATTGAATGTTAATGGTCCTGGTAATGGTTTAGTTTATGGAATATATCTGTCTAATTTAGATCATGTACTTTTTTCTGACCTCCGAATTTTTAATGCTGTATGGTTTAATACTACAATAGAAAATTGTGGTGATGTGAATTTTGAAAACTTGTCGATACAAGGTACAAATACAGTACACCAAGATGGTATCCATATTTTTGGACCGGCTAATGATATTTCTATTAGTAATTGTAGATTTATTGCCTTGGGTGATGATGCTATTGCTATAAATGCTCCAGAAGGATATGGTGGGACTATATCAAGAGTTACGGTAACAAATTGTATATTTTATAGCACACTGACTATGGCCAGAATATACAGCGTAATTGCCACAAATTACACTGTAGATAATGTGGTTTTTTCGAACTGCACCGGTAATATTATCAATTCTATTGGCGTAGCTAATGGAGTTGGTTTTCGTATTGGTAATGGTGGAGTAGGAGCTACACAAGATTGGATAAGACATCTTTCTATAAATAATTGCCGTGTAATTGGATTGGCATTTATGGAATTTAGTGATAATGCCGGTGATATTTCTGTGAGTAATTGTACCTATACGTGTAATGATGGTTCTGTGCCCGCATTTTATTTCGTTGCCAATTCAATTGTGGCTCATTTAAATATCGATAACTTCACTCTGTATCGGGACGCATCTGGTTTTTCTACACCTTATTTGGTATCAACTTCTTATGGAACAGGAGGAGCGGTTCCTGGAATAATTAACCTCCTTAATCTCCGAAATTATCAAATCGTGAATGCTGTTGGAACCAGTTATGCTGGTGTCCAGACTAGCATGTTTAATACCACACAAGGAACTATTAATGAGATAGGACTTTCCAATATCAATAAAAATTATATTGGAACTGTTGCTACCAATTATGCTAACATTGGATCTATTGGTGGAATAGGTTGTTCTGTATTTACTTTACCTGATGCGCCAATTAAAATAGGAACTGTTTACCTTTCATTGAGTAATATTCCTACTATTATGACCAATGTCGGTCCCATCCGGATAATTAAGGGTGGAAGAATGTATTCGGGTGATATTGATCCAACACCACATTCGGTTACCATGGTACAACATGCTAGTATTTCAGGTTCAACAACATTGGCATTCCCATCTGATGTTACGGCAGGAAATACGCTTGTTGTTGTTGCCAGAAATAATTCTTCACTTCCAAATCCTACAGTTGTTACAGATACTAGAGGAAATAGTTGGACTCAAGCTGCATATGGTTCAGGACAAAATAATAATTTTCCGAATCAAGTTTCGATTTCTTATGCTATTGCCAATTCATCAGGACCAAATACAGTTTCAGTTCCTGGTGGTCCCTATTTAATTGTAGTAGAATTTAATCCTGGAATTCATGTTCTGGATTTTTCTGCGGGTACAGTACAAGGTTTGGGAGGTCCACCTGCTCCTAATTTATTGCTATCACAATATGGTGATTTAGTTATTACAGCAGCAACTTATGATGGTGGTTCTTTTACTGATGTTGGTGAAACCACTATTGATAGTGCTGCTAATGTCGCGGCTTCATATAAAGCGGTTTTAAGTATCGGTTCATTTACAAGTAGTTTGACAGGATCTAGTTCTAACCAAGGTTATGCTAGTGCTGCATTTACAACAAGTATAGCTCCGGGAGATGATGGTGATTGGTACATCAATACAAATACTGGTGTCCTTTGGGGACCAAAAACTGGTGGGTTATACTCAAAACTTGAAGGTTTTGTTCCTGCGGGCGGCGCGAATAAATATGTATTAACAAAGAATAGTTCTAATGATTATGATTATGGATGGAAGGTAATAAACACCCATTCTGAATCATTAACTGACGGACATAGTAATTTTATATTTTCAGAAGGTGATATTATCACCGTAGTTTACACATAGAGGAAAAATGAGCATATTAGCTAACGTTATAGTCCGAGATTTATTTGCTAATTTACCTGCGGCAGGAATTTCCGGAAGATTATTTTTTGCATCTGATGTAATTTATTCTGCAAGAGATAATGGAACAAGTTGGGATCCTATTCCTGTTGAAGGAGCTACAGGTGCCACAGGCCCAGTAGGTGCTTCGGGAGCAAACGGATCTAATGGTGCCACAGGTGCAACTGGTGCAGGTACTACAGGTGCAACGGGGCCTCAGGGGGCTACAGGATTTACAGGTCCAACAGGAAATCAGGGAAGTACAGGCGCCACGGGTGCAGGTACTACAGGTGCCACGGGGCCTCAGGGAGCTACAGGAGCTACAGGAGTAGGAAGTACAGGTGCCACGGGTCCTATTGGAGCGTCTGGAAATCCTGGCGGGGCAACAGGTGCCACGGGTGCTTCGGGAGCAAACGGTTCCAATGGTGCTACTGGAGCAACTGGTGCTGGTGCAACTGGTGCCACGGGTCCTATTGGAGCATCAGGAAATCCTGGCGGGGCTACAGGTGCTACTGGAGCAAATGGTTCCGATGGTGCTACTGGAGCAACTGGTGCTTCCGGAATAGGCGCAACGGGGGCAACGGGTCCATCAGGAGGTGGAGGAGGTGGAGGTGTTATAGGAACAGCCCTATTTGATGCCTCATCAGGATCCATAGTTGGATTAGTAGTAGCTGGTAATATTAGTGGGGTTACATATACCAGTACAGGAACCTATGCAGTCTCACTAACAGGGAGTCCTACCAATTACCTAGTACAAGTTCAATGCTCGAATGATTCCGGTACATATGTTGCCTTACCTTCGATTCAGTATAATAGTGTCACCTCTTCAGGATTTTCAATACGTGTAATTCAGGTGAATGGTGGTGGTTTTGGTGTTAGAGATTTCCCTATCAATTGTATTTCGGTTATAAAACTTTAACCAGTCATTTAAGAATTTGACAACAATAATGTATTATGTTATAATATAGATAATGAAACTGCGCATACATGTTATTTCCTTACCGCATACCAAGACCAATAAGCTATATTGTGCCTGTGCCTACACCCAAAAAATCCTGAATTTTTGTAAGATGATGCATTCCCTCGGCCATACCGTTTTTCATTACGGAGCCGAGGGTTCTCAGGTTGAATGTACAGAACAAATACAAATAATTTCTGATGCCGAACAGCGCCATTATTTTGGTGCAACTGATTGGAAAAAAAATACCTTCCCTATTAAATGGGATTCTAGAGAACCGTATTGGGATCTAACCAATGTGCGTGCTGCAACCGAAATTAATAAACGAAAACAAAAACAGGATTTTGTTTGTGTTGTTGGTGGTGTTTGTCAAAAACCTCTTACAGATTTGGTAGGCGAATCACATACAATTAATGTCGAACCTTTTGTTGGTTATTATGGAATATATACCAAATATCGGGCATTTGAAAGTTATACACATCAATCTTGTGTATATGGAACAATGTCAGGTGATCCAAATGGACAATTATATGATTGTGTGATTCCAAATTATTATGATCCCAGTGATTTCTCAATTTCAACAGAGCGAAAAGATTATTTACTTTACATTGGAAGATTAATTTCCAGGAAAGGTATTTTAATAGCTTTGCAAACTGCTAAAGCTACCGGTAGAAAATTGATTATGGCCGGCCAAGGTGTTAAAGAGATCACCTCCGATCGATTAGTGACCGAAGAGGGAATTACTATTCCTTTGGGGGATGATGTTGAATATTTTGGTTATGCGGGAGTTGAAGAACGCCGTAAATTAATGGGCGAAGCGCATGCAATTTTGATGCCTACTTTATTTATGGAGCCATTTGGTGGAGTAGCTGTTGAATCTCAGTTGTGTGGTACTCCCGTTATTTCAACGGACCATGCAGCCTTCACAGAAACAGTAAAACATGGAGAAACTGGTTATCGTTGCCACTCGCTAGAACAATTTGTATGGGCTGTAGAACATACTGATGAACTGCACCTACCGGATGTAATACGAGATATTGCCTTGGCAAATTACTCAATTGATAAGGTCAAATATATGTATGATGAGTGGTTCAATATGCTTTTGGGCCTTTGGGGTTCTGGATGGCCGGATTTAACGAGACTCGAAGAACGAAAAAATCTGGATTGGTTGCATAAAATCTGATGCTAAATAGAAGTAAATGGCACAACCAAGATTTCGCGACATTTCTCTTTCTTTTCGAAATAATCCAGTAACTGGAGACATTGTTGAACTTTTTGATTCTGATGCTGTAAAGGCTTCGGTAATTAATCTCGTTATGACGATGAATTTTGAAATTCCTTTTCATCCTGAAGTAGGAAGTGCTGTAATGCGGTCATTATTCGACAATTTCGGAACAATGACCGCTGTGAATATTCGGCGGTCAATTTTAGACGTATTACAAAACTTTGAAAGCCGCGTAGAAGTTCTAGGTGTAGATGTTTCTATGGATCCCGATGCCCATGGATACAATGCACTAATTGTATACCAAATCATCGGACAACCTACTCCAGTAACGATAACACTTTTTCTAGAAAAGACACGATAATGGCTAATAGCAGCACATCAACAAAACTCAATATATCGGAATTAGATTTTGATGCGATCATTTCGGCACTTACTAATTACCTACAGTCCCAAAGTGAATTTCAAGATTATAATTTCCAGGGATCAGGATTGCGTGTCATTCTTAACATTCTCGCCTATAACACGCATTTTCTTTCATATTATTTAAATATGGTTGCTAATGAATCTTTTCTTGATTCGGCTGACCGTAGAGAAAATATTGTATCGATTGCAAAACAGTTGGGATATACTCCCTCATCCCGTAAGGCTTCAGAAGCTACAGTAAATTTAACAATTACACCTCCAATAAGTCCTACACCACCTGCGTTTCTTACAATACCAATTTATACACCATTTAATACGGTTGTAAATGGAACCACATATACATTTTTAACAACACAATCATTATCAGTTCCCTATGATGTGGTTAATAACCGTTATGTTGCAAATAATGTGTTATTAAAAGAAGGAATTGCATATACTTTCCAATATACTGTTAATACTGGTAATCCAGTTAAGTATGTTATTCCTAACCAGAATGTTGATACGAATACTTTGGTAGTCAGTATACAAGATAGCACTATGAGTTCTTTGCTTACCACATTCAACTTGGTAAGCGATTTGAATGTTTTGGATGGAACTTCTAATGTATTTTTCTTACAGGAAGTTACAAATGCTAATTATGAAGTTTATTTTGGAGATGGCATTTTAGGTAAGTCATTAACTGATGGAAATGTTGTAAACTTAACCTTTATTGCATGTAATGCTGATGCGCCAAATTTGGCAAGCATTTTCACAATTGCGGGAAATATTAATGGATATAGTAATGTGTTAGTTTCAACCATTAACCCGGCCGCAGGTGGTGCCGAGAGAGAATCTAATGATAGTATTAGGTTTACAGCACCCCAAAATTATCAAACACAAAATCGTGCGGTTACGGCAAATGATTATGAAACGATTATCACTCGTGAATATCCTAATGTAGATAGTGTAGCAGTGTGGGGTGGAGAAACAAATATTCCACCACATTATGGAACAGTTTATTTGAGTTTGAAACCTGCATCTGGTTACGTGATCACCAATCTTACAAAACAAAATATTGTTACAAATATATTACAGGCAAGGAATATAGTTTCAATAATTCCTGTTATTATTGATCCTGATTATATTTTTTTGGTTGTAAATTCTTTGGTGAAATATAATGCCCGCGCCACTACATTGACATCCGGTCAATTACAAAATAACGTTATAACCACGATAGAAAATTTTGCCGAAACTAATATTGGTCATTTTGGTGATATTTTCCGTTATTCTCAATTAACCCGGGCTATAGACGAAACTAATCCCGCCATTACAAATGACTTGACAACTGTATTAATGCAAAAACGATTTGTTCCACCCTTGAATGTGATTGATACGTATACGATTCTTTTTTCTAATCCAATACTTCCCAATACATTATCAAGCGGTTCATTCGTTGATACGGCAGATCCTAATTATGTTTCTGGACAGTTATATTTCTTTGATGATGATGGACAGGGATCTATTAGAACCTATAAGTTTGTGGGACCTGTCAAAACTTATACAAATTTGAAGTCAGGAACCATAGACTATTCCACTGGTAATGTTATATTGTCCTATTTCAAACCCTCAAGTATAACAGATACGACACAAACACTAAAAATTAGTGTACAGCCACAGATTAATGATATCTCACCTATTCGCAATAATATCATCTTGATAGATCCAAATGATATTACCGTTTCTATGATGGTTAACACTCAATTAGGATAAAATGTTTCCATATATTTCACAATATATTCGTACTCAGCCGCCTCAAACAATAAGGGATAATTATCCCTTATTTTTGGATTTCATGACGGCTTATTATGAATTTTTAGAACAATCTGGCGGCGCTGTAAATGGTATTTTAACATTACTTAGCCAAAGGGATATTGATACCTCGTTAGATCTATTCCTAAAATATTTTGAATATGAATTTTTGCCTAATATTCCTACTACGTTACTTGCTGATCCTCGAAAATTGGCAAAACATATAAAAGATTTTTATTTGGCAAGAGGATCAGAGAAATCTTTTAAACTTTTATTTCGGATACTTTATGATGATTCGGTTGGGTTTTATTATCCAAAAACTGATATTATTAAACCCTCAGATGGTAAATGGTCAGTAGATACCGTAATACGAACAACAACGGTAAATGATACGTATAAGTTTGTTGGTAGACAAATTGTAGGACAAACTTCTGGTGCTACAGCAAACGTTGAAAATGTGGTTAAATTAACCTATAATAGTGATATTGTTAGTGAAATCTATATCTCTAACCTTTCTATATTAGGAACCTTTCAGGTTGGTGAAAATATTGGCGTATTATTACCAAATAATACAACCGTTTATGAAACTGTATATGGATTAGCTACAGGTATAGATCTTACAAATCCGGGAACGGGATATAAAGTTGATGATGTAATTACTACATCTACTCCCACTAATGGCGCTAGTGCATTATTTGCTGTAGGTATTATAAGTGGCAACGAAGTGGGAAGAGTTGTTCGCGCCAGTTTTGAAAATTATCCTCAACCCCCTTTAATCCAATTATCATCAACGGCTTCAATTACTGATGGATTTTATAATAATCTTTTAATTACCATTACAGATGGTTCTGGTGCGGGTCAGACAAGAACAATTATTGGATATAATGGAACGCAGCAAGTAGCTCTATTAGATACAAATTGGATTGTATTGCCAGATATTACCAGCCATTATAGCATTTCTTTAGGTAAAATTAAAATCGTAAAAGCTAAAGATTTTGGTTATAATTTTTCAACACCTATTGCGGCTGATTTTTCTCTTTCAGGAAATAAAGATGCTGTGGGTACAATTACTGTAGGCGCCGTGGGCCAGTATGCGGGAAGATTTATAAACAATGATGGCTTCTTGAGTTATAGAAAATATTTACAAGATAGTTTTTATTACCAAGATTTTTCGTATGTATTACGTGTCCACGAAACATTAACTGAATATATTAATGTTGTTAAAAAATTGTTGCATCCTGCTGGGTTAGCTTTATTTGGTATAGATATTATTGATAGTGCAACATTTATCCGAAAAACACATAATCTTTCGGCAACAGTTACCACAACTACTTTTGGTGGAGTTCCACCTCCCACGAATTTACAAGTTCAATATGATATGATTGAAGGTATTGATCCTCAATTGTTGTATGATGTCAGTCCTGCATATCCAAATGGGTTTAATGCTACATTAGGATCAATACATGGAAGTGATATTGATGATCCTTCTTGGGGAGCACCAGGAGTATCATTTTTCAATACCTTTATAAATGCACGAGTAGTACCAATTAATAACACACAGCAAACGATAATTGTTGTGGCGAAAGCCAACGTACTTCAAGATAATTCGGGATTAATTGGTTGTATTGATGAAAATAAAGATTTGGGTGTAACGGGGTATCAGATATACATAAACTCCGATGGTAGTTTGGTTTTTAGAACGCAAAAAATAAATACCATACAGAATGATTTGAGGATTAATTATCCTGCGGGGTCTATAAATACTTCTGATTACTTTTTTGCGGCTTTGCGATATTTTAATAATACTATTGTTGGTAATTTAAATTTAAATTCTTCTATTATTGGCAGTTACGGTACAAATATTGATTCGACGTCCATATTATCTAATTCGCGCGGTTATTATTTGGGTACGGGAGGCTTTCATCAAAGTCTTTCAACTACACCATCACTCTACGGATCCGCACTCTACGGATCAACACTCGCAGGTATTCCATCTGCTATCAATGTTCCTGTAACTTTGTACCAAGGTTATTTTGATGGAATTATTAGTTACGTGTTGATCTACAATAGGTTTTTATCTGATACAGAAATCCTTACAGCACATCAGTTTGTTAAAGGAGTGATGAATGGACGAGGTATTCCACTTTCATAAATATAAAGTATGCCACTAACAGCCATAGAAAACAACCAATTTCGGATATATTCCGCACAAAAATTTATTGAAGGATTACAATCGCAAACCTCTCAAAATAATCTTTATGTGTGGATTGGGAAAGTTACCCCTTGGTCTAATGAAAATAATCCACCACAACCTAACGATACTGTGGCTGCTAGGATTTCTAGTTTTGCTGATATGTTATCGGCCAAGAGAGTTTCACCTTCTGATGCGAGCTTAGTAATTCCTCGACACAATTGGCAGCCATCTACCGTATATTCACAATATTCGGATTTAGGAGCGATTGCAAGCGGAATATACTATGATTTATACGAACCAAATACAAATACTGCTCCGTTCTATGTGATAACTACCGATTATAATGTGTATAAATGTATCAGCAACAATTATGGTGCAAATACTTCCGTTATGCCGACGGGTACAAGTACAACACCAATTACAACTGCTGATGGATATATTTGGAAATTTATGTTTCAAGTATCTTCCGCAAATGTTTTGAAATTTTTGTCTGATGACTGGATTCCAGTATATTCATTATCATCTAATGATGGAACTACCCAATGGTCAGTACAAGCAACAGCAGTTCCTGGATCAATTGAATTCATTCAAGTAACAAATGTTGGATCCAGTTATACAAGTGTCCCACCAGTTACTGTTTTGGGTGATGGAGTAGGCTGTACAGCCGTTGCTGTTTTAACAGGCACTACAGTTACGGGAATTAATATTATAACTAAAGGCCAGGGTTACTCATATGCCACAGTAACAATTGGTGGTCCCGGTTCTAATGCTGCGGCTCACGCAATGATAAGTCCTCCCGGTGGCCATGGTTCTAATGCTGTTGCTGAATTGGGTGCAATGTATGTTATGGTAGATGTTTCATTGAATTATGATGAATCCAATAAAATCACAACTGGCAATGATTATAGGAAATTTGGTCTACTTTTAAATCCCTTATTCTACGAATCACAAGTATATTATTATCCTTTAATAGCAACCGCGACTACAAACCTAACATTAACGGGAGTTACAGGTACATTTGATCCCGATGTTTTGGTTACAGGTTCTACAAGCGGTGTAACTGGAAGAGTTGTTGATTTTGATTTGGCCGGTTCAAATATTTTACGGTTAAACGAAGTTACCAGAGGAACAGCAAGTGGTTACTTATCAACTGCCAGTGGTTTCGTAGTGAGTGAAACTTTAATTACCGCAAGTGGTATTGCGGAAATAAGTTCAGTAGTTGCTCCCGATATTGAACCTAATTCTGGTTTGATTTTAACTACAGAATATATGAGTCCCGTTATGCGGTCTCCATCACAAATAGAAGATATAAAAATAACATTGCCGTTCTAAGGACTAAATAGGTATATGCCAATTACATTTTCAACAGCGCCATATTATGATGATTTTTCTGCGGCAAAAGAATTTTACAAAATATTATTCCGTCCCGGTTATGCTCTCCAAGCTCGCGAACTAACTCAACTACAATCTATTTTTGGTGAGCAACTAAATCGGTTTGGACGATATATTTTCTCCGATGGTGCGATGGTTACACCAGGGCAAATAACATACGATCAAAATCTAGCATATGTGAAGGTTAATCCCACATTTTCAGCAGCACCTATTGATTATGATTTGATTGATCCACTTGTAGTGGGAACAACAGTTCAAATTAAAGGTGTGACAACCGGCATTGTTGCACAGGTTGTTCAGGTTGCCCGCGATATCAATACCATTTACGTAAAATACGTAACATCAGGAACAAGTAATACAGTCGCAACATTTGCTGATAATGAAGTTATAAACATTCTTCCTGCAAATATTGGTGTTTGCCAAGCAATAGTTGCCGCATCAACTGGTATAACAGCACAGGCATCAATCGCCGATGGTGTGTATTTTATTTTCGGTAAATTTTTGAATGTAAATTCTCAAACCATTCGATTGGCAGATTATAACCAATTTCCTAGTGTTAATGTTGGTCTTCAAGCTGTAGAAACCATTGTTACACCAGAAGATGATACCTCATTAAACGATAATGCTATTGGTACACCGAATTTTGCTGCACCAGGTGCACACCGTTACAAGATCGTTTTGAATCTTGTTGCTTTACCAGAAGGAACAATAGCTGATAGTGAATTCACTTCCTTAATGGTAATCGCAAACGGAACAATTCAATCTCAAGTTCAAACTACCGCACTAAGTGAAATTGCCGATACATTGGCGCGCCGAACATTCGACGCAAATGGTAATTTTATTACAACTCCTTTTGGATTTGATATCCATGAAAGTCTTTTGAATGGTAATAATGGTGGTGTTTATACAGCTTTACAGGGTGGGCGAGAAGATCAATTAGCATTTGGAATTGAACCTGGAAAAGCATATGTACAAGGATATGAAATTAAGACTATTACCAAGCAATACATTCCATTAGATAAGGCACGTACAACCAATTTCTTTCAAAATAGTCATACGCGCGCCTATCTGGGTAACTTCATCTATATTAATCGCGTATTTGGTATACCAAGTTATGATTTGTGGCCATCGGTGAATTTGTATGCTACGCCAATTGTTACTGATGGTGTGGCACCAGTAACTTCTATTGTAGGAACTGCTACAATTCGTGGTTTACAATTTCAAGAAGGATCTTTCCAAGTAATTGGTGATCCTGGTCCCATATTTCAATGTTATTTAACCGATATCAATATAACTACACCAGGATTATCCTTGACAGATATCCGCTCATTGGCAGTAAATGATGGTACACTAACAACAACTGCAAATATCCTAACACAAGTGGATATTGTGAATGTTGTAGGTAGTTTCGCAATAGGTTCTACTATTACAGATGGCACGAATACAGAAACAGTGTATGCCTGGGACACTACAAATAATTTATTATTGACTCAGCCTAGCGCAGTTTCTATACCGACTAATTCACCGATCACATCAAGTGCAACTGGAACAGCAAATATTTTACAGCGTATCTCACTTTTTGATCCGTCTGATAATATCTTATTATACCAGTTACCTCAAGGAACAGTATCTACAGTCCGTGATACTTCTGGTAGTATCACAACATCATATTCATACCGTAAGGTATTTACTCCAGTTGCCGCTAGTTCCGGAACAGTAACATTCGCTACGAGTACTAATGAAGTATTTGCGTCAATGGAAATTACTGATTATGTTGCATGTATCGAAAGTGGTACGGGTGCAGGTACACTGGTAGATGTTACCAGTTCAAGCCCTGTATTTAGTTCGGGATTGGCGCATTTAACATTTAACGCTCCTAATGGTACAACGGTAAAACTTTCGGCTACAGTTGTTAAAGAGATTGCCGTAGAGAAAACAAAATCACTACAAACCCAGTCATTGACCGTAACAACTCCTGCTAGTGTTTTGAATCTTGGAAAAGCCGATATTTATAATATATTGGGCATATGGACAGGAACAGATAATACGGGAACAAATATCACATCATGGTATAAATTAGACAGAGGACAACGAGATAATCGTTATGATTTTGGAACACTTTCATTGCTTCCAGGATATACCTCTCCTTCATCAGTGTTTATACAATATCAATATTTCACCCATAGTTCCGGTGATTACTTTAGTGTGAACAGTTATTTAAATTTTGATGCCGCTCTTCCAAATTATATTGCCGGGGCCACGTATTATCCATTAATTCCTTCATATAATGGATCAAATGGTACGAAGTATCTATTACGTGATTGTTACGATTTTCGTCCTCGCGTAAATGATACGGCCACACCAACAAGCACTATAGCTAATGCTGCTGTACCGGTACCACCAACATATGTTACTCCAGGTAAATTAGTGAAACCTAATGATGATATAGTCTCGGACTTCTCATATTATCTAGGTCGTATCGATAAGATTTATTTGGATGAAAATGGATTTTTCCGTGTAATTGAAGGCACACCTTCATTAACACCATTAGCTCCACCAGATCCTGCAACAGGGATGGTTGTTGCTATTTTGGGATATCCCGCATACACGTTTTCACCAACCAGCGTTTCCATTAAGAGTATTCCAAATAAGGTTTATCCAATGGTGAAGATTGGTGATTTAGAGACTCGTATTGCCCAGTTGGAATATTACACGGCTTTAAATTTGTTGGAACAACAAACTGCCAATATGCAGATTCCGGATGCAACAACGGGATTAAACCGATATCAATCTGGGTTTATAGTTGATAATTTCGTGGACAACAGTGTTTCAGATTATAATAATTCGGATTGTAAATTTTCTTTGGATGCATTGAACAAAATTATGCGTCCAACCTATGATAGCAATGCGATTAATATGCAGTTTGATTCCAACCAAAGTTCAAATGTTGAATTAAACACATTAAAGCCTGCAAATTCAATTATAACGTTACCTTATACCGAAGCACCGGTTGTAACACAAACCATGGCTTCACGTCAAGAAAATTTGAACCCATATAATGTTTTTAGTTTCGTGGGCACGATTGCTTTAAATCCAGCAACAGATACATGGGTTAGCACAGCATATCTTCCAGATCTTACCGTTACAGATAATTCCTTATATGATGCGACTCAGGCAAACCTTGAAGCGTCAAATACACTAGGCACAATTTGGAATGCCTGGACAACAGATTGGGTTGGACAACCTGTTACATCTCAAAGTACTCCCGCCACTGATGGTGTTGATAATTCTACTCCAACAACATCGACATGGGTGGCAACATTACAAGCGACTCCATCACAAATAACGGCAGCGCAAGCATTATTAGCATCTAATCCTAATTTGAATGGTAGTTTTCCTGCACCTGCGGGATATGTGATACAAGTTACACCAGGACAAACGAATACTATACCAGTACAAGCTTCAACAACGATAGGACAAACTAGAACGGGAACAATAACATCATTGATTAATGTTCCCCAAGTTACCGTATCTGATGTATTGGTTAATACTGCAATGGTTCCTTATTGCCGCTCAAACACAATTGCCTTTACTGCAAAGGGATTAAAACCATTCACACAATTCTGGCCATTTTTCGATATCACCCCAGTCAGTGCATATTGTTCTCCTGGAACTTTGGTGACAGATGCAAATGGTATGGTTTCGGGCACTTTTACTATACCTGATCCTACCAGTACCGGTGATCCCACATTTAGAACAGGTACCCGTGTGTTTAAGTTGGTAAATGATATCAACAATGTGACGGCAAATGTTTCATCATACGCAACTGCAAATTACGTGGCATCAGGTGTTCTTGATACTGACCAGAATACAATTACTTCAGTTGGAGTTCCTGAAATACACACACAACAAGTAACTGATAGCCGCACAATTAATAGTGTGACTACTGCACAAGTTGGAAATCAATCAGTAACTTGGGTCGATCCTTTAGCACAGTCATTCCTTGTTAATACATTACAAGGTGGTTATTGTGTTACCTCATTAGAGGTTTATTTTGCATCCAAAGATACTAGTATTCCAGTAACATTACAAATCCGCGAGATGCAGAATGGAACACCAACACAATCTATTGTACCTTATAGTACGGTAGTATTGAATCCAAACCTGATAAATATTTCATCAGATGCATCTGTCAAAACTGTATTTTCATTCCCTTCTCCTGTATATTTGCAGCAAGGAACAGAATATGCTATTGTTTTGTTATCCAATAGTAATAGTTATTTCGTTTGGACAGCCTTGATGGGTGATTATGTTTTGAATACCGATGTGTTGATTTCGCAAGTTCCATATACTGGGCTGTTATTCAAATCACAGAATGCGAGCACTTGGGTTCCTTCTCCTACTGAAGCTTTGAAGTTTACTTTAAATCGCGCAGTTTTCAATTATGGAATTTTGGGAACCGCTATTTTGGAAAATCCTGTATTGCCGGCAACGACATTACCTAATCTTTCATTGATAACTTACAATGGAACAAATGCGATAAGAGTTGAAACTCCTACGTGCCATGGCATGCCAGCCGGAAGTTTGGTTACTATAACTATTCCACCGGGATCAAGTAATGCAAATTGGGCAGCAAGTTATAATGGAATACCTGTTACCGATATTGTTCCGACTGTATCAGGAGATTTAAGAAGTTCTGCATGGGCTTCGGGCGTGGCTGATACGGTTTTGGGTTCAAGAACCTATATTGTGTCGAATGTTGAGTTGGATAGCTTCACATTTTTCGTTGTAGATGGTAGTGGTAGTGTTGTTAATGCCACTTCATCGGGATTAACTGGGGTAGCCTTATCTATCACACAAAATTATCCTTACGATGTAATGATGCCTATTGTATCAGAATTGAATTTTCCAGGAACTAATACCAAATATTATTCCAGAGGTATCACAGATACATCAACACATGGTTCACAAGTTCCATATGAAAGAACTTTGGGTGGTAGTTTCCCATTTTCGCAATTTATTCCCAATCAGAATGTTTTATTGACAGCACCTCAATTAGTCGCGTCGGCTATTAACGAAGCAAAACTAATTAATATAGGAACACCTTTCGCTAATAAGAGTTTGGTATGGCAGATTAATTTAACTTCTACCGCCGATAATCTTTCACCAATGATTGATAGTACAAGATTGACAGCATTGCTGATTAGTAATAGAATAGATTACCGCGTGAATAGTACCACACCACCCTCTTCACCCGCTGCTGCGGCCTCAGCATATACATCAGAAACTGCTCCATATGGAGCGACAGATGCCGCCATTTATATTACTCGTCCTGTTACCTTGGTGAATGCTGCAAATAGTATTCACTTCTGGTTAAGTATTATGCGGCCATATGGTTCACAAGTTGACATTTATTATAAGATTTTGCCTACAAATAGTAATGCGAACTTTGCCGCCGGTGATTATGTTTTAATGGATCCAGATCCAAATACAGATTTTTCGCCAGCACAAAATGCCAATGACTTTAAAGATTACTATTGGCATCAAGATTATATAGGAGAATTCACCCAATTTTCTATTAAAGTGGTTCTTCGATCTACAAATAGTAGCGCTGTACCACTTTGCAAACAATTGCGTACAATAGCTTTGGAGACATAAATATGCTTCCTCAATATTTACCAATAGAAAATAATCCAAATTTGGCCCGCCATACGAATAGTATGGCGGTTGTCAATTTGGATAAACAATCTCGAATTCAATACCGAATACAAAAAGAAAGAATTTTGAGAGAAAAAGAAGACATAAATAATTTAAGAAAAGAAGTTGACGATTTAAAAAACCTAGTTATGGAGTTATTAGCTCAAAAGAGTAAGGAAAAATAATGAAAACATTCAAATCTGTATTGTTAATGTTAGCTTTAGGAAGTATATTGGCTTTCGGTCAAACAACGACATCGACACCAATAACTTTACCAACATCTATTTCTGTTGTTGGAGAATTTAATCAATTAGCTACACCTCAGTGGGCTATAGGAATTTCAGCTTTATATGCACCATCAGTTCAAAGTAATATTGGTATGTACGATACTACTAGTGCTGATGTAATTCCTGTTAGAGCTAATGATCCGGTTACAAAGAAACCATTTATTGCTATTTCGGCCAGTATTCGCCAAGGCGTACATGAAAAGATTTTATGTTCAGGTAAATATTGTTTCTTTTTAGGTGGAGATATTGGTCCTGGGTTTTCTTCAAATTCAACGAATGGTGTTAGTTTAAGTTTTACTAGTTCTTTCGTTGCAACATCGATTTACCGAATAAAACCTTGGCTTAGTTTTGTTGTACCGATTAGAATGCTTTATGTTTCTGGTATTGGATGGAATCCTGTTCTTCAGGCGGGTTTCAGTTTTAATCTAAAAGCTTTACCACCTCCTGCGCCAGATGCTATAAAATAAGCGATCTATTAGAGCCCTCTCAAAAGCCGTCTAATATTTCCCTCATATAAGGGATCTATTAGACGGCTTTTTATTTTACTTAACAAAAATAATAATTTTTTGTATACTTGAAATATAGACGACCAAATGACACTAGAACAATTGCAACAAAGATTCCCTGATGCTACAATGGACACATGGCATCAGCACTCCCGGGGATCCGGTTGGATCCAGAATACGGCATATGTGGAACCATCGGTGTACGTGGGGCCGGATGCTTTAATATTTGGATATGCTCGGGTATCCGGAGATGTCTGGGTATCCGGAGATGCCCGGGTATATGGTGATGCCTGGGTGTCTGGAAATGCCTGGGTATACGGAGATGTCCGGGTATTTGGAAGCGCCTGGGTGTCAGACAATGCCTCAGTGTCTGAAAATGCCTGGGTATTTGGAGATGCCTGGGTATTTGAATTTGCATGGTTATACGGAAATGCCACGGTATGTGGAAATGCCAAGGTATATGGAGATCAAGTGATATCTGGAAATACTCTGATAGGAATACCAGAATATACGTTTTGATGATGAGAATAATATAATGAAACTAGAACAAATTGGGTTTTATACTCTATCAGATAAAAGAGCAGCAACGGCTAGCCAATTTTCTCCCTTGTCTCGTTGTGAAATGCTTTTAACTGGCCGTTGTAATTTCCATTGTCCTTATTGTCGAAGTGTTGGAGGACCAGATAAACCCTGGGAAGAAGCCGCGGCTGTAGTAAAGCTTTGGGCTTCCCAGGGACTTTACGCTATAAGGTTTAGTGGTGGAGAACCTCTAATGTATCCCAAACTCAATGATTTGGTTGCATTAGCTAAAAAAGAGGGAATCCAAAAAATTGCGATTTCCACTAATGGTTCTTTCCCACTCGACCGATATCGGAAACTTATTGATTTGGGTGTAAATGATTTTTCCATTTCCTTAGATGCTTGTTGTGCCGAGGATGGAGATTTTATGGCAGGTGGTATTAAAGGTGCATTCAATCGGGTTGTGGCAAATATTCGCGATTTGTCCAAATTAACGTATATCACTGTTGGTATAGTTCTCACTACTAAGAATGCCAACACTGTAGGGGAGATTATCAAATTTGCCGATAGTTTGGGCGTTCAAGATATTCGAGTTATTCCCGCCGCTCAAGCGGGAGATAAGTTAAAACAGATTAAAATTGATGAGGAATTACTTCAAAAATATCCTATCTTGCGCTATCGGATTAAAAATTTGCGAAATAATAGGCCTGTTAGAGGTTTGCGTCCTTGGAACAGTCATAAATGTGGTTTAGTATTGGATGATATGGCTGTATGTGAAGGAGAGCATTTCCCCTGTATCATTTATCTTCGTGAAGGTGGAAAAGCAATCGGTAAAATTACAGATAACGATGTTAGGCAAGACCGTGCTTTGTGGTATGAAAGTCATGACACACATCAGGATCCCATCTGTTCTAGTAATTGTTTAGATGTGTGCGTTGATTACAACAATAGGTTTGAATCTTTTCGACCGATTGACAATCCATAATCTTTTTGTTAACATCATTATATGAGCGATTACAAATATGAAATGCAAATGATTGCCGAAGATTTGGCATCCGAGAATGGATGCGAATATTTCAACTTAGATTCCGTTTCGCAATGTGAATATTTTGAAAAGGCCATTTCGGTTTGGAATGATAAGCGCGGCGCTCAAATTGATGCACTAATGGCTAAACAAGGGAGATAGCCACATGGATAAAATCCAACACGATTCAACTGAATATATTGTGGCTTGTGCCGCCCGAGGAAGAATTTTTTCCGAGCATAAGACGGGCAAGGCCGCACAAAAAAAGATGAAAAAGTATCCTTGTTTGGATGCTGATGATTACTGCATCTATTCGCGAAGGGATTGGATAGAAGTGGTATACCATCGCTAAGGAAAAATAATGCAACCACAATGGAAGTATATCGGTACAATTGGTGACTGCGACCCCATTACTTACGGTGGTGGTTTCGTGTATGTCGATGAACTGGGCAATTATAGTCCTGAAATTGCGTGGTTCGAACCAGAAACTGATGATAAATCGTGGCAAGAACACGGGGACCAAATACCTGTGGTAATTTCAAGGATTCTCATCGAAAAAGATTCCACTGAAGAGTGGTGGTACAGAGATTTGGATGTATTGTCCCGGGTCATTGGAAAACCACTCGAAGAATTGCAACAGATGGCAAACAGTAACTGTACTATGGAAAAGGCACTGTTGTATATGGATCTTTTGTGTTTTTTTGGTTCTTACCAATTCGACCAAGAACCACAAGTAATTTCCGAAAAAACCGCATATCAAAAGTATGCAAAGGAAATGGAAGAAACAACTCAAAATGCTAGATGAAACCTGGTTGGACGAACAACGGAGAATTCAAGGCATGACTGTGTTATGCCCAAAATGTAATAACACACCCAAAATTAACAACAGTTGTAGCCAATGTACCGGATGGGGATACGTAAAACCGGGAGTAGATTCCGAATGCATTCACGTCTGGCGGGAGATCTCTCCTAAAGAGGCAGATGCTCGGGGAATTTATCACCCGGGTATGTGCTATCATACCTACATATGTGCTAAGTGCAAAACTTCTATGAGCCAAGACTCATCCGATTGATTTCCTTGGCCCTGTTTTGCTATCATCTTTGATATGAATCTTATTTTAAGAAGGTGTGATTATGGAACGAATTACTAGAAAACACCTGGAACACAAGGTTGAATGGTTGAAGAAAGAGGGTTTCACCGATATATCTCTCGACCATCATCAGCCTGGTGGTTCAAAGTATACCTGGGCCGTTGAAAATGCTGAAGGATCTTGCCGACTTGGATGGTCTGGTAGAATGACGGCTCGTGAATGTCTCATCTATTTGAATGGCATGCTACATGCGTGGGAAAGTAAATGTGGAGATACATCTTCGCGGTTATAATTCGAGGGGTACCAAATAGGCATTACAGGCATGTTTGTGCCAGTTGCCATCAGACCGGGCAGGCACATTATAATTGGAATGGTTGTTGGAGATTTAAAGCCAAAAAACGGTCTGAATTGCTCAGGAAATATTAAATATATGTCTGTAGCCAAAATTATTGATGCATATCCACCAAGTATGGGATTACCGCTTTTAGCTTGGAAAGCTTTTCGTAAAAGTGAAAGTTCACCAAAAAGTATTTTTTTCCCCCATTGGGATATTAACGGTAAATATAATCCCGGAACTGATAAAGTTCTTCTAAATACTTGGCTTCGTGCGACAAATCAAGATGCCTTGACCTTGGAGGGAACAAAATATATTTCTGGTTTCCATACATTTAGATCTATGGAATACGCTAAAAAGTGGGTTAACGGAAAAAGTAATCGCGTTATTATTCCGGTCACAATAAACCTTGTTCGTTATAAAATGTTACATTGTCCGGAATACAAACATAAGGATATTCCTTCCTTAGAAGGATGGGTTTCAGATTTGATGTATATAGATGAAGCAGAAATTCAAAATTACCTTTGATCCTTGTGTCGAATAGACATTCCGGCCTAAATTCGCTACACTGGCCAAGTGAGCAAATTTATTACTCTGGAGAACGCATGAGCGGACCGAAAAAGAGTTTCGATTCAGCAGTTGCGGGCCTTGTGGCCCAGTTTGGGCACCAAATAAGTAGTAAGAATATCTTAGCTTATTGCCGAGAAAATAATGTTTCTGTGCCTTTGGCAGTAAGGAGTTGTAAAATTGGACGGGGTTGGTATGATCTTACTCCGCTATTGAATGCGTCACAGAACAACAATGTCCAGATGCCTACATCTCATACCGAAATTGTGCGGGAAATGACAGATGAGGAAGTAGAACAGGACATCAATTCACGGTTTGCGAGTCTTGATTTGATGACTTATGGGGTAATTGATGGAAAATATCGTTCATTGATTGTGAGCGGCAATCCCGGAACAGGGAAAACATTTACACTCGAAATGATTTTGGAATCAGCGGCTAATAAGTCTAAGATTTTGTATACGGGTGTTCGTGGATATGTCCGAGCTACTGGCTTATATCGGTTGATGTGGGAACACCGTCATGAGCAATGTGTGCTATTGATGGATGATGCCGATTCTATCTTTCAAGATGAAATTTCATTGAATCTCCTCAAAGGGGGTTTAGATACTACGAAACGCCGGCATATTAGCTGGAGATCAGAAAAGATCTTTGAGTCCGCAGACGGCGAAAATATTCCTCAAGAATTTGATTTCCATGGAGCAATCATCTTCGTATCGAATATTGACTTCCAAAGATCTGTCGCCCAGGGGAATAAACTCGCGGTACATCTAGCGGCTTTGATGTCCCGTAGTTATTATTTGGATTTAAATCTCCTGAGTGTTCGGGAATTGATTGTCCGAATCAAAAGTGTCGTGGAACATTCCGGCATTTTAAAAGAAATGGGAATCAATAAAAAGGATCAGGTAGCAATTTTGGATTACATCATTGAAAACCAAAATCGGATTCGAGAATTATCTCTACGAACTGTAACCAAGATGGGGATGATTTGGACAGTAGCGGCAGGCAATCAAGATAACTTTACCAAAATGGCAAGTGCCACTTGTATGGTGAGAGGACGATAATATGGCAGGTATTAAAATAGAAGGAGTGGATTGCGATACGGCTCAAGAAGTGGGCCGGGTGGGTATTATTCCAGTTTTAGAACTTGAACCCTGCGGAACAAAGTTTAAAATAGGATGTAAAATTTTTGTGGCCGGAGAACAATGTACCCGGTCAGATTTTTATGCTGCAGTTGCCGAAGCAGGATTAAATCTGGCAGATTTTATGGAGTGCCCTGAGGAATATCTTTTTCTGAGGATTAAGGAGGTATTTTAAATGACAAAAACTGGTAAGTGGATTATTGATCCTATCATGCATCAAAATGAAATTGTAGGTGTGGATTTTATAGATGAAAATGGTCAAACCATTTCAGTAGGAGTCAACTTCAATTTTTCCGATTATATCACCATCTCAGGAGATGATTGTTTAATTATTATGCCATGGGCCACCAATAAGTGTTTAATTAAACATACGGATATTTGATATCCCTTTTGTTTCTGATATACTGTAATTGAAAGCTCATTTTATGACTCTAGAACAGTTACAACTCATGTTCCCCGATGCCACAAAAGAAACATGGCATCAGCATTCCCATGGATCCGGATGGATCTATAATACGGCATATGTGGAACCCACGGCATATGTGGGTCCGGATGCTACGGTGTCCGGAAATGCCCGGGTATTAGAAAATGCCCGGGTATTAGAAAATGCTTGGGTATTCGGAAATGCTTGGGTATTCGGAAATGCTTGTGTATCCGGAAATGCTCAGGTATCAGGAAATGCTATTATACACGATAATACCTGGGTATTCGAAAATGCCTGGGTTTTTGAACATGCCGAGGTGTCCGAATACGCACGGGTATCAGGAAATGCTAGGGTATATGGATATGCGCATATAAACGGAGTTGTACGGATATCTGGAGATAATAGTTTATTTATTAATCCATGGGCCACAAACTTATGTAGGATTAAACATACGGATATTTGATATCCCTTTTGTTTCTGATATACTGTAATTGAAAGCTTATGACACTACAACAATTGAAACAAAAATTCCTTGATGCCACTGAGGACACATGGCATCAGCACTCCAATGGGGGTGGATGGATCGAGAATACGGCATACGTTGAACCCACGTCCTTTGTGGGGCTGAATGCTTTGGTATTTGGATATGCCATAGTGGTCGAAAATGCCTGTGTGTTTGGAGACGCCTGTGTGTTCGGAAATGCCATGGTGGCCGGGTGTGCCATGGTATATGGAAATGCTCAGGTATCCGGAAATGCCCGGGTGTACAAAAACGCTTGTGTATATGAAAATGCCCGGGTGTTTGGAGATGCCTTTGTATCTGGAAACGCCCGTGTGTACGGATATGCCTTTGTATATGGAGACGCCTGTGTGTCTGGAAATGCCCAGGTGTCATGCAGTGCCTGGGTATCCGGAAATGCCCGGGTTCTGGGAGATGCGCATGTAACCGGATTTGCCTGGGTATTCGGAGATGAGAGAATAACTTCTCTCATCGGAAAGTTTAAAGGATAAAAAATGGTAAAGAAAATTTTACTCTCGTTGGTATTGGCATTTTCTTGCCTTGCCAATACCGAAACAATCCAATTTACGGGTCCAACAACTGGAGCCAGCAATGGTTCTGTAGCTGTAGGCCCATACAATCTTATTATTGATGGTATAGCAACCACAGGTGTTTGTATAACATTTGATGTGGATATTACTGCCGGTCAAATTTGGCAAGCAGAAACCAAAACTGTAACCGATTTCTCAAATTCCCAAACTCTGTTGGAAGCTGAATATTTAATCCAGCAATTTGCGACGTCAACCGATTGGGTGTATATCCATCAGGCAATTTGGGATACCCAAGAACCTGGCACATTTACGGATAATATTACCCTTGCCTGGTTAAGCCAGGCTCAAACCAATTATATTTTCGTGAATCCCAATTCGTTTTCGATTCAAGTACCAGTCCCAACAAATGCTTCCCAATTCTTCATTACTCAAAATGATCCGCCTATTGGGAAAGTTCCAGAGATTACACCCTTCTCGTTGATTACGTTTGGGGGTTTTTGCATTAGTTTAGGTGTTTTTATTAGGAAATTGAGGAAAGCATAGATGGAAACCCCACGCAGGGAGATATATCTCGGCAAACCCTATGCTGTTTCGTATGTATCTCCCAAAGCAACGGAAAAGGAAATTATGGAAGCAAGACTCCAAAATTACATACATTTTCCTGATTTGGATTCTTATGTTATTCCTAGAAAGGAACCGGAAACTTTGCTTTTCAAACTTAAGGTTTACTGGGCAACAATGCTCCGAGTCTTAAAAACTGGCCTGAAGCCAAAAGACTAGCATCTAATGCGTATTTAAAATCTAGATCCTTGCGATTCCCAGACGATCCAAGCACGTTTTGAAATAAAAGACGTATATTGTCATAGGTCGAGCTTAAACTAGCATAAAATGAACGTTTTTTGTTAGTTTAAGCTTTGACATTCCAAGAAAAAAGTGAGATCATGAATCTAATGAGCGAAAATGAATGTGTGCCCGACCGAATGGTAATTGTCAATCTTCAGAGACTAACGAATCTGGTAGATTCATTGGTCCGAAATAGTACAGATAACGGGCAAACAATGACTTGTTTTGCGGAAGATGTTGAGAATTTGGATATTTTTGTTGATCAGTTGATTAAGGAAAATCATGACTAATAAAGAACAGGTTCAAAAGAAATTAGATCCTTCTTTTTTCCCACGGCTTTGGTCTCTTGCCAATGACGCCGGAATGTTGGCTGTTTCTAAATTAGACGTTACTCCTATGGTTGTGACGGAGCGAACTAATCCGATGGATGATGCTTCACCTGTTCGCCGTTCTTGGTATGTGGGCGATGGAGTTTGTGGTTTTGCCTGGGTCACGGTTCGACCCGGCGGATGCGCATTCGCTCGTTGGATGAAAGAAAACAAGCGGTGCGATATCGCCTATGGGGGAGGAATGCAGTTCTGGGTCCATTATTTCAACCAGTGCATGCAAAAGAAAGAGGCATATGCCGAGGCATTTGCGGAAGTTTTACGCCAATTTGGAATTAAGGCATATTCTGGTTCGAGGATGGATTAGTTTTCTTTGGAGAAATGAAATGAGATTTATTTTACGTATCCTGATTGCATCGATGAATTTAAATGAAACCCATTTGGAAGAAATCTACATGATATCGCGGGGAACCAAATACGAAAACCGCTTTGCGGAAGTGAGGAAACAACAACGGATTGCGAGAAGTAAACTCCGAGATATTTTGGATGACATGATCGATGATGGTACCGATACATAAGAGAAGATCTATTTAGTACTCCAATGCCAAACATCAAAGAACAGATGGCCAAAAGGTTCGAATTGATCCAGCGCCTGGAAAACCTTCGCACAGGTAATGATGAGCAGGATAAATTGGTTAACCTATTAATTGAATTTCTGGTTGACCGAGAAATACAGATGATGGCGTTGGATGAATCTCTTCATGAATTAGATACGGTGATTAAGACCATCATAAATCGAAATAGGGAGTGAAAACTCCCAAGACTGTGTTATTATAACAAACTCCTTCTTGTTTCCTTTCTCTAGAGATGCTATCATCTGTATTGTAAGAGAAAGATATGACACATCCTTTCCTAGAAAATAAGTACACAAACGCATATTTCGGAATCATCAATAAGGCAAAGGAACAAAAAAGAAATAAGAAAATGGGCATTAAAACGGAAAGACATCATATTATTCCGAAATGTATGGGTGGAACGAAAAGGATTAGGTTAACCATCAAAGAACACCGAGTATGCCATCGGCTGTTAGTTGCCATGGTTAACGAAGCTGTGATAAAGGAAAAACTGAAAGCCGCGGTTTTCTCGTTTAATCCTGGGCGATATAAGGAATAATTACCATGCAAGATCCGCTGACATCCGAAGAATTGGAATTATATACTCGGAGTTGTGAGGATAATATCCGTTGTATGTCGGCTTTCGCGCTAGCCAACGGTTACACAATTTCGGAAAACGATGAAATGTCTCTTGGACGGATGATATTGAGTGTTATCTGGGCAAAAAGAAATTTGCGGAAATGTCTTTGACATTCCTGTTATTTTTTGAGACAATTAATTATGTCAGAAAAACGTACTGTGACGCTTTCGCCGCAACAATCAGCGGTATTGGATTTCGCGTCTAAGACGGGTCGCGGTAATTGTCTGATTACCGCAGTTGCTGGTAGCGGAAAGACTTTCACTCTCGTCGAATGTCTTCCTCAGTTGGAAGGATATATCGCTGTGTGTGCTTACAACACTTCGATAGCCGGTGAGATGGAAGCAAAAGTGGAATCCATCACGTTTCCTGATGGTACCCGTTGCTACGTGGGTACAGTACATCGTTTCGGACGCAAAGCACTTGCAAAGGCCTTTCCGAAAGGAAAGCTTCCTGCTAGGGGAGAGAAATCAAAGATCGACCAGATGATGGATACGATCATCCATCCCAGAACAAGGTCAAAAGGTGTTCCTAAGCATCTGCAAAGTTTTGTCCGCAAAGCCTACAATTTGGCACGGCAGCAGGGTGCGGGAGTATTATCCGAATTCGCATTCATAGATTATGCCGCGTGGCTCAATATGGTCGAACATTTCGACCTGCGCGATGAATTTGCCAATTCCGATGGTGATCTTCCCTTAGATGTTGAACAGTTAGTCCGCGAAGGAATCAATTACACAGTTCTCCTTATTAAGTACGGGATTCACATCCTCGATAAGATCTGGGATTTTGAGGACATGATTTATGCTGTCCTTTATTTGAATCTTCGTGTAGAACCTAACAACTGGGTTCTCGTGGATGAAGTCCAGGACATAAATCCCACTAGGCGCGCGTTGATTAAGAAAATGCTCGCCGTGGGAGGACGAGCCATCTTTGTTGGTGATCCTCATCAAGCAATTTATGGATTCACCGGCGCCGATGCAAAGAGTTTCGAGAATATCCGTAAAGAATTCGATTGCACTGATTTGCCGCTTACGTGGTCTTTCCGTTGTGCTAAGTCTGTTGTTCGTTTTGTCCAACAATGGGTGAGCCATATCGAATCTCATCCCGATGCTCCTGAGGGTGAAGTAATCAGTATGACTGAAGAAGAATTGTGGCAAGATGAACCGAAAGGTATCAACATTGACACGAAACAGGAAGTTAAAATTGCATCTTTGAACGTAAAGGATGCAATCCTTTGCCGCAACAATGCACCGTTGGTTGATCTATTTTTCGCCCTTTTGAAGAAGGGAATCGCGTCACATATTGAAGGCAAGGATATCTCGGACAAGTTTGTGAAATTGGCTTCCCGATGGCCGGCCGTCAAGACGTTGACCGCATTGGAAAATAAGATTATCGAATATAAAGAGCGCCAAATCCAAAAGGGCTTACAGAGCGGTCGGGAAGATAAAGCCGCAGACATCGCCGATGTGGCTGATGCTGTGCTAGCAGTCATTTCGGGCATGCCACGTGGAAGCTCAGTTGAGAATCTAAGGACTCGCATACTTTCGATGTTCGAAAAGGAAGATGGAAAGAAGATGCCGAGTGTTACTCTCACCACGATTCATAAGTCCAAGGGACGTGAATGGCAACGTGTTTTTTGGTATGGACGCAATCGTTGGAATCCTAGCAGTTATGCGCGCCAAGACTGGCAGATGGAACAAGAAACAAATTTGATGTATGTGGCGGGAACGCGTGCAATGACCACGTTGATTGATATTCATGTTCCCGTACCGCCAGTAAGGAGATTCAAGTAATATTGACTGGGGAGACTATGCAAACAAAGAGATACTGGATTAGCCATTGTATGGCATATCCTAGCCTAAAACCGTTTTGTAAGGAGAAAATATGATTCTAAAATCGTTTGTGTGGATTCTATTTACGTTTTTTTGGTGTTGGGTTACCAAGTTTATCGGTGATCGGTTGGAGGAGAAAAGTTTCTTTTGGTGGATTTTTAACGAATTCAATTTCTTTTTACTCCTCGTGCTATTCGGAAGCACGCTTTGGTTTCTGGTAGCTGTGGGTACTTGGATGTGGCCGATTCTCTGGAGTTAATATGACTATGACTGTTAACGTCTCAATCGCAAAGGGATTAGGGTACTGTATTGGTCAGAATTTGTATTTCGGTGGTCAATATTACAAAATCGACGCCAAGTATCCTGTTTACGAAAACGGCCGGCTTACCAGTTACAATGTGATCCTCAGGAAGTAACCGTATCCCCGGGAAACCGGGGTTACAGTGTTATAATAACGCAAACTTGAGACGATCCAAGACGTCTTTGGCCTTTAGCGTGTTATATATCGCTGATATGACGGTAAAGTGTCTTGGATCGTCTGGGAATACAAAGAATTGTATACAAAGATAAATATCACTATGCAACCAAATTCACGCGCAACATTTACGGATTACTGTTTAGGAAAATTAGGCCAAGGAATTGTTCATATCGAAATTACCCCAGCCCAAGCCGATGCTTGCATTGATGATGCCCTAACACTATTCCGAGAATACCATTATGAAGCTACACAACGGACATACCTGAAGCACCAAATAACTGCCACTGATTTGGTAAACCATTGGATTCCTTGTGATGATTCGATTATGTCGGTTATCAGAGTAGTGCAGGCGAATGAAGGAAATTTAAATATTTTTGATGTTCGTTACCAACTCCGACTACAAGATTTTTACAATTTCTCCAACGTGTCGATGCAACATTTTGTTATTACTATGGAGAAATTAAGCCTCCTAGATTGGCTATTAAATCCGGAACCTACAATTTCTTTTGAACGGCTATCTAACCGAATTTATGTTAATGCCGATTGGAGTTCTCGCGTTCAACAGGGCGATTTCTTTATCTTCGAAGTATACCAATGGTTAGATGAAATCTCATATCCTAGGATTTGGACGGATAAGTGGTTAAAAGCCTATGCCACGTGCCTTATGAGGATTCAGTGGGGATCGAATACCAAGAAGTTTAATGGAATTCAAACTTTAGGTGGTGTCGTACTCAACGGCCAGCAAATATATGATGAGGGTATGGAAGAAAAGGAAAAATTGGAAGATATTCTTTATCGTGATTACCAACGTCCAATTCGGCTATTTATCGGATAATAATGATAACTCAAGAAAACCTAATCAACGAATTGACCATTATTCTTTCCTCAGCCGGACAAATGGTAGAAGAAACCAAAGAGGATTACAATCTGAATGATTTATTACAAGAAATCCGAGAAGCAATAAATCGGATTATGTATCCTGATTTACCACCCATCATAACTTGACATTCCTTTTGAGGTTATGCTACACTTTAAGAGTAGTTGATCTCAAAAGGAGTTGTTACTATGTTTTCGACGCCGAAACTTATAACTCTCAACCGCACCCTGGCAGTCCATTTGCGGTCGGTTATTGTTAAAGTCTCATCTTTCACCGGCCTCTGGCAGGATGGATTTCGGGATGAAGTGAAATACAAGATCACCGCGATTCATTTCCCCGAAAGCGTGTGGGTCCCTTCTGATGACCAGCCGGTCATCTCGTTCAAGAAAACCGCAATCGTTTCGGAACAGGATGTCAAATGCTGAGTATCGACGCCGAAAAATTGGCAAAGGATCTCATCAACAAGTATATCCCAGGTTGGGGATTTGCTTGGATCCGCTCCCAGCGTTGCTACGGGAAATGCAGTTTCAGTGAGCATTGTATCAAGCTGAGTCTCCCATTGGTGCAGCGCAATACTGTGGTGGAAACAACCAATACTATCCTTCACGAAATTGCCCACGCGATGGCCGGCCCCGGACATAACCACGATTGGTATTGGAAAGCTCAGTGTATCAAGATCGGTGCGCGTCCTGAACGGTGTTTCGATCCCACCCAAGTGGACACAGGCGCCGAGTGGAAAGCCGAATGTAAATGCCCCGGTCGGGTGTTCAAAGCTATCCGAAAACCTCGGCGCAGTTTTATATGCCGGGTTTGCCGCCACCCATTGGTGTACTCCAAGTAGGGCCCTTCCCCCTCTAAAGGGATAAAAGCCGTATCGCCGTCGCATATACCGATAACAGAGTCGGACGTATGCCAAGTGCGATACGGCTTTTCTGTTCCTTTGTTTGCGTTATTATAACGTTTTCCTTGTTGTGCCGGATAGATGTGCGTGATATACTTGTAATTGATGCTGGCAGAGGCCGCCAAGTTTCGAAGGGTGACTTGGAGCGTGCAAGTGGATCATATTCAACGCATGACACCCGGGGCGGCTCTGCGCAGCAGGTGAATAGTCTAATTTAGGAGAAAATATGATAGAAAACGCGCGCAAAAATTTTGTTACCGTCCACGAAGTGGGCGCTCAAAGAGAAAAGCTGTCCTCACAAATTCCAAATCATCAAATGTTCACTGGGCAAATTGCTGGTTATCCTAACCAGTTATTCGTTAAATTGGATGATGCAATTTGGTCGTTGGATGCTGAAGTTGGTTCAGAACCCGGTAATTATTGGATTTCTCCCGACTGCCCGATTAAGAACTACAACACGGTGACGAAAATTACTGTTACCGTGGAAAAGTAAGGATACACCCATGTCAGTAGCGGCGCTTTCATTGGAAACACTCTCCTCAAAAGACGAACACGCAATTGCGGGATTTGGAGTTAACGACTACAAAAAAGACATTCCCGTAAGCAATTATGAATTCCTTGTATTCTCTGTGGAGACTGAGACTCAAGGATGTTCGGAAGAAAATGAAATAGAACGAACTTGGCATGCGGTGTATCAAGGTACCCGATTCGGTCCCTATGAAACCAAAGCCGAATTAATGGATAAAATGTGCATGCATTTCTCTCTGGAACTCCCCGAATATTGCAAAAGTTAGGAGATTATGATGTCCACCTTACGCGAAGATATCAAGAAACTGAATAACGGAGAAACCATTACACGCACATTCCCGTGTGGTAATGTTGTTTCAATTACAGCCCGCAAGATTTTAACGCGCACATATGGATATGTGATTAGTTCCACCGATCCTTCGTATTTTGTAACTGATGATCCGAGTCAGCAGAACCAAACGTGGCCCATGTATGATTCCAAAACATTCGTGTTTTTTATTGAAGTGGATGCTTTGGAGGGTTTGCTGATGCTTGTCCGAGCATTGGTTATCAATAACCGGAAATTGAATCGTCTTTAATACCCATTTCGTGGAGAACTCTATGTCTCCTAAAGACCCGCAGCAGATTTTACTTCGGTTGATGGGTAGAACTTCCAATATTGGAAGTTCTACCATCCTCGGTCAGGCATTAGTTTATCTCCAATATGGAGAAGAAGCGTTCAAGCGGATATATCGTAGTGGTAGAATAGGGTCCTCGGTAGATAAGTATTTTGAAGGTTCTTCCAAAGAATGGAAATTGACACCACTCTCTTAGTGCGATATCATCTGAATATGAGCACATTACAGCAACTCATCCGAAAGATGGTCGATGACGATGGTTTATGGCCATCTCAGATGGAAGATCAATTGAAGGAGATGGGCTTCAAATTCTATGACCTTGTAGTTGAAATCGACTACCTTACGCGAAAACCACGCCAATGAAACGCAAATACTTTTCCATCCGAAAATATATGGGTGATGATATCTATTCCTGGGCAGTTTTCCGGAAAGGGCAGAGCCAACCGGTTTGCACAGGATGTGGAAAGAGTGAAGCCACACATCACGCCAACAACCTGGAACGCCGCGAAGCTCTCAAGGAGATAAAATAACATGATGAAACGGAAACCCAAGGAAGAAAAGCGTTTTGTGGCATTGGCCGATGCTTTATCCCTCACGGTACCACTTGCCGAAGAACTGTGTCGGGCTGCTGAAAAAACGTGGGCACTCATTGGTCCCGATTGCCTCAATGCCTGTGATGGTCGTATGAGCCGGGATGAAGTAGTTGAAGTGGTGATGGATGCCGATCATATCCGGACAAACACTCGGAATCTTTCGGCTGTGCTTCATGAAGTCCTTAAGCACTGGGAATATTTTCCCATCATTGACATTCTCCTCAGGGAATTTGTGTTTGTGTATAAGTGGTACGAAATATAAGGAAGATGATTGACTTCCTAATTTAAACGTGCGAGAATAAGATTATGAAAAACAACATTCAATTGATCCTCGATTTAGTTCGTGACCTGCCGCAATTGGAGTTAACGGGAAGCCGTTATTTCAATACCGCCACTCAATCATCGGATTGGGACTTCATGTTGGATTGCGAATTTGAGGAAAAGATTCCTGTTGACTTCGTGAAGGTTTCGGAACCCTCGTATGACGGCGATCCGTTGATTTGTGGCGTGTATTTTTCGGCACTCAGGGATACTCACATCCAGCTTTTGAATTCCTATGACATGCCATTGAAACGGAAGGCTCAAGAGATTCTCTACGAGTCCGGCGCCTTGTGTGGTGTTTCCAAACAGCAAGCCCGCCGAATTTGGAACGCCGTCATCCGCGCGTTGTTAGTTGATACCTACACATATTGATTCACTCCCAGAAGACAACTAGATCCTCTTCCATGAGGATCTGGTTGTCTTCCAAAGTCATGTTATTATAACGATATTACTGTTGCTAAACCGATTTGAGACGTGATAATATAGAATGATATGAAGATTACCACAATGTATGGAGAAGTTATTTTTGATGACATGTGCGGACGCATGATCGGTGCAATCTGGCAAGTTGGTGAATTCGAAAACAGAGCGTATCGTGCCCGCATTTATAAGGAATTTGGTAATGGAATTTATAAATCCAAAACCAATTTATTTGAAACGAGAGAGGAAGCCTTAAAGTGGATTGCAAACAGCAATACGGAAATGTGATTATTGCAACCATTTCGGTTGCAATTTTACTCTGGTTCCTACCATTTTATGCGGGAGCGTTCCTAGTTATTCTATGCGGCGCATACGCCGTCTATTGTGTGAGCCGAGGAAAATAAACCGCAAATCTTTTTAAGGGATCTATTAGGGCATATTGACAACTGCCGTCTAGCATGCTAGAATTATAAATGTAGAGAGAAAGAACAACAGGAGAATTTATATGAGTTTCAAGCCTATTGAAGGACACACCTCGCTTTTTCGCGCCACCGTTCTGTCGGCAGCGCAGGCCGCCACCGTCCAACGCTTCATTGAAGCCAATGGTGGTGATCCCGTGATCCGTAACAAGGATCTTCACACCATTGCCCAGACCTTGCTCGGGATGAAGTTTTGCCCGTACTTTATTGGGAAAAATGATGCTCTCAAGATCAAGAACCAACCTGGAATGTATGATCTGAGCCGTGTCCGGGCGAGTACTAAGCCCGAGCCGGTGAAGAAGGTGAAGCCGGCAAAGAAGACCAAGAAGGTGAAGAATCCTGATCCCGCCGAGCCGGCTGTGACCGAACCCGAACCTGCGCCCGCGGAAACTCCCGTGACCGTGGAACCGGCAACTGCTCCGACTCCGAAGCCGGCAAAGAAGACCAAGAAGGCCGGCAAGGCGAAGCCGAAGAAGGAAGCGAAGGCGAAGAAGGAAGCAAAGACTTCCACCGAGGAAGTAACACCTGAAGTTCCTGTTGAAATGGTTGTGGGCGAGGACGAGCCCAGTTTGTAATATAACCAACGCCGTGAGGGCCACCAATTGGTGTGGCCCTCCTCTCGGTAAGAAATGAAGTCTTTGTCCAAGGCCACATTATTATAACGCTTTCCGCATTTTCTTATTGAGTTCCTAATTCAATTCGACTATCATTGAAATATGACGCCCTTAGAACAAACTCAAAAAGAGATTACCCTCGCTGTTAAGATCTTGGATCTCTTGATAAAGAACACCGAATACTACGGGTCTTACCGGCTTCGTCGGGCTCGCCGCAGCCTTTTGGAGAGAAACAATATGACGGCGCATATGAGTTATCCTAAAGCCGATCCCGAAATCGTCCCCACCGAAGGCAAGTCGGGTTTCAAGTACGTTACTCCCGTTAGCATTTGCATCCATTCCCGTATGGCAACCGGGGGCCGGGGCGGCCTGCGAATGGTTACCCGCTAAGGAGAAAAAATGCCCAAGTTTTTCTATAATTGGTTATGCTCGCTTTCTGACGAACAAGCCGTCGAAATGTGGGAATACTTCGACGAATCATTCACCAACTGCGAAGATGTTGTGGCACACATTTGCATCTCGCATCCGGAAGTATATACTGCATTGTGCTTCGATCCGGATGACCTGAATCCGAAAGTTGAAATCCCGAGGTCATAAAATGGCAGCAACTAATAAACGCACAAAGAAATCCAAAAAGTCCGAGGAGAAGGTTTTTGTTACCGACCTTCTACATCCGGAACGTTTCGATGTAGTGGAAATTTCAGGAACAAACCCCGAAAAGATTGTTGGTTCTGCAACCAACCAATCAGGTGTTTACGCGTTACGCGACCAATTGCAAGCTGAATTGGATGCCAAGGAAGTTCCACCCGCTGTCAAACGATTCGCTGTGAGGTTTTAAAAATGGACGCCCAAATCCGCCAAGAATTGTTGTACGCGATCGGTCAAATTCGGGAACTACTGTTAGTGACCAGCAAGGAACTCGAAGATGAATATATGGTCGAGGCTGTCGAAAAAACCTTCGACCTACTGAAGGATACAGTTCAACGAGCCATAAATATTTGGAATGAGGAACACAATGACGACATTTAAACTCGTTCCAGTAGGTGAAAAACCTTTTCGTATCGGGCAATATCAGCCGGCACCCACAACAGGAAGTTATTTTTCGGGTCATTACAATCTGGATATGTGTGATAGCCCATCTTCCAACAATCGGTACACTCACTTCGATGTGATACAGATTGTAACCGATTCGAGGGCCCAGGCGCAAGAAATCGTCGATATCCTTAATGCCCATTACGGAAAGAAGACCGAAAGATGACCCCCTTGGAGAGACAAATCTCTCCAAGGGCATCATTATTATAAATAACACCACGAGATTGGTTCGCCAACTCGACAGACACTAAGGAGAACACAATGAAGAAGCTATTAGCTGTATTGATCTTGGCAGCAGGAACTATGTTCGCACAATTTTCAGTTGGTATTCACATTGGCCCGATGCCAAGAGTACGTATTGAACACCAATCACGTCGTCCGAATGTCCGTTCCATTTGGATCGCAGGACATTGGGATGTAGTCAACAACCATTATGTCTGGCATTCAGGCTATTGGACCCAACCACCATATGAAGGCGCACGTTGGATCGCTCCGTCACATGATGGTAAAATGTACCACGATGGTCATTGGGATGGCGACAAAGGCCGCAGAGAAGATGACCACGGCAAACATCGTCACTAAAGGAGAAATAAAATGTTACTACTATTGATTCTGCTTTTGTTGTTATTCGGTTGTGGTGGTGGATACTACGGCTACAATCGTTACGGATGGGGCGGCGGCACCGGCATGGGACTCGGCACAGTTCTGCTTATTGTCGTAATCTTCGCTCTGTTCTTTAGGTAAGTGCTTGGCAGTTTGTTGTTTGTGATGTGCATTCTTGGAGATGACCCCTTGGAGAGACAAATCTCTCCAAGGGCAATGTTATTATAAATAACACCAGGGAGGAGGTGAAACTAATGTTAGATTTCTTTTTGGAAATATTGGGTTTTAGGCCTGCAATGGGTATGGATGCCGGTAGTTTCGAAGAATAAACACAAAAGCCCCGTTATCATAACGGGGCTTTTTTCGTCTCCATTCAAATGGTTCCTTTCTGACATGAATAGTATCACTTGATTCGGCGAGTGTGTGGAAACGTCTTGGAATGACTTGTTTTTCTTGTTGACAGCGCAATAAGATAGATGATATGATTTTGAATATGCGAAATCAACAGCGAAACATTCTACTCCGTATTATCCACGAATACGTGGGCATATCGTATGACCAATTGTCCCGCTTGGAAAAGAATGTGTTAAGCCTTGCTGCCACCGGTACTTCCGTGGTGATCACTCTCGATGAATTTGGCGAAATCAATCTGCCGGCTGAAGTAGCGGAGCTCTTACTCATTTGAGGAACAAATGAATACCGATAAATGCGCGAAGGAATCCGGAGGATGTGGGAAACCGGTAGAGAAATGTAAATGTTGGTCAACATTACATCATCCGTGGGACTGTGGATGCCATCGGTGTTTATCCGCGGCGCAACGGTGGCAAACGCCCAAAAAGAGGAATAAATGACCGCGCGTGAAATGCAGGGGGCTATCGGACAACAGGTTTATCTTCGCGATGGAGATGGATGTTGTTCCTTATTGTTCCTATGCACGGTCGTAGATGTAAAAACCGGTTGGGGGAAGCCAAGGTTTCTCGTAACACCCGTATCTGGTAAAGGAGAAAGATGGGTTGAATTTTCGAGTATTGAACCCGTCAAATCGGAGATTTCATATCAATCAAATGCGGAAGTAACCGTAAATAAAACAACGGCCCGATTGACACCGAGCGTCACTTGTGTTAGTATTAAAAAGTTATGAGACTGAAAGACGAGAAATCTTCCGCCGTGATCGCCGCATATACGGTGGGAACACCCATCCAAAAGATCTACGCCAACCATCGTGTAGGACACGAGGAGATGTACAAGATGTTGCGCAAGAGAAGTATTCCTCTCCGTGAACTGCACAAAGGTGCTTGTGCGGCGCGCCAGTCAAATAAGATGTCTTGCCGGATTCTTTATTTGCCTGTGGGAGATCCATCTCCACAGGGAATTATCGATGGAATGACCAAACTGGGTTCCGTAGTAGAATACCGAGTCAGGAACTAGCCATGAAACTAACACGGCAACAGATTGATTTATTTGTCGAAGAATTGCGACGGACTGCCTCCTCTTGGGAACGGTACGGTAATACGGATAACACCGATCGTGATATCCGGGAAGATTTACAAGTAATTGCCCGAAACTGTAACGCGTCTTAAAAGGAAAAGAAAATGACCTGCCAATATCGATATTACGGACCTGGTCAAGGTCCGTCCGAGAATTCGCGCACATGTGGCATGCCTTGTGGAGAAAAGTATTGTTCGGCGCATGCACACACCTACCATTCATCCGCGGCACAGGCTCGTCAGGAGTTTTACGTGCATCCGACGTGTGCAGGCCTGGAAGCTCTCGACGACAAGGACGTATTCGATGAGTTGGTGCTGGCCAATACCTACCCTCAAGACTGCCCGGACTGCGGCACTCCGATGGTGTGCGTAGCAGTGGGGTCGTCTACTACGACCTGGGAGTGCCAGCAATGTCACCCCGGGTTTACGGAAGCAAGTTTGACAATGTAACGCAAATTAAAGGAAAAGAAAATGACACAAAATACTCCTGCAAAGGAACTAAAGACGCCGGCGGCCCATATCCCCGGGAAGGCCGATTACCGAATCGATCAAATCCGCCGGTATATGCGGCGGCATGCCGGCTTCGCGGTTTTCATCAATGAAACCGTTGAAGTTAAAATGTTGCTAGCTGATGTTTTCGCCGGGGGATTGACCCGGGCGGAAATCAAGCAGTTTTTCAACAATGCCAGAAAGGTAGGAATGAACCAGTGACATTAGAACAATTGCAACAAAGATTCCCTGATGCCACTGAGGACACATGGTATCAGCACTCCAATGGGGGTGGATGGATCCAGAATACGGCACGCGTGGAAACATCGGTGTATGTGGGTCCGGATGCTACGGTATCCGGAAATGCCCGGGTATCCGGAAATACCTGGGTATCCGGAAACGCCCAGGTATTCGGAAATGCCTTTGTATCCGGAAACGCCCAGGTAACCGGAGATGCCCAGGTGTTTGGAAATGCCCGGGTATCCGGAGATGCCTGGGTATCCGGAAACGCCCAGGTAACCGGAGATGCCCTGGTATCCGGAAACGCCCAGGTATCCAGAAATGCCCGGGTGTTTGGAAATGCCCAGGTATCCGGAAATACCTGGGTATCCGGAGATTCATGGGAAACTTCACCCCTTCAGATCCAAGGCACTCGACATTTCCTCAATATGACAACCAAGTCTCTATTGAAAATTGGATGCCATTCACATACCATCCAATGGTGGTTGAATAATTATAGGATCATTGGACAAAAAGAAGGATATACTCCGGATCAAATAAAGGAGTACAAAAAGTATATTGATCTCTTTAAATCATTGTATATTTGATCCGCATTTTGTTGTTGCGGCTAGTTTTATACTCTGCTATCATCAAAATATGAAAAAGCAGACTGTTCGAAACGACTTTGCCGTGAAGCACGCCGCTTGCTTTACTACATTTTCCACGTCGCGCGCCGCGTTCGACTACAACAAAGCGATGTTAGGATCGGTGTTTATGGTCCGCACCCAGAACGGTTGGAAGAACTTTTTCTAGGATCCGAGTTCGGGGAGGCTGCCGCGCAAGGTGTTGCCGTTGCTATGACGCCAACCGAGGTCCCGACAGCCTCCTCCGAAGGTAACCCAAAATGCAAACTGAATACGATTTGACGGCAGTAGCTTCTCAATGTAAAATCAAAGGCATTCCGCGGGCAATTGCACAGTATTCGCATCCCGGAGATGCTTTCCTTTTTCTGGTCCTTATCGAACAGGACCACAACTTCGTTATATGGACATATAATGCTCAGGTTACTGGTTTTTCCGATGGGCATTATTTTCATTTCTACCCCGACATTTTCTTTGGCAGGCCGGATCGTCGGCATGCATTCTCGGAAGCACTGGCGTGCTACAAATATCGACTCGGGCTTTATTGCCACTAAAGGAGTAAAATGACAGCACAACAATCCAGGAAGCTCACACTCGGGACCGTCGTGTCACTGACGAGTACTTTCGAACTGAAGAAACCACAACGCCATAGTGCAATGGTGGTTGCATTGAATGAGCGGGAACATTGGGACCCGTTGGTGACTGTCCGTGTCCGGGATGGACGTATTTTGGACTTCGACGCTCACTGGGTCCACACGGACGAGACAATCAAGGACCTCCTTCTTCGAGGATGGCGCAAACAAATTACATCAATGGAAGAGGATCAAATCCGTTTCATTCTCCGAGAGGAGGATATGTAAAATGGAAAACTACAACATTTTGGATTACTACGAGTCTGATTACGATGGTTGGGATGAAGAAGACGAGTTTGATATCTTCGAGGACTCCTACGGAGGTTACTCCGGTCTCCCAATCATCGATGACGATGACGATGACGATGAGTGGTTCTAACAATTTCCTTCTAGGAAGGTGAATCCAAATGGATAATCAAGTTACCACTCTATACCTGAATCAGCACGATAACCAATACTACCTCTCCACGAAAGATTCTTATGGACCCACTTATTTTCGTGAGGGATCAAAAGTATTGTGGACCGGTGGTCCCACATGGTTTAAATCGGAGGCAGAGGCCCTTCGGGCAGTTTACAATAGTCCCGGTACTTTCATCGTGAAGCCGGGACGCCTCTAGGCGCGCATAAAACCAAAATAATCCAAAATACCGATTCATACCATTCAAAATAAAGGCATAGGAAGGGAAAGATTCCATATAAAGGAACCTTTCCTATTCCATGGACTCGTTATTATAAGTGGCCCATGAGTCTCACCATTCAATCGATTCCTTAAGTGATATCGTAGTATCATTTTCTTTTGGCAACGAGCTTGGATCGTCTGGGAATGCTCTTGACATTCATAGTATGATTTGATATCATTGATAATGATATGACACTAGAACAATTGCAACAAAAATTCCCTCATGCCACTGAGGACACATGGCATCAACACACCAACGGATCCGGTTGGATCCAGAATACAGCACAGGTGGCATCATCGGTGTACGTGGGTGAGGATGCTCTGGTATACGAGAATGCCTCAGTATCTGGATTTGCCACGGTGACCGGAAACGCCCGGATATATGGAAACGCCGGCATCTCTGGAAACGCCCTTGTATACGGAAATGCCCGCGTTTTTGGTCATGCTCGGGTATCCGAAGATACTTGGATGGCCGGAGATGTCGAGGTATCTGGAACTGCCACAGTATCCGGAAATTCTCAGGTATTTGGAAATGTTCGTTTGTGTTAATAGGGATATAGTATATGACACTACAACAATTGCAACAAAAATTCCCTGATGCCACTGAGGACACATGGCATCAGCACACCAACGGATCCGGTTGGATCAAGAATACGGCATATGTGGAACCATCGGTGTATGTGGGTCCGGAGGCTACGGTATCCGGAGATGCCTGGGTATCCGGAAAGGCGCGCATCTATGGTAATGCCCAAATATTTGGTAATGCCTGGATATGCGGAAATGTTTGGGTATACGACGTTGCCTGGGTATACGAAGATGCCTTTTTGTGCGGAGATGCCCAGGTGTCCGGAACTGCCTCGGTATTTGGCTATGCCTGGATCTATGATAATGCCTGGGTATCCGAAAATGCCCAAATATTCGGAAAAGCTCAGATATACCAGAATGCCGGCGTGTCCGGACACGCATGCGTTTGTGATAACGCTCAGGTATTCGGAAATGCATTCGTATCCGGATACGCCCATATGTGCGGAGATGCCTTTGTGTGTGGAATATAATAATGCGTTCTTGACATCCTTATTCTGATTTATTATCATTGTTGACATATATGACACTTGATATTGATGTTAAGAAGTACAAGGATGAAATCACGGTCAACGACCTAGTGATCCGGCTCTCCAATATACCCGAAGATCATCCGGAGGATATGCAATATCTCCGTGATGAGAACAGCCGTGCCTGGGAAACGGTCGAACGCCATGACCAGTCAAACCGCAAAAAGGACCTCGTCATTCGTGAAATGCAGAACGAACTTGATCAACTCCGGCTCGCTCAGTCCGTCCCGGGTCCGACCGGTCCGACCGTGATCGAATGGCTCAAGAATGTCCAGAACGGTGAGGAGTACAAGAAGTCCGACAAGATTAACCTCATCAAGGCCGTCCGACTTCTCACCTCGATGAGTTTGAAAGATTCGAAGGACCTGGTCGACACCTATGTTCCGAGTGCCACGCTCAAGCTTCTTTAATATCCAACCAATCCGGCACCGGAGAGTTGTGGCTCTCCGGTGCCGGGTACCATATACACTGTTATGATAACAATCTCCTCTTGACTAACCGGCCATGGATATGTTATCATGTATTATGATCGTTAAGATGCGGCTCCATATGAAGCACGAAAAGAAACGAATATCCGAAGCCGAAAGATTGGAACAACTTCTCAAAAAGGCTTCCAAAGATGCTGCCGAGATCCTCGCTTCCGTGGATCCCAAAGCTGCATTCAACCGAAAACTGATGAATATCCTGAAGGGACGGTAATTCATTTTGATACACATTTTATTTTGTTCTCCGTTGAATCACAAACACGACACGGATACCCTACACGTCCGATACTATCTGTCCATAGGATATCATTCGTATTACGAGCCGAGTTATTTCCGTGCCGGACAAGGACTGTATATGTCTGCGCCGACATATTTCCTTACTAAAGAGGAAGCCCATTCAGCCGGCGCGGCAATGGATTATGATGTCATTGACCGTGACTGCTAGATAAACGCTTGTTCATCCATAATAGTTAACTATCCAGTTAAGTAATTATGGAGTTAAACCATATGGATATGGAATATTTCAACAATAAATGGTTTAAATTATATCGCCGTGCGTATGAGAGAGTCGGAAGGGGATGATGGAAGAAAATAGAGTGATATAGGGATGGCTAGCCTTGGATCCCGGTGTCTTATCATTAGGGCCTTTGGATCTCTATTAAGTCCTTTGGATCCCTATGCCGTTAACCCAACACTCCAACCCCTCCGGAACACCAACGGCCCCAGTGTACCACAAAGGGATCTAATAGCACGGGATCTATTAGTACATCCACATTTACCTATATTCTTCCGTATTTTTTATGCTACAATAGACTTATGATTGACACAAAGACATTCATAGCCCGTCCTGATTCGTTTGATATCACGATCGGTGAGTGGATCGGCCTCTTTGGCGCATCCTATCGGGATAATATCCTGGATAAACCGGGAACTGAGGTTATTATGTCCCGTGCCAAGAAAACCGAGGATCCTGTTACCGCTCACAATACAGGAATCGATTGGAATTCCCTTCCGTCGGATGAAGCCGGAGCTACGGACTAAAGGAGAACCATATGAAATCCCTAAGTTGGATGGTCCTAATTACCTGGATGGCTCCGTGTCCCATATTACAAACCGCGGTTATTATGGTTATCCTGTTCCGTATGTCCTTTTCCTTTGGAATGCGGAACTTCTAAGGATCCCGGAGCCCTGGAGGCTCCATGGAACACGTTATCATAACACACGGAGCGGCATAACAGTCGGAATAGGGAATATCCATACTTTCGTTATAATAACGTGGCCATGGAAAACCCCACCGGATCCCGAAGGACCCGATGGGGATTCGTACAACCCGGGCATTTCCGGACACCCAGGGATCTAATTGTCCCAGGGAGTGATGGACGTGATTCTATAGCTTCCCATCAAAGCCCGCAACTCCTTAGCCGCCAGCTTATTGATGGATTCCTCCAGAAAGCGGAATGCTTCCACGGAGATTTCACCGTCTAACATCATGATATCCAGTTTGATTTGAAAGTGGTTCATCGTTTTTCTCCTGATTCTATTAGAGCCCTCGGATCTCTTGATGGATCCGGGCTTCAGTGGCCACAAGACGGCGACGGCGAGCTTCAATGGCTGCCAGCCGGTCGCGGAGATCTCCTCGATACTCGGGCTTCAGACTGTCAAGGCAGTTATAGCCCATCGCCAGCGCCAGATTACAGTCCCGGACTGTATTGATTTCGTTGATTTCCGGATACGTTTTCATTTCCATAAGGATCTATTGTACCTCCTGGGCCCTGTGGGCTTTATCTTCGATCATCTGGACAAGCTGCTTACGATACTTGCCGATGCGGATCACGGGGGTGGATCCCCGATGCCACAGCTTGCGGCACTGTTGCAGTTGCTCGCCGTTCAAGCGGCGCCCAGCCATAAGCTGTCGGGCATACTGGCCAAACAGGCGGGCATCGGCCTGTTGGAGCCCACGTTCGTTATCGTCAATCGTGCATCCGGATGCACGTTCTAACTCAGTCTGACGTGCATGCAGTGCTAATAGAGCCTTCTCCAGCCACGTGTCGTTCGTTTCGAGCTGATGTAACACCTTTTCTGGTGTCCAATCAGTGAGTTTACGATAATTCACGTACATAAGATCTCCGTTCTATTAGCGCCCCTAGAGTGCGTCAACACTGAGGAGCGCTAATACAACGTCCCCCACGATAAGACGTGGGGGACGTTGCGTACTCTAGAGAGCGGATTCGATAGCGTTGAGTATGCTCTCTTCATCGACGGCGGGAGCGTCGATGAGCTTCACTTCAGTGTTGACGACGGGGGCTGGAGTCTTCTTTGCTTTCGACTCGCGACGTGGGCGCGATTCGCGCTTTGCTTTCACTGCGGGGGACGCGGGAGCGTCGATGAGCTTCACTTCAGTGTTGACGACGGGGGCCGGGGCGGACTTGGCGGACTTCGCGACGTGCAGACGAGACAAATCGAAGTTACTGGTCCCCTTGACGCGGAGTGCCGCGTTTTTGCCAATAAAATAGTGCACATATCGGTGCCCGAATTGCTCTGAAGCGATGACGTGCAGTATTTTGCTCTGGATGACGGGGTTGCCCCCGTTCGCTGCGATGTACTTCTGCGTGATATCGAACTGTGCCTGGTTGACTGCTTTCGCTGCGAACAGAGACGCGTGTCCTTCGAGCTTGGTGAATGACATAGTGGTTTTCTCTCTTTTCTTGACGTTATCGTTATCGTAAGCTCACTTTGGCTGTGGAGCTTAGTCTACTCTACTTGAGAGAAGAGTAGATCGTACGAAACGCAGCAAACGCGATGCAAAGTGCGAACACTACAACGATGTCTGTTACGTTCGCGCGTACTACACTGAGAAGCGTTTCAATCATTGTCTTTGTCTCGTTTCTGCGTTTTTTGTACTAGATCGAGCATAGCAACAAAAAAGCGAAAAAAGAGCGAACAAAACATTAAAAATCATTAATTTTTTGATGCACACTTGTAATACTCAAATTCCAGACGCTTAGACGTGCTCTAGAGACGCTTACGTGCTCTGTATCGACGCTATGACATAGACGTGCTCCAGACGTCTGCAAACGCAAAAGAACAGCAGTCTATGTCTAGATCTAGACTACTGCGTTATGCGACTCTTGAGCGAACAAAGAGCGAAATAGCGATTCTGAGCGTTTCTGAGCGTTTTTTGACGTGTTAAGCGATTCATGCGTGCTTTGTGTCAACTATGCTCAACAAATCGCTTGGAACGTCTGCAAACGCAAAAGAACAGCATTCTACGAACGCTTCAGAACTGCATTTGACGTCTTAGCGTTCGCATGCGGAAAAAACAGTGTAATTTTTACACATAGTACTTGAAGTACTGCGAATTTTTCGTTTTCGCTTTTTATTCTACTTGACACGTTTTGTCCATACTCGCTATGCTGAAATCACTATGAAAACTATGCAAGTTATCGTATCAGACGCAGTAGACGAAAAGACGTTCAGCGTCGATTTCGACGAAACGATCATTGACAACAGAGCATGCTATAGCATGCTCGACAAAGTGACGTACGCGTACACTGTTGAATATGCGAACGCTCGTAACGCTTGTTACGAATTCGCAGCTATGCATTTCAAGCAAGTGCTCTCGAACTGCATTGAATTCGAGAGTGAAGACGAGCTTTACATGAGCGACATTCGCGCGCTGTTCAGCATAGCGAACACGCTAACGTCTGAGTTCTTCGTTGATATCGTTACGCGCGTACTCTTCTCTGATAGCTGTAGCTGTGATATATCTGTCAAGTAGTCATAGCGTTCAATACAGAGCACTGTTTATTCTACGTATACAGTGCTCTCAGTTAAACGCTATGACTACTGACAGAATGAGCAAAGAACAGTATAAGCACGTTATGCGTACGCGTTTCGAGCGTCTAAGCTTTCAGCGATGTGCGAACTGCGACGAAATGACGCTGTATCGCGATGTGCAAACTGAACGCGTAGCGTGCATTGAATGCTCGTACGTCGAATACGAAGCACACGTGCACGTGACGCATGCGCACACGTCGATTTCAGAGTGCAACTACGATGCTAAGACTATCGCAGCACGTATCATCGCACGTGCACGTGCACACTAGTGCAGAATTCAACGTGTGATTGGAGTTCACACTGTGCTTTGGAGGCACATGTGATTGGAGTTCACACGTCAAGTGTTACTTTACGTGTGCGGTGGTTGTACACTGTGCTTTGGAGGCACATGTGATTGGAGTTCACACGTCAAGTGTTACTTTACGTGTGCGGTGGTTGTACACTGTGCTTTGGAGGCACATGTGATTGGAGTTCACAGTGTACGGCAGTTATTGGGGGTTCCCTGGGTATATGCTTTCGCATGATAGGCAAAACGCAAAGGCCGCAAAGGCCCCAAAGGTCCCAAAAACATGGGAAATCCAAACCAAGCTACAATCGTGAAACTTCAATGACAGTAGTGTCTATATCAGGATTCTCTATTCCAAAAAATTTTCTGGCAACTTAGATTTAGGAATTTTTCCTTGAGGATTATCACATTTATGTAAAATAAATTTTTTTGGTGGTATTTCACCATTGCAGAGATGAATTAAAATATTAGGATTTCTAGAAAGACGATCATTGTACCACAAACAGCCGCCAACAAGTGGTCGTTTTATTTACTTTAGTCCAGGTGCCATAACGTACTCTATTCCAAAAATTTTTTCTGAACATAATTGAGATTCCTGAAATCCACAAAATTTTCCCCAATTCCTAAAGAAAAATTAATAGCATCTAGTTCCTTTGCAAAGGCATACTCCCATGTGGATTGATCAAAATATTCTGCTCCTAATTCCAGTGCATATGCATAATCTGAAGCCAACCAGTTTTTAATTTTAACTCGATACATGTAATCGGCCCAGAAGTATTTCACGGAGTTCAGATGCATAGGGACTCCTATTCAATAATAGCTTAAGATAGAATAGGTAAATATCGTTAATAAATTTTTTGTGTGCCATAACGCTAAAAAAATTTTCGGAACCAGGATTCTTTCTGTTTTGTAGCAAGAGTATGTAAAAAACCCCCAAGTTTGACTAGACAGCCGCAACAAATATCTTTATCATATAGGGAAGCAATCCTAACTTTGGATATCTGATATTTTCCTAAATCGGTCTGGCCGCAATAATCGCAGCGATATACGGTTTTACTTGTGTGTGCCATAATGTACTCTATTCCAAAAATTTTTTCTGGGCCTATAAACCTGCCCACCACAACTCTCACATTTGTACCATTCCGAACCCGATATCCGAGGATAAATAGATTTCTTAGAATGACCGAACCAATAACATTTAAAGGAACTCCAGTAATTCTGAGAAGAACTCTTTTTGAAGTCCCAGGCAGGATTTAAAGCACTTAATAGGGAAATCAATACAAAAAGGGAAATGCCAAAAATAATGCGAACGTTGTTACTCATAATACCTTCCTTTTAGCCAAAAAGATACCTTTAAGGGATCTTAATTTACCAAGAATCAGACAAACATCAAACCATTCGGCACTACCGAAATCCTTTTGATGATTCTTCATTAAATCTAGTACCGAACATTCAATAAATCTTAGTTCTTCGGTAATAAATCTTAGTTCTTCGGCAATCATAGGAATTTCTGGGCCTTTGATAAGATATCGTACCATTTAGAGATGTGATCGTTGGCATCCCCGACAAATTCACCATGTTCATCGTGAACATAAAGCCTCAAATCTACAACAGATAAGGCACGCCGGAAGGCCTCTAATAATTCTTTTAGATCTAATGATGATCCAGTTTCATTTGCAGGACTCATGGATTCCAAATGTTTGAAAACTGGGCCATATTCTTCTACGGCGCGCATATATTGTTCCCATGTCTCTAGTAGTCTAGCACAACACTTATTTTCTGGTAATTCACCTATGAAAGAACAATTCGGACATTTTAATATTGGCATATTGATTTTCTTATACTAAGTTCTTCGCATTCTCAGGAGTTAATTCATTTTTAATAGCATTATGCATCTTTTCAAATTGTTCCCAGAAGTCTTTAGGTTTGATACAATATCCCCAAAGTTGGCCTTTTCCATCAGGAAAAGTTATTTCATACACACCAGCAAATGCACCACCCATATGGGCAACCTCAACTTCATCTTTTCCTTCTCCTTCAGTGATTTTAACCATTGAGTCGGCAAGCTTGAATCGCATTTGCCCTTTGGCAACACCGGGATACCAATCGCAGTAAACAGGTACGGTGATATATGCAACCGGTTCTTTAGGTGCTTCAAGATTCCAGTCTCGTTCTGGTTGTTCTTCGGTATCAGGATTACCTAAGGTATCATCCTCGGCAAGGTTTTTGATTACTTCAATCTCTTGTGGTTGTTCTTCGGTAATGGAAGATTTAAAGCCTTGGTCATCGAGGTCGCAGTCCCTAATTTCTAAATGCGCATCGAATACCTTATCAAGGTCGGGTTGGGGCAAATTGAATTTTCGTCTGAACCATTCAGGGATAGGATCTTCACGTTTGGCATCGTCTACTTCGACGTTATGAAGGTCAAGGCCCAATTCGTCCAGTTCGTAACGGATATAATGCTCATATGTGAAGCCCGAAACGACCATGAGAAGTGAATCGGGGTTATCTTTGGCCCATGCAACGGCGGAATGTGCGTTTGATTCCATTAAGTTGGTACCGGGCATCATACCACCAAAATCATAAATGAAAAGGTCGGTGCCCGGGTCTACAACATTAACAGACCAAACATGTTGGAATCTGATTTCGGCGGGTGCCAGGAGTTCAGTATAGACTCTTTTATGATCTTCGACTTCCATTTCGGCTGTCACATCACCAAAATCATGTCCGCATGGGTCTACGAGAATTGCTATTTTAATCTTCATAATATCTCTTAAGTGTAAACTACATATCTCTTCCGGAATATGCGTAGATAATCCCCGTACTCCTTTATTTGATTCGGAGTATATCCTTCTTTTTGTCCAATGATCCTATAATTATCCAACCACCATTGGATGGTATGTGAATGGCATCCAATTTTCAATAGAGACTTGGTTGTCATATTGAGGAAATGTCGAGTGCCTTGGATCTGAAGGGGTGAAGTTTCCCATGAATCTCCGGATACCCAGGTATTTCCGGATACCTGGGCATTTCCAAACACCCGGGCATCTCCGGATACCAGGGAATTCTCATATACCCAGACATTTCCGGATACCCGAGAATTTCCAGATACAAAGGCATTTCCAAACACCCGGGCATCTCCGGATACCCAGACATTTCCGGATACCCGAGAATTTCCATATACCAAAGCATTGGGCCCCACGTACACCGATGATGCCACCTGTGCTGTATTCTGGATCCAACCGGATCCGTTGGTGTGTTGATGCCATGTGTCCATTGTAGCATCAGGGAATTTTTGTTGCAATTGTTGTAGTGTCATATACTATATCCTTAATCTACGTTCCGATCGCACTCATCGAAAAACATGGGCATTTCCAGATACCCGGGCGTTTCCAAATATTTGGGCATTTCCATATACCCGGGCGTTTCCAGATACTGAGGCATTTCCATATACCATGGCAGATCCAAACACACGAGCATTCTCATATACCCAGGCATATCCGTACACACGGGCATTTCCAGATACCCAGGCATTGTCGGATAAACAGGTATATCCATATACCAAAGCATTGGGCCCCACGTACACCGATGGTTCCACATATGCCGTATTCTCTATCCAACCGGATCCCCGGGCATGCTGATGCCATGTGTCCTCAGTGGCATCAGGGAATCTTTGTTGCAATTGTTCTAGATACATTTATTTTCTTTCTAAACTCATGTTATCAAAAAATAAAATGCAAGTCAAGATCCCCAACACATAAATAATAACATATGGCTGAACAATTATGGCTATCATTTGATGTGTCAAAAAGTGAGACACAACAAATTCTTCCTGATGATGCAAAAATTCCTAAGGAGGTGATCCATTCTCTGGATAATATCCAGCATACATGTTCGCGTTATATCACTTACAAGGAGAAAAGAAATTAATGAAGCGTTTATTTTTAATTTGTAGTTTACTAGTGACTAGTATAGCAGTGGCTCATGGACCAACGATGCCACCCGACCCCCAAACTCCACTTTGCGCCACTCTATGTTTTCCATGGATTCTGTGCCAGGTGCCTTGTGATCCTCCAACTCCTACATCACCTCCACCTTCTACTCCAAAAGGATGCCAGGATTGTGAAGCTCAATAAACACTAAATAGTAATGAAGTCCTCAGTAATATGAGGCTTTAACAACAATTTAGAAAGGATCTAAAATATGTTTCAGTTTCATATTAAAGCGTACGGCCTTAAAGGCGATGGTAGTGGAGTAACAGGAAATTATCCATATCAATTAATTTTGAGAGTGGTTGGTGTTTCCGAAGCATCTCCAAAAAATGTATGGTTAAATGATTACGATACAGTTGCGCATGCTAAGACTGATGCGGCTACTGTATTTACCAGTGCAGGTGCTGCTGGCGTAACATGGACCGATAGTGGTAGCCCAGTCGTGGAAAGTTTAAGCAGTATTTTCACTCCCACATGGGGAACTGGTAGCATCACATTAGGAACAAACGTGTACGTACCTGACTAAACTCTAGTTTAGAGAAAAAACTACAAGGGCTACTGGAGAAATCTGGTAGCCCTTTTGTATTTGGATGTGTGTATGGGAAACAATGTCAAACATTTTTATTTGCCATTATGGATTCATTGGGGTATTTCATTCTTGCCAAAGAATTCGATTGAAAAAATTCGTCAATTACGACCTGATTTATTTGAACCAAACTCACCTTATAGAATAATTAAATTATTTGATGGAAGATTGTGGATCACCTGGCTCAAGTAAAGATTCACAATAAACCCAAATAGCTGCGAAATTTTTAGATCCAGAACTGCCATTATTAAATATTTGATATTCGTATTCGGTAGCTTCAATATCGTTTGTGGTGAAACGCTTACCTTGAAGGGGACCATTTATACAAAGATATTTTTTGTTTTTGGTAATATACGTACTAATTTGTAGTCCCGTACCTTTACATTTCACGCAAGGACCAAAATCGGTTTGAGCAAAGAAAAGTTTTTGAATTGCAACTGAATTTAAATCGGGATATTTCTTGGCGAATATGTCATACTTCTCTGAACACATACAGTTATTGTGATCCTGTAAAACGTGACTACCATACTTGATGAGTGGGTTATACTCTTCAAAACACCAACATTCATGTTCTTTTTTAATTGTTGTGGTTTTGAGAAAAGGAGTTTCTTTTACTGTGGTTGAAATTATTTTGGAAGTCATATCATTTTGCCCGAAAACGACAAAAATAATCTTTCCGCATCTTCATCAAGGCCAATACTCTTATATTTCTGGCAGGCCAAATCAATTAATTCGGCCTGAATTTCTGGAAATAAAGAAACAGAAGGAGATGTTCCAATTTCTTCCAATTGTTTGGCTTGGGTGAGAATTTCTATATAATTTTTCTGGTCTTCATATTTTAGATAAACAGAAGATTTACCTAATGTATACCACATGAATGACGATGAGAGAAATGCACCCAAAAAAGCCCAAACTGGGCCATGCAAACAAAATGAAAAAGCGACGGCAATTATTGCGAGAATAATAAAAGACAAAACCGTTGGTTTAAATTTTACCATATTCATTCCAGTTCCAATTTTTTCTCAATTTCATATAAAAGAAGGTCATGATACCGTTCTAGAGAAACATCATGCTGAAATAACAGAGAATCTAATTTTTCATTAAAAGAATTAATCTGTTCCTCAGTGAGTTCATCCGGATCATACGTAGCATATAATGCGGCAACCTGTTCAAGTAAAAGTTTTTCTGCAAACGTTGTCATAATTTTATTCTCGTTCTTTGGTAGTTTTATGGTATTTTTCTTTCGAAGAAGTTTTGCTTTTCTGTGTCGTTGTTGGCGTGACATTTTAGTACTACTACAGTTTGACACATTTTAAAGAAAATGTCAAGTACTAAATATGGATAGAAAGTATGCTAAATTCTAATTTTAACTTCACAACCCGATATACCGAGCAAGATCTTGTGGAAAGATTAATTATCGAATCTATCCAAATATATGGTATGGATGTAACTTTTTGCCCTAAGACTATAGTAGATTATGATGCTCTATTGGGTGAAGACGTGCAAAAAGCCTTTAGAGATGCTTTTATTATCGAAAGCTATTTTGAAAATGTTGATGGCTTTATGGGTGATAAAAATTTCTTAAATAAACTGGGTTTAAATATCGATAAACAGGCAACATTTATTATAGCAAAACGCCGGTTTGATGAAGTAATTTTGGGATTAAATTGGCGAGATTTTTGGAAAGAAACAAATTCGTATGCGATTAATGATGCCGTTCATTATCATGGTACGGTTTACATTAATATTTCCCCAGTAGTTTCATTTTCGTTGCAATTAACGAATGTAACTGGTTCTTTTAACCTATATGACCCCGTAATGGGTGTTACCAGTGGAGCAACTGGTATGGTTAATAGTTTTGACCCCACAACGAAAATTTTAATCTTAACAAATATGGTTGGCGCATTTCAGTCTAATGAGATTATTAATGATACAAATACGGATCCTTTAAATACCGCAACAGGACAAATAACAACGATTATATCCGGAACAAATATTGCTCCACCAACTGATACGGTACATTGGAAAGTAATGCAACAAGTGCGTCCTAAAGAAGGTGATTTAATCTATCTTCCTCTTACAGGTGATATTTTTGAGATTTTATTTGCCGAGCATGAAGAAGTATTTTACCAATTAGGAAAAATATATGTTTGGAAATTAACTTGCGAGAAATTCCGGTTTTCACATGAAGAATTTGCCACGGGTGTTTCTGATATCGATGATATTGCGGCCGAATTAGAAAATGATGGAAGTATTAATAATGATCCACTTGCTGATAATCAAGTAATTGATAGAAAAATAGAAAACTTTTTAAATTTGGATCCAAATTCCCCATTCTAAAGGACATATATGTTAGGAAATCCTCCCTTCAATTTTCATACAATCGAAAAAATAACTACCGCATTTGGGTATATGTTTGAGAATATCACGCTCCAACGGTTTGATCCAGAAACTTCAGCGATAAAAAGTATTAAGGTACCAATATCTCAAGCGGCCAAAGAGAAATGGGTTGTTCGTGATTTGGAAGATCCAAATGCTGGAGATGAATCACGGCAAAGACACGTTCAAATTGTACTTCCTAGAATGGGATATGATCTTGTTGATATGCGCTATGATTCCCATCGTAAATTAAATACTGTTAATTACCGTGTTGCTCCATCTGGAAATGGACCATCTGCGAGAGTACAGTTAAATCCTGTTCCGTACATATACGTTTTTTCTCTTTATTTACAAACACGCACATTAGGTGATGCTTATGCTATTGTAGAACAAGTTTTATCATTTTTCAGACCAGATTATGTAGTACCAATCATTGATATTCCAGAAATGAATTTGAAACGCGATATTATTTTTACTTTAACGAGTCATTCACATACCGATTCATACGATGGTTCTTTTTTAGATAAACGTGTCATTGAATGGCAATTTAATTTTGAAGCCCAGGGACACATTTATCCTCCCATTAAAGAAAAACCAGTCGTCACACAAGCTACAATTACAGATGGTATTGGTGATACTATAGTTACCGTAGTTGCCAGTCCAAATACAGCTAATATTGATGAACCCTATGATATCATAATTACGGAAGCATAAATAATTTACATGGCACAAGGAAAAAGAGGAAGACCTCCTAAAAAACCAGTAGCGCAGAAAATTAGTAGCGCATTAGATATAGCACAGGAAGAAATTAATTCTCTTATTCCTATAGAGGAACAAAATTCTCTCGTACCTGCGGTGATATCTCCGGAAGTAATTGTTCAAGAAGCACCGAAAATTTCTAAAGATGTTAGAGATGATTATGATTTTGCCCGAACGAATTTATATAATTTGTTGGCACAAGGTAATACTTTATTGGATGGTATTGCAGGTTTAGCAAATGATAGTGATTCTGCTAGAACTTACGAAGTTGCTGGTAATCTTTTAAAGACTCTTTTTGAGGGAACAAGAGAATTGATGACCTTACAAAAGGATATTCGTGACGTTGAAAAGAAATCTATTGGCGCGGGATCAGAAAATAATTCCACACCCGTAAATATAGAACATGCAAATGATGTGACCAACAATACCATGGTATTTGAAGGTAGTACTTTAGATATGCTCGATATTATGAATGAATTAAAGCGGAAAAAACAGGAAGTTTTAACAGAAAAAGAACACGGTAATTAATATGAACCCAAATACAGCAGTATTTCCGACTAGTGTTGCCACGGACTTAATTTTGCATGTTACGAGTGACAATGCATTTTCTCCACTAGCATCTACTATCAATAATTCAGTACAAAGTATTCCCTTTGTCACAAATTCAGTTTTTACACTTCCTTGTCTAATTGCTCTCGAAAATGAAGTTATTTTGGCTGAAGGACCTATTGTTGGAATTAACATTACTAATTGTCAACGGGGTTTTATTGGTACTCCAGCAGGACATAATAGTGGTATTGTTGGATATCAATACATTTTCGCGTATGATATCAACCAAATAACTTCGGAAATTAAAGCGATTGAAAATGCTTTAGGCGCGAGTTTGTCTAATGTGCCCGGTAAAATAGTGGGTGGAGATTTAAGTGGGTCTTTACCTAATCCACAAGTAGCATTTGTTGGAAGCGGTGCCGTTTCTTCTACTGCTATTGTTAATGCTGTGGCAAATTCACATGCACAAAATACGGATACGGGAACAAATAACGCGACATTTCAAATTGGCACGGGTGGACCAAAAATAAAAGATGTTGGGACCGCTTTGCAAATAAGAAATTCGGCTGACTCTGATTTTACTAATATCGATGTTGCTGTTATAAGCACATCTGTTAATTTAGGTGGAGATCTTACTAATAATTTACCAAATCCTACTTTAGCACCTAGTGGTGTTGCAGCCGGAACTTATGGAGATTCTACCCATGTAGGTTCTTTCACTGTTGATGCCAAAGGCAGAATTACAACGGCATCTGGTGTTACAATTACAGGAGCAGCACCCGGTGGTTCTGCTGGAGGAGATTTAGCAGGATCGTATCCAAATCCTACTTTAGCACCTAGTGGTGTTGCAGCCGGAACTTATGGAGATGCCACTCACGTAGGATCCTTTGCTGTTGATGCTAAAGGAAGAATTACATCGGCATCTGGTATTTTGGTTACTTTCGGAACTGCAAGTGGAGATTTAACAGGTTCTTTTCCTAACCCAACAGTTGCTACAGTGGGTGGAGTATCTGCTAGTAATATTGCAACTGCTGCCGCAGAAACATTAGCAGCTACCAGTGTAAATACTGTGAGTACTATTGTCGAGCGAGATGGAAATGGTGATTTTTCTTCTAGACGTATAACCTGTAGAATTTTGGCGGGAGGATCGACACCAACAAGATCCTTAGGCGCCGGAGCGGGTACGGGCCCTTCTTCATCTATAACAGGAACAGATATGGCAGGATCAATTACAGTAACAACAGGTTCTGCACCAGCTACAGCATCAACAATTGTTACTATAACTTTCAATTCAGCTTTGGCCTCGGCACCAAATTCCGTAATATTGACCCCCGGAAATGCTGCTACGGCTGCATTAACAACAAATGCCGCATTCGTTACGAGTTTGGGTACTGGTGGATTTAGTTTAACTTCAAATGCTGTGGCTTTAGGAGCAACAACAACCTATATTTGGTACTTCGTTGTTATAGGATAATATGAGTTCTTATCTTGGTAATCCATCTTTAAAAGATCAGAATGTTAAGGTTCAATGGACCAATCAGCGTTTTACGGAATTCCATAAATGCGCCGAGGATCCAGTTTACTTTATCACAAAATATATACAGGTCGTTACAATCGACGAAGGTGTAACTGATTTTAAATTATGGAAATTCCAGGCAAATTTAATTAAAACGGTACATGGAAATCGTTTCGTAATCACAGTAATGCCTAGGCAGAGTGGTAAAAGTACCACTATGATTGCATACTTCTTGCATTATCTTCTTTTTAATAAACATAAGAAGATTGGTATACTTGCTAATAAAAGAGATACTGCTGTTGAATTGCTTTCAAGGCTCCAACTCGCATTTGAATTGTTGCCTATGTGGCTTCAACAAGGTGTTAAGGTATGGAATAAAACTAGAATTGAACTCGAAAATGGATGCGTTATTTCTGCTCACGCAACATCAGGCGCATCTGTCCGCGGTCAAACATTCAATATCATTTTCTTAGACGAATTTGCGCACATTGATCCAAAATTAGCTGATAAATTTTGGACTTCTACATATCCTGTTATTTCACAGGGGAAAACATCTAAAGTTATTATTGTTTCTACTCCAAATGGAATGAATCTTTTTTATGAATTATGGCAAAAAGCAAATCTGGAAAATTCGCATAAAGATTGGAATCAATTTATTCCACTCGAAGTGCATTACACTGAAGTTCCTGGTAGAGAAGATCCAGAATGGGCAAAGAAAACAATTTCAATCATCGGCCAGGACCGTTTTGACCAAGAATTTGGTTGTGAATTCTTAGGATCTGGTGCTACATTAATTAGTGGTAGAATTTTGAAAATAATGCCAGTTTTTCCACCAAAATATTCTCAAAATGGTTTAGATGTATATAAAGATCCCGAACGTACTCAAAATGAACCGAAAATTTATGTCATTGCAGTTGATACGGCAAGAGGTAAGCAATTAGATTATTCTGCATTTGCCGTTATTGATGTAACTAATTCTCCATATGAGGTTGTTGCTAAATATCGGAGTAATACTATTCCTCCCGTGTTGTATGCCGATGCTATTGTTCCTGTGGCAAAACGATATAATAATGCTTTTATTTTAATTGAAATGGATGGTCCTGGTTATCAAGTTGCTGATGACCTTCATCATATTCATGAATACCCAAATATTCTTTACGTTGCAACAAAAGGACGTTCAGGTCAGATTCTTGCTACAGGTTTTGGTAATACAGGAAAAAATGTTCAGCGTGGCGTTAAAATGAGTACTCCTGTTCGCCGTGTAGGATGTGCGAATTTAAAAACTTTGGTGGAAACACAAAGATTATTAATACACGATAATGATATTAAATTGGAATTACAGGCCTTTGAATTAAAAGGAGATAAATATCAAGCTTCAGAAGGCCATCATGATGATCTTGTAATGTGTCTTGTTTCCTTTTGTTGGTTAACGACACAAAAACATTTTAGAGACATGGTGGACGCGGCAGTACGAGAAGATTTACGAGATACATATGCTCCAAATTTTGATCATGATTTAACCCCATATGGATGGATAGAAACTCATCAGGATGTTGAAGAAGTTATTTTTACTGAAAAAGATATTTGGAAAAGTGCTCAGAGTGATGTTTGGGAAAAATTTGCAGAGCAAGAAAGATATAGAGCTTCGATTGACATGGACCGTTTGAAACGTTTGGAAAAAGTTGGTTGGGGTTAAAACTTCAAAAACAATAAATATCTTTCGAAGTGATAATTAAAAAATAATCGTCAAGATTATAGAAAATAAGGAGATACATAGATGGCATTTCAATTATTGAGCCCGGGGGTACAGACCTCAGAAATTGATCTATCTACCGTAGTAACTAGTGTAGCCACTACTGGTGGTGTTATTGCTGGACCGCTAACATGGGGACCAGCCGATGTTAAAACGTTAGTAGATAGTGAAATTACTTTAGTAAATACATTCGGTAAACCTGATAATGATACCGCCAGCGTTTTCTTTTCCGCAGCAAGTTTCTTGCAATATGGAAACAACTTAAATGTTGTTCGTGTGTTGCCTGCTAATGCGCGTAATGCGGCAGAAATTAACGATGGTGTTACATTTATTACAGTTACAACCTCAGGAACTGGTTACGTACACGTTCCTACATTGTCTTTTTCGAGTGGTTCTGCAACAGCAACAGCGGCTGTTGCTGGTGGAGAAATCGTTTCAGTAACTATTACTAATCCTGGTTCTGGTTATTCTGTAGAAAATCCTCCATCAATCACAGTAACACCAAACGGTGGAGATTCAATCACACAATTGGCTGTGTTAACACCTCGTATTGGTGTTCAAATCAAAAATGATACTGATTACGAATTCAATTATTATGGCGGTACACCCGGTGTTGGTCAGTTTGCAGCCAAATATGCGGGTATATTAGGAAATGGTATAGAAGTATTCATTTGTGACGATCCCAATCAATATGCAACATGGCCTTATAAGAACCAGTTCACTGGTGCTCCAGGGACTTCTGATTATACTGCCAATTTGGGCGGAAGTAATGATGAACTTCATATTGTTGTAGTTGATACGGTTGGTATCATAACAGGAACTGCTGGTGATGTAATTGAAAAGTTTGCATTCGTTTCTAAAGCATCCGATGCAAAGAATGCCCAGGGTACTAGTATCTTTTACCCCCAAGTTTTAAAGACAAAATCCAATTGGATCCTTTGGATGAATTATCCAACGACAGTTTTCAATTGGGGCACGATAGCAAAAAATACCATATTTGATGGTTTTTATGTAAATGGAGCGGCAGCTTTTTTGAATGTATTGTCTAGTAATGCCGGTATTCGTTATGCTTCTAAAGTTCCAGGAACTAGTGGTAATGCTATCACAATCAATTATACTAATCCAGGTGCAGATCATTCAATCTCGGTTGGTGTTGCTGGGACAGCTATTACTGTTACCTTAGGATATGCATCCGGTGCGATTGATTCAACTGCTGCCGATGTATTGGCAGCCATTCGTGCATATGCTCCTGCTGCTGCATTAGTATCTACAGAATTCGTAACTGGTGGAAATGGTGCAGACCTTGTAACGGCTGTGGGCACAACTCATTTAGCTGGTGGTATCAATGGTGGAGGAGATTTTGCTTCATTAAATGTTCAACCTGGTTCGGGAACTGGTGTAACTTATACAACCAAAACTGCGGGAGCTAATGGAAATCTTATCACAATCACATATGTTGACCCAGGTGGTGTATCAGCATCTTTTAGTGTGGTTGTAGTAGGAAATGCAATCACTGTAAATTTGGCTCGGGCCGCCAGTGCGTTAACAACAACTGCCGCACAAGTTCAAGCAGGTATTGCTGCTAGTCCTTCCGCTGTCGCATTAGTAACTGCCGTTCTTGATGGTGCGGGTGGAAGTGTTGTCGCCGCCCAATCAACTACACCACTTGCTGGTGGATTTGATCCCGCTGTTTATTCTGTTCTTCTGGAAGGTGGTGTATTAGCCAACAACGAAGTTACAGATGGGGAGATCATTTTGGGATATGATCAGTATCTAGACGAACAATTCAGTTTTGCGTTATTAATCACTGCCGATCACAGTCCCACAGTTGTGGAATATTGTATTCAAAATATTTCCGAATTTCGAAAAGATAATGTAACTTTCTTATCACCATTAGAATCCTCAGTTGTTAACAATGCGGGTAACGAAGTTACAGATGTGGTAAATGACCGTAATGTATACGCAAGTTCAAGCTATGCATTTATGGATAACAATTGGCTCCAAAAATACGATAAGTATAATGATGTGTATCGTTATATTCCAGCTAATGGTGACATGGCTGGTTTATGTGTTCGCACCGATTATACTCGTGATCCTTGGTTTTCTCCTGCTGGGTTAAATCGTGGTAATGTTAAAGGTGTTACTAGCCTTGCTTGGAATCCTAGACAAGCTTATCGTGATGTATTATATCAAGCCGGTGTAAATCCTATTGTTGCCTTCCCGGGACAAGGTGCTGTATTGTTTGGTGACAAGACCTTGCAAGCGAAACCAAGCGCCTTCGACAGAATCAATGTTCGCCGTTTGTTCATTGTGATTGAACAAGCTATTGCGCGCGCCGCAAAATATGTTTTGTTTGAATTCAATGATGATATCACTAGAACACAATTCCGTGGTTTGATAGATCCATTCTTACGAGATATTCAAGGAAGACGTGGATTAACAAATTACAAGATTGTTTGTGATGCAACAAACAATTCATCCCAAATGATTGACCTTCATCAATTTGAAGGTGATATTTATTTGGCACCAGCACAATCAATCAATTTTATTCAATTGAATTTCATTGCAACTCGTACAGGTGTTGATTTTAATGAAATTGTTGGTCAATTTTAGTAGTAGGAGATTAATAGATGCCTAGAAGTATTACAGGATTCCGTGCACAGCTAATTGGTAGCGGTGCACGTCCAAACCTTTTTCAAGTTAGTATGGTATTTCCTATTTTGGCTGTAGCTGGTGTTGCCAATGCACTTGTTTCGTTTATGGCAGAATCAACCTCTATACCAAAAGATGAACTTGGTGAAATTGAAGTCTCATATATGGGTCGTAAACTTTATTATCCTGGGGATCGTGTTTTTGATCCTTGGACAATAACCATTATGAATGATGAAAATTTCGCAATACACGATGCTTTCGAACGTTGGATGAGTGCGTTAAATGAACACGAAGCAAATATCCGTGATCCTTTAGCTGCTGCACCCGCTGGTTACACAACAGACGGTTTTATCCAACAATTTTCTAAATTGGATCTACCTCCAATTAAACAATACAAGATGACTAGCTTTTTCCCAACTGAAGTGGGAGCCATTGAGTTAGATTGGGGAACAAATAACACTATTGAGAAGTTCCAAGTAACTTTAAGATACCAATGGTGGAATTCTATTGGTCCTACGGGTCCAACTACAGATGGCGTTACTTCTTTTCCATTAGTTCCTTAATGGGAAGATTGATATAAATATTTGGGCGGGAACAATATTCTCGCCCAAATAGGATTCTAAGACATGGCAAATAAAAATTATTTAATAGAAGCGTTTAAACTTTTAGGCTTCCAGGTAGGTGACCGCAGTCCGGTACAGAAATTTAAATCATTTGCAATACCTCCAAATTTGGATGGAGCATCGCAGATTGCTTCCGGTGGTATTTACGGGACCTACGTCGACCTAGAAGGCACGGCAAAAAATGAAGCCGAACTTATCACACGTTATCGTGATATGGCCATGCAGCCTGAATGTGAACAGGCGATTGAAGATATTATTACTGATGCCATTGTACAAGAAGATAATAAACCTGCTGTCCAAATCAACCTTGATAAACTGGAGCAACCAGATTCAATTAAAGAAAAGGTACGAGAATCTTTTGATGAAATCCTACGTCTTTTAAATTTCAATGAAGATGGAATGGAAATTTTTCGACGTTGGTATGTTGATGGAAGATTATTCTACCATATTATGGTAAATCAAGAATCTACCATTGATGGAATTAAAGAATTGCGCTATCTAGATCCCCGTAGAGTCCGAAAAATACGAGAGATCAAAAAAAAACTGGGTGAGGGTGGTGTTGAGGTTATTGATTCTATTTTAGAATATTATCTCTATAATGAACGTGGTATTGTAAATGTCGAATCCACAACTGCCGTAGGTGTTAAAATTGCACCAGATTCGATTTGTTACGTACATTCCGGTCAAATTGATAGTACTCGAAATATGGTTGTTAGTTATTTACACAAAGCTATCAAACCTCTTAACCAATTACGTGCTATGGAAGATGCTCACGTAATTTATCGTCTTAGCCGAGCCGCTGAACGTCGTGTATTTTACATTGATGTTGGTAATATGCCTACCGAACGTGCGGAGCAGTACATCAAAGTAATCATGAACGATTTTAGAAATAAATTAGTTTATGATTCAAATACGGGTGAAGTACGGGATGATAAAAAATTCCTTTCTATGCAAGAAGATTTTTTCTTACCTAGAAGAGAAGGTGGACGCGGAACTGAAGTTACTACACTTCCAGCCGGAACAAACTTAGGGCAAATAGAAGATATTATGTACTTCCAAGAACGGTTGTACAAAGCTCTACATGTACCAACTTCCAGATTAAAATCTGAAGGTGGTTTGGGTATGGGACGAGAAGCTGAAATTTCGCGGGATGAAATTAAATTCTCCAGATTTATTAATAAGTTACGTAAAAGATTTGACCACCTATTCAAAGAAGTATTAAAAATCCAATTAATACTAAAAGAGATTATAGTCCTTGATGATTGGGAAAAATTCAGAGAATCGATAAATTTTGATTATACCAAAGATTCAGTTTTTACCGAAGCAAAAGAACAGGAAATATTAACAACACGGATTCAACTGTTGCAATTAATTGATCCTGGTCCAATCATTGGGCGTTATTTTTCTATGGAATTTTTAAAGAAAAATGTTCTACGTCAATCAGTTGAAGAAATTGAATTGATGACAGAACAAATGGCAAAAGAAGCTCCGGAAATTGAAAAACAAAAAGAAAAGGATGCTGCATTAGAATCTGGAGCATTTTTTGATGAGCCCGAACCCAAATCACCAGCAGCACCAAAAAAGAAATCTACGGGAGATAAAAAGTAATGCCTACAAACAAACACGTAGTTAATGCGGTTTTAGCTTGTGAATCGCAAAATCCTGGTTTATTGGTTAAAAGTGTCAAGACGCTATTAAACAATAAACTAGTTGATGCTATTAATTCCAAAAAGCGTAACCTTGGCAATAAACTTTTTGAATCAACTAAAGTTAAAAAAGAAGACCCATATGAGAGTTATGAGCCTAAAATTAAAGAGGCGATAGATTATTGTGTGGAGAGTGTTCTTGATGGTGGTTTAGAATTAGAAAATACAATTCATATGGCCGCCAAACAATATAATGTGAATGAAGAATCTATCCACGAATATTTCGATACCTTTTTAGAAACTACTAAAACAGAAACAATGGTAGCTAGCACATCTTCTAACGATGAAGATGACAAGCGTGGATTACGTGATGATGAAGACACCAACAAACGTGTTCGTTATGAATCTGCCACACTAACATTTAAAAATGGTCAAAGTATGATAATCAAAGAAGGATTTTGGGAAAATCGTATCGAACCAGTTTTAAATCAATTAACTCCAGAAAATAAAAGTGCTTTCTTAGATGTTATTACCAGAGATAAAATGAGTTTCATGAAAGCCGCAGATTTTTGCCAAAAAGTGGTAAATCAATAAATAATAATTGGAGTTATAAATGCCATTAAAAAATATTATAAAAGCTATAGAAAACAAACAATTATTAGTAGCTCATGAGTTATTGGAAAAAACGCTTTATACTAGGGCTGGTGTGTTGTTAGAAGAAAAGAAAAAACAAGTTGCCGCAAAAGTGTTTCCCATTAAAGAAGCTGATGAAAAGACCATTTTTAAAGCCGATCAGAGAAAAGCTTTAAAAGAAAAAATGAAAAAGGTGGGAACTAAAAAACCTAAGGCGGAAAAATAATGAACCAATACTATCATGCTGCCGCAGTTTCTACAAGTAATACAGTTGATTTACCTATCAGAGCAACGGCGTTCGTTGTTGGTGCCGATGGTACGGTTAAAGTGAATACCTTTTATGAAACAGGTGTCACATTAACTTGCATTGCTGGTTTTGTGTATCCAGTAACAGTCACACGCATTTATGCATCAGGAACAAGCGCAACAGGAATTGTTGCTCTTTGGTAAGTAATATGTCTACATTCAACGGTATAGAATCGGAAATATTAATCGAATCGTGTGATGATTTTACATTTTTAACTGAAGAGTTAAATGGAAAAAAATATCATATGATCGAAGGTGTATTCTTACAACAAGAAATCAAAAATAAGAATAACCGTAAATACACAGCTTCTGTTATGGAACCAGAAGTTAATCGGTATATTAATGAGATGATTGGAAAAAATCGTGCTGTTGGAGAATTAGGGCATCCAGAAGGACCTACAATTAATCCTGAGAGAATTTCACACAAAATTGTATCATTAATTCAGGATAAAAATAATTATATCGGCAGAGCACGAATTTCTAATTCCCCATTTGGAAAAATTGTTCAAAATTTTCTAGATGAGGATATACAATTTGGGGTTTCATCTCGTGCAATTGGTACACTGAGACGCGTTAATGGTGTTGATTTGGTACAATCAGATTTCCGTATCTCAACGGCAGCCGACATAGTTATGGATCCATCAGCCCCGGATGCATTTGTCCGTGGTATTATGGAAAATAGAGAATACCTTTTCGCGGATGGATTGATTCAAGAAGCGAATTTGGATAAATGGAAGAGAGCTATTAAATCTGCCTCAATTAGTAGTTTGCATGAAACAGAAATAACAGCTTATCGAGATTTTTTAGTGGAATTAGATAGAAGTTTCAAATTATAAAACCACTAAATAGGAATATAGAATAATTTTAAGGAGAAATATGAACCTTTCTTTTCAAAAAAAATTAGAAAAGATCCTCCGCAACGGAAATACTGTACTAAATGAAGAACACGAGGAAGGGTATGGTACTAAAAGTCCCACGCACGTTTGCCCCGAACCTGGTGAAGAAGTTACTACATCTTTAGATGGTACAGGAAAAATCGATGCGACACGACCAATTAAAGCTGGTGCTGATAAGACTTTAAAAACCACTCCCGCTGTTAGTGCTACTGAAGGTCCTACAGGACACATACCTACTAATTCTGATTTGCCTCGTGCCCAAAAAGATGGTTTAGGCACATCTAATAGTCCCGGTAAAAATAGTTTACCTCCAACACCTAAAGTTTATGGTCTTCATGAAGAAGAGGAAGAAGCCAAGAAACTAAAGGAAGAGGAAGAAGAGAAAAAACTTCCACCATTCATGAAAAAGAAAAAGCTTCATGAAGAAGAGGAAGAAGCCAAGAAACTGAAGGAAGAGGAAGAAGAGAAAAAACTTCACGAAGAGGAAGAAGAAGCCAAGAAACTGAAGGAAGAGGAAGAGGAATCTAAACGGCTAAAGGAAGAATCGGGAACTGAAGCTGCTAAAACTCTAAAACGTTCCGGTTCTGGTGAAAAAGCTGATAAAATCAAGGAAGAATTTGATCATGAAGAAGGTAGCAAAACTAAAGAAAAACTTGGCGTAAAAGAAGAAAAAGAACCTGATGATGATAAAGACGACAAAAAGATTGTAAAAGAAGCAACTGCGGCTCTTTTTGCCGGTGAAACAATTTCAGAAGTTTTGAAAGAAAAAACTGCCACAATTTTTGAAGCTACTCTTTCTCAAAGAATTAAAGATTATCGCAAGACTTTAAATGGCAGATATACCAAGAAACTTAATGAACGTGTGGAAGAAATTCGGGAAGAATTATCTAATTCGATAAGTGGCCATTTAGACCTAGTAGTTGAACATTGGGTAAAAGAAAATGAAGTTCCTTTGGAACGCGCCATTAAATCCGAATTAGTTGAAGAATTTATTGGTGGTTTAAAGAATCTTTTCGAAGAACATTACATTGAGTTACCACAAGAAAAAGTTGATGTTGTTGCTGAAATGGCAAATCGCATCAATACTCTTGAAAAGAAACTTAATGAACAAATTGATACGAATGTGCAGTTACAGCAATCCGTGAAACTTCATGAACGTACAGAAGTATTCGAAAAGATGACACGTGGTATGGTCGCTACCAAAATTGAAAAATTGAGAAATCTTTCGGAAAATGTTGACTATAAGAATGCAAAGCAATTTGAAACTGCATTAGTTACTTTGAAAGAAAGTGTAGAAGGAACTCAAAAACAAAGTACATCTAAGCAAACATTATCAGAGCAAACCTTAGAACAGAGTCCTGAACCCGGTTCTGGTGAACGCGTTGATAAAGTTAAAGAATTCTTAGCTCGGATGAATAAGAATGGTTAAAAAAATAAGGAAACATAAATAACTCCATAAGAAGAGTTATCCGTTTAAAAGAAATTAAGGAGATTTATACTAAATGAGACCTGAAGTAACAACAGATCAACTGGTAAAAAAGTGGAAGGATATTCTCGATGATGAGAGTTGTGGAGCGATTAAAAGTAACCTAAAACGACGTGTTGTCGCAACGGTTATGGAAAATCAGCAAATTGAGTTTGAAAAAACTCACCAAATCTTATCTGAGTCCGCTCCTACACTTAGTACCGGCGCCGGAATCGCAAATTTCGATCCAATTTTAATTTCGCTAGTTCGCCGGGCAATGCCCAATTTAATCGCTTATGACGTTTGTGGTGTTCAACCAATGGTTGGACCAACTGGCTTAATATTTGCGATGAAATCGCGTTATACAAGCAAACAAGGAACAGAAGCATTGTTCAATGAAGCTAACACAGCTTTTTCTGGGCAAGATCCTAATGGTCCTTATGGTCAAACCTGGGGTGTTGGAGCAACTGGTGCCGTCCAGACTTTCGCTAATGGCACTGCGCATGCAGGTACTGATCCCGTAACTACTGGTTTCCCACCAACAGCTTCTGGTTATACAACTGGACGTCCAATGACTACTTCACAAGCTGAAGCTTTGGGCGATGGCGTTGGAGCAGATTTCAATCAAATGGCATTCAGCATTGATAAGATTTCTGTTGAAGCAAAGACCCGCGCATTAAAAGCTGAGTATTCGGTAGAAGTTGCGCAAGATTTGAAAGCTATCCACGGATTAGATGCTGAGACCGAGTTGGCTAATATTCTTTCTGCTGAAATCTTAACCGAAATCAACCGGGAAATTATCCGTACTATCTACTACATCGCCGTCCCTGGTGCCGCTCAAACAACTAATCCTGGTATATTTGACTTGGATGTTGATGCTAATGGTCGTTGGTCTGTTGAGAAGTTCAAAGGTTTGATGTTCCAAGTTGAACGTGAAGCCAATGCTATCGCGAAGGCTACTCGACGTGGACGTGGGAACGTTATTATCTGTTCTTCGGACGTTGCTAGTGCTCTAGTAATGGCGGGAAAATTAGACTATACACCTGCTATCCAATCTGACCTAACTGTTGACGATACTGGTAATACCTTTGCTGGTGTGTTAAATGGCCGTTATCGTGTGTATATCGATCCTTACTTCGGCAATGGCGGAGCAAATGAGGAATTCTTACTAGTTGGTTATAAAGGTGCTAATGCCTACGATGCCGGCTTGTTCTATTGTCCTTATGTTCCTCTACAATTGTTCAGAGCCCAGGATCCACATAGCTTCCAACCCAAGATTGCGTTTAAGACACGGTATGCCGTTGCTCCAAACCCATTCTGGTCAGATGCTAATGCTAATCTTCAAGCAAATAGTTCAGCCTATTATAGACTCATGAAAGTTATCAACCTACTATAATCGATAACTAAAAAGTAATAAACTCAGAGGGCAGCCATTTTTGGCTGCCCTTTTTTATTGGGTATAAATATTTGTATGCCACAAACTATCTCAGGCGAATCACAGAATTACGGCGCATATAATCGGCAGCAGAAGAATGTAAACTTCCTTCTTCCAAATAAATTTTCATTCTTTATTACTAAATTACCTGAATTATCGTTATCAGCTAAAGCTGTGAATATTCCAGGCATTTCATTACCAAATTGGAAACAACTCACTAGTTTAAATCCTCTAAAACGCAGTGGCCTTAATATAGAATATGGAGATTTACAAGTTACCTTTTTAGTTGATGAAGATTTGAATAATTGGAGTGAATTGCATAATTGGATGCGAATGATGGCTATGGTTAAAAGTAGTAAGGATTACCAGGAAATTAAGGTTGAACAACTACAACCTGGGCCTGAAGGTGGTTTGGTTTCTGATGCTCAATTAACCATTCTAACAAATGAATCTGTACCCAATGTAGTATTTTATTTTAGAAATGCCTTTCCTATCAATATGACAGACATTAACCTAACACAAGATACAAGTTCTCCAGAAGCACAAGAATGTACTGTAACTTTTGCCTATGATTATTATGATTTTGAAGATGTAAATGATGAAACAACAGAACCCGACTAAATATTTACATGAATAAAAAACTTTGGGTAGTTGGACAATTTAAAGGTAGTTATCAATATAAAAATATATCTGGAGTTTGTTGGGACCTAAATGGTATTCATGAAACCGAAGAGGCTGCGATTAATTCTTGCCGTGATGATTCATATTTTATTGGTCCAATAGAATTAAATGTGGCTTTACCAGATGAAACTACAACATGGCCTGGATGTTATTTTCCTAAATCATAATGACATTAACAGAACTACAAGACCAAGTAAAAAAAGATTTAAAACTCCAACCCGATGAATTGACTTATGAATCTGTCCGTACACCGGAGGTTCATCACACATACAATAAGATGTTAATGACCGAACGTTTAGCTTTAAAAAAGTTTTAACGTAATT